ATCCAAAACATCTCGGTTGAAGATTTCTGTAGCACATTTAGATAATCTTCATAATTTTCAATTTCAAATTTGTCAAATTGTTTGGTCTTGCTAACCAAACGGTCGTGTTCTTTTTTATTAATAAAAAATCTATGATCAAATTCTTTCCGAGACAGAATGCTCTTTGTTGACATCAAAGCGAGACCGCTAATATAAGATTCTTCTCGACCACAAATATTTTTAAATATGTGATTGACTGATCTATCATAATCAAACTCGCCGTCAAAGGGATCATAATAAAAATCAAAAATTGTACTATCTAATATTTCTATATCTGGCCACACACACCAAAATAGCGGCTGCTTTTCTGTGTTAGTTATTTTTAAATAATCGTCATATGTATTGATAACATATCTAGGATATCTAGATCTGCTTACTGTCAGGTCGTATTCTTTTTTATTGATTAGAAATCTGTAGTCTATTTCTTTTTTAGAAACTTTTTTATTTTTTGAAAAAAGCACTACACCGCCCACATACGATTCAACATCATTGCAGAAATTCTTAAACATATGATTTTCGTTTCTATCATAATTATTATGATGACTAAAATATGTTTTAAAAATATTATCGCTGATTATCTCAATATTTTTCCAGATACCCCAGAACATTTCGGTGGTTGAATTAGCTAGTGCGTGTTGATATTCGTCATAGGTATCGATATAGAATATGTCGTACACCTTGGGATACGAAGCGATCACGGATATCTCTTTCTTTTCAATGAAAAATCTATGATCGAATTCTTTTTTCGATATATTACTATCTTTAGGACAGAGTGAAATGCCGTCATATGACCGATTGTTCAACCATACATGAACATACTTTTCATCCCATTCGGTTACCCTATAATCAAAAATGAAATCGTCAGCAACGACTACATCGTCCCATACTACCCAAAAGAATTTTGTAAAGGCTCTTCTTTTTATTTTTTCAAAAGAATCAACATCTTCGATTTTCTGAGCAGAAGGAAATCTTGAACGAAACTGTAACCAGTCGTTGTTATTAATTTTACTTTTGCTTACATAAAATATGTCGTAAATCATTTGAGATATGTATTCGCTAATTTTATAGTTTCGTCATACAATTCAAGAGTGTATTTGCTCTGTGCGGGATCAAGCCAGGGGTAATCTATTCCTAATTGTTGCCTAATCTTAATTCCCAAATCCTGCGCATCTTCTTCTACAAATGTGTGATTAACATTTTGTTCGTAGATGTTCTTTAATATTTCAAAATCACGAACATCGACATAATTCCAATCTGTACAATTAGTCATCCATGTTCCCATACGAGCACCAAGCACAGCGTATCTACCGTTTTCTTCGTGGGTGCCGACTGTGGACCAGATTTTTAATCTATGTAAATTATGCCACCAGATACGCTCTTTAATTTCATCTGCTGGAATACGTACACCATCTAGCAATGTCATCTTTACACCCTCACGAAAACCTGCCCTCCATGCTTGAAAAGGACTGCCAGTGATCACTGTTTCGCTATAACATTCTTTAAACTGAACATAGCCATCTTCCCAACAAAAATCAACTTGAGCTCGGTCGCTGTCGCTGGCTTCGTGAGTTTTCATGTTAAGAATAAAATCTTTTTTCCATATCTTAACTCCTCCGTTGCCATATAACAGACCGTTGAGTTTATTTCTACCCAGCCAACTGTATACCTGTATCTTAGGATCAGAAAAATCTAATTCTAAATTAAAGAATTTACTGTCTACGATGTTATCTGCATCTATAGTGATCAACCAATCGGTCTCCGATGCTTCTGCTGCGGCTTTATGAGCAGCATCGGATCCTTTAACGCCGTGGATACGTTTTGCCCAAGGAACCTTATTACACAGATCTGCGTAATGAAGATCAGCATTTGGTTCATCGTAACTTAAAAAGAATACGTCTAATTCAACAGCTTTCATAATTTCTCAAACACATAGTTATCAAAAATTCTTCTTGTATATACACTGAATTTTTCAGTAGGACTTATTTTAAAATGCTTAGGATTTTCAATAAGATCGCCTATTCTAACACTGATCATCTGCATCAGAATATTAGGATCGTTGTAACCAGTTAGCAAAAATATCATTTCAGTTTCGCCCGACCAGATAAATTTTGTGTGCTTAGGATCTATTGAAAAAATCAATTCATTTTCTTTTTCAATATATTTCACACTGACATCTGGATCTTGTATGTTTGACCATTGCTTCTCAATTATCCTATGCAGAACATCATCGATCTTGGTAAGATTGTGTGTAGCGAATTTGCTTAACTTATAAAATTTCTTCGTAGGAACATCAACACGATATGAAAATAAACTTTCTTTACCTGATAGGATTAGTTGTGCTTCGTCCTCGTCTATTTTTGTTTTTCCTGTAAAATCAATATTACCTTTGTAAGGAATAACTGACACAACAAAGCCGTCGTCGTTGAACACAGCACAATATTCGGTAGGAGTAGATTCCTGTATTTTGATCCATTCATCAAAATCCATCAGTTCTTGTTCCATGCGATCTCCTCTAACAAACTAATTACTTCGTCAGTGACTAAATCTTTTTCAACATAGTGAACTAGATCTGTTTGATTGTAATTGCCTATTTTTAACTCACCGTTAGGCTTAAGATAGAATCCTGCATGTTCTGTAACTCGATCTGCGGACCATGGCCAGTTCTGCACCATCGGTTTCAAATGAACTACTTTGGGAAAGTCTAAATCATAAGACACATCGCTGGTAATATCTAAGATTTTTGCTGCTAGTGCAAATGCTTCATCAGTGCCTACTATTTTAGGTTTGAATTTATCTAAGAATATATTTTTAAATTCTAAAGGATTAGAAATTATATATCTTCCTAGTTCAAAAAAATCTCTAGATAGCTCGCTGTCTTTCTTGAAAAATGTATAAAAAGAATATAAATTAGGCAACTCGTTGGCAGTAAATGTCTTCCTATAAAAATCATCAGTAACTATCTCACCCCTATAGGTAAAAGACTTATTACAGACATACAATTCACAATTTTCTATAAAATAATCTACCCAATGGCTATAATCTCTGAGAAAAATCATATCAGCATCAATACATACTGTATGCTCGAACGGTGACAGTTGATCCATCCAAGATCTTCCATTCCAAAAAGTTTGTTCGTCCCACTGAATAACATGATCAAATACCCAAGGACTTTTTATTTTTTCTAGATGAGATTTATCATCTATGACCAATGCTACTTTGTCATATCCTTCTTTCTGAGTATTCTTAATACTCAAAGCCGCAGCATAAGCACATTTTAGATAATCAATATCTTGATGGGCTGAAACGATTATCAAATAACCAAAGTTCATATAATTTCCAATAGTCTTTCTTTGTTTCGAATGATACTTTGCTTATTCATAACGTGTATGTCAACGTCTTTGGTAACAGCGGCCCAAAAACTGCCGCAATCAAGAGGTTTGTCTATAAGATGTAATAGTTTACTGTCTGTCACAGATAATAAAATATCTTTATCGTAGACCGAACGCACAGGCGGTAGTGAATATATTTGATCAGTTTCATATCCGCTCATGATATGACGTGCTACACTAAATGCTATGTCGTTTCTGAACTGTCTAGGATCAAACCTAAATAGATCAGCATAATATCTATAATTGTCTCTGATAAAATTTACCAACTGAAAAAAGAATTTGCTTTCTTGGCTTTTATCAAACATGACCGTAGTAGCCCAAAACATATGAATTCCTGTTTCGGAGACCCGCTGATCTAATATACCCATACGTTCACCGGTAACATCATTTATAGTCTCCCCCATAAGGATAGGAGCATCTATGTCCCAGTACTCGTTTAAATTGCTTGAAAAAATTAAATAATCAGAATCAATTAACAGAGTTTTATCGTACGGAGTTAGATCCCATGCCGAATATCTGTTAGAGTTTTCAAAAGGAACATTTTGACTATCGAAACCGTCGTGAAGTTTTCTAAAATTTTTAGTTACGGGTTTTTCTACTTCGATGATCTTATCAAAAATTTCTTCCGCTTTGACCAATGATCCCGACTCTTGCATCCATGCTCGTGTATGTTTGTCAGTGACTAAACTCACAGGAACTTTTAAATTTTTTTTTGCTAATCCGCCTGCTATGATTGCCATCAAACCATAATCTACATTCGGATTGTTATGAGCGAAAATCAATACGCCTTTATTCATAGATCTAGTAATTTTTCAACCGTTCTGCTATTCTTTATTTTTTGATATTCTTCGTAATACTCGTACGTAGATGTAAAATATCTATCAAGTATTTCGTCTCTGAATTCTAGAAGATCGGGAATTAGGATAGGATTATCGTTTTGATCTATCAGAGGAACGTTTTCGGTTCTATTCTGATCAATCAACATCTGAACAAAAACGATTAGAGATCGATCTATCTTAAATAGACCGCCGTGACAACCATAGGTTAATTTGGCATTAATTTTTTCTTTTAGAGTTTTTCTTTGTATAGACAACGACTGTCTATAATTGGAAAAATCTAACGCCTTTTTTAGACGCTCGTCCATACCGTCTCCTATAAAATACGCACATTATTTATGTGGGTTGATATAGGTGGGTAAAATTTAGCTGCCGGAAATTGAAGAAATAACAGTCGATGCTGGGCCGTCGACTGAGAAACTACCTGCTGTTCCAGTAGGTTGTAGTACTCCATAAGCTCTAACAGAATCTACTGCTAAAGATAATGTACCATCAACGCTATCTCCTGGACCTCCAGGGCCTGGATCAGTATAATTATCTATCCAAGTAACTCGAAAAGTTATGATGTTAGCTGTGCCAGTAGAGTTATTAGCTGCGTTGCACAAGGCTTCTAACCTCCAACTATTAGCACTGTATGGACTGCTAGATGATAGACTATAAAACTGCTGATAACTAGATGTTAGATTGTAAAAGTTAACTGCACCGGTATTGGCACCAAAAGCCTGTACACCTGCAGACGACAGAAGGTTACTCCAGGCAGTATTTTGAGCTACTGAAGTTCCGCCTGTTCTTGAACTAGAAAATCTAATCTTGCCGCCAGCATTGAAAAAATTTCTTGCTTTTTCAGCATCCGAAAAAGTTACAGTAACAGTGCATGACAAAGAGCTTGACCAGGAAGAAGACGTTGATTGGCTTCCTAGTGCAGATGTTACAAATTGTCCAGCACCGAGATCAAATCTATTGGATTGAGCTGTTAACGCCAAAGAACTATATTGTGTATTTGGATTTCCTGCGCCGTATCTTATAACATCTGTGGTCTGTACTGTAACCATCGATGTCGGGGCTGTTCCTGTTTGGTGAAGTAGAGCATTATAAATGTCATATCTCAACTGATCCCATTGAGTTTTAGTAATCTGATTTCCAACTGTTACTGCAGAACTGAATATCGATTGACCGTAACCGTAGCTAGCTTCAGACCCCGAAAAGGAAGAACTCATTACCTTAACTATGTTAGTTCTAATAGAATTATAATCTGTTGCAGAAATTAAATCACCAATTGCCATATATTATCCTTGTTACAATACAACAGCTTCAATTAATTTAACGGATGTATCGTCGCTGCTTTCAAGCGCGATAGCGAAAGCATCATTAGTATGCGGTACTGCCGCAGAAGCACAACCATTGTTAGATGCTATTAGTCGTTGACCTTTCTTTACTGCTCCGACAACTTTGACCGGAACACGACCCTTTAACGCCACGTAAACACCGCCTTCTAAATCTTTATTCATCATAAATGCAGGATTCGCACTGATCACACCAATAGCACGATCGCCCCATGAGCTAGCAGTAACTTCTTTTTCGCCGCCTACTACCATCACGGTTCCAATTTCATAATCCGCATCCGGTAGATACTTCTCTGCCAAGTCAGCATATCTAGCTGCTGTGGCTGTACCGTTAAACAGGGTAGCTGTTAGATTTCCTGAACCGTCTCTGGCTGCTATCGTATCTGCTGAAGCTGTGGTCTTTGCAGATTTATATGCACTCGAATCATCTACTGCTGAATCATCTATCTTTAATTTATCTGCTTTATCAGCGATTCCAATAAATCTATTAGCGGTAATATTAGCAGAAGTATCTCTTAGTGCGATGGATGTCGCAACTGCTCCTAATTCTCCGATTAGACTATTTAATGTAGTTGCATTTGATGCGGTACCTGTTACAGATCCAATAACGTTACCGTTTAAGGTTCCTGTAAAGCTACCAATGAATGTCTGAGTAGTAGCGTTAAATGCTACTGTATCATCGGCAGCTTTTAAATTACCTTTGTGTATACCTGTGACATTACCTGTAAGATCTCCTGTGACATTACCGATAAAGGTAGTTGCATACATATTAGCATATTTGCTAGAACTGCTACCTATATTAAAAAAATCAGTGGTTCCTGGTAATATCGCTGTAGATGTAAAAATTGCAACATTTCTAAGATCGCTGTCGCTGACACGTATTCTCATCGAGATAGTATTGCCCAAGCGATTTTCAATGACTGGCTCGTCGCCGTTTTCTACTCTAAATCTTATATCGTTTTGATCGCCTAGAGTAAAACCCGCATCGTTGAACGATATTTCTTGTTCAAACGCAACTTCTCCTAATCTCACAAAGTCGCTGGCTAGATATCCTCCTAGCCTTGCAGAGTTAGATGCTGTGCCCCAGAAATAATGATCAGTGCTGGTTACACCGGTGCTACCGTTAGTATTGATTAAATTAAATCCTTTTTTAACTACTGTAAATCCAGTAATAGGATTAATACCACTATCTAGAGTAAATGCATCTTTACTTACTATACCAATCACTTCGCCGCCGGAAAATATCTTTACAATAGTGTGATTAGTTCCGACATTGTCCTTAACTACTTGGCTAGCAACTGTACTTGCACCTAAATCGGGAGCTGCTTCTGGTCCGATAAGGATAAATTCTGTGCCGTTATATGTGTACAACTGCTCTGCACTGGTGTCGAACCACATATCTCCAATTTGAAGGCCTGTGGGAGCAGTGGGTCCTATTTCTGCGCCGCTGGCTGTTCTAAATCTAGTTCCATCATAGAAACGTAGTTTTTTATTGCCGCTATCGTACCAAACCTGTCCGGTTATAGACTTAGGTGGGGCAGAAGTATTTGAAAAATTTTCTAATAAATGTAGGAAGTTTTCGTTCTGTACTTCACCGTATCCGGCGTAGTTTTTACCTACAAATCGTAGATCAGTAGTGGTGTCAATGGTTCCGTCGTCTACAGAGACTAAAAACGTTCCATTATATCTGTCTACTTGATATGCCATCGATCAACTCCATTATAATAGTTATTTATCGGAAATAATATCTTTTAAATCCTGCCTACTACTACTTCGATTGTACCCGAAATACCGTCAAAATCTTCCAAAGATTTACCGATGATCGTGCCTATTTTGGGATCTGTTGCGGGTCTAGCATAGCCATCGCCGCCACTAACTAGCATATCTCCTTTGCGAATCGTACCACGAACTTTACAGGGTACTCTACCCTGTAAGGCTATCGCTACAACATGTTTTCCCTGTAATTCGCTGTTCATTAGATATGCAGGATTGCTGGAAACTACACCTGCTACTCGTCGACTTTCATCCTCTGCTAGAGTAACTTCGTGATCTCCGCCGAATTCTAAAACTGTACCTGCTTCATATTCTGCATCTGAGAGGTATTTTTCTGCCAAATCTGCATATCTAGCGGATGTAGCTGTACCTATAAAACTACTAGCACCTACATCTATGTCCTTATTAGCCACCCATTTGTCTCCGGAAGACGCATAAACAAAGGACGCATTTGCTCCAGCAACGAATATTCCAGCACCATTGGCGCTCGAACTATTTGCAGATCCATAGGCAAGGGTTAAGGTTTTATCAACTATCTCTACCTCAGTTGAAGATACTGTAGTAGTAGTTCCTTGTACTGTAAAGTTTCCTGTAACTACAAAATTTCCGTTAGCGGTTATTGTAGAACCACCTGTACTAGGATAAAGTGAACCCGCTCTTAGATCTGTGCCGTAATAAGAAGCAGCATATACCTTGTTGAATCCGGACGAAGCTGTACCAAGATTAACGGCGGTGCCGCTTGGTACTAGAGTCGCTGTGTTTTCTGCTCCCTGCAACAGAGCAGTAGCAGCGTTGATAAATGAAATATCGGGCCCCGAAGATCCTAGATCTAAGTTAAGTGTGCCTGTGGTAGATCTTATAGTGGGTGTTGTCGAATCTAAATAAATCTTTAAAGGAGCCGTTCCGCCAGGATTTCCCACATTAATCGATCCGCTATCGCTTAGATTGATATAAGATAAAGTTCCGAGTGTAGTCAGTGCAGAACTTACCACATTTGATGCCAATGATGTTCCGGTTAATGTATTTGACGCTGCCGGAACTGTGATATTTTGACTGCCATCAAAGGCAACACCATTTATATTTCTAGGAGTAGCTAATTTTGTCGCTGTAAAGGCATTACCTGTCAAGGTAGCTCCTATAAATTCAGCAGCCACAACTGTATTGAATGTACTTGTACCCGCGCTAACAACATCACCTTGAACATTACCTACTAGGTCAGCAGTTATAGTACCTGCTGAAAAATCGCCAGCACTGTCTCTGGCTACTACAGTTCCGATTAAATTACTAGGTGTAGCATCAACACTCCATGTTGTTGCAGATGATCCATCAAAGTTAGATCCATTAAGATACTCACCCGCTGTTAGGTTAGCGGTAGTACTGGCTTTGATAGTGATGTTGTTTTCTCCATTAAAGAAAACTCCATTAATATTTCTTCCGGGCTCTAATTTACCAGCAGAGCTTGCATTACCTACAACGTTACCAATAAAACTTCTGTAATTAGTTACATTAAACCCGCCGGTAATAGTAGGGAATCCAGGCAATAAATTTATTTCACCGGGAGTAAAAGAATCCGCAGATGCAATAGCTATTGTTAGATCGTCTGCGATAATTTCTAAAATAGCATGGCCGATGCCAGTAGTATCAAAAATCTGTCTAGATCTTATTTTAGTTGGGCCAAATCCTTCAACTGCTTCGGGCCCTATGAGTTTCCATACGCCAGTGTCGTAAACATATAGTTGATCTGTTGTGGTCTTATACCATAGACTACCATCATAGCCCTCGGGTTCTGTAGTTGAAAAAGCAGCAGATCCAACCGGTGCCCACACATTTCCATCATAGACATTTAATGTTTTATTTGAGGTATCATACCAAACCTGGCCCGACAACGGTCGTGTCGGAGGCTCACCGTTGGCGAAATTTTCTAGTAGATGAAGAAAATTTTCATTTTGGACTTCACCGTAGCCTGTGTAGTTTCTACCTAACAGTCCAATACTCGTAGTGGTATCTAATGTACCGTCTTCTAAGACTACAAGTTCTGTCCCGTCGTACCTATTAATCAAATATGCCATACATCGCCCCTTGAATATTTACTAATCATGATATAAACGTCCATGCACCGCTGATAATTTGATAGGTCTTAACAATTCTCGAAACAGAAAGGCTAGGAGCAGCGATGGTAGCAGTTGAAAAACTGATGTTATTCAAACCGAAAGCTGTTCCTGTTGGAGTGACAAATTCTGTAGAACTTGTTGCGGTTAACGGATTAATTTCTAAATTAGTCGAATTGTTTACTAGCAATGAACATAATACTCTAGCTACTGTTCCGTTTCTATATTCAGCAACAGGTGCTATTTGTTCTATCCATGCTGCGATTCCAGAATTCGAAATACCGTCCGAAATATCAAAAGTAAAGGCCAAAGATCTAGTCTGTGTAACGTTATCGACATATTCTTTTGTAGCTGCGTCCTGTGCTGTTGTAGGATCCGATACATTTGAAATTTTCTTACTGCCTAAATTTAACGTTCCTGTACCATTTATGTTAAGAACTAGATCAGTGTTAGCAGCAGTGACTTGGATAGTATTTCCATCCATAAAAATATTATCAACTGTAAACTGTGTCTGCGGACCAAAAGATGTTACCCCAGGAATGCTTGTGATTCCTGCTCCTAAAGATGTCGAAGAAAGAACAGTTACTCCATTGATTTTAAATTCTTTACCGGATGCAAGGTTAAAATGTTCTGTGCTGGTCCATGCCTGACTTGCTAGTGCAGGGAGAGAATCATTATAACCAGCAGATAAGGCTTCTGATGAAGCCGATGTTGCTGCCTGTCCAACATCGTGCCATAAGATCACATGACTTGATGCACCTTGTAAAATAAGGCCGCCGCCTGCGGCATTCGCATCTGTAGGAGTTATACCGGTCTGTTTTGCTAAAACTAAATTTTTATCTTCAATTGTTACGGTGCTAGTATTGACAGTGATCATATCACCGTTTACTGTTAGATCGCCGTCAACTGTAAGGCTTCCCCCCATAAAGACTTCACTGTCTGGATAATCCTCATATATGTTAACACGTCTAGGCAAAGATTCAATTTCAAAAGCAGGTTCAGCAATAACGTCTCTTCTAACGTTAAGAACCATATTCTTGTTCGAAGCAATATTCGCGATGATCAAGTTACCATCTTGAACTTGAAACTGTCCTTGGTTGGCATCACCGATGATAACTCCAAGATTGGAAGAAATAATAATCTGTCCGTTAATAATATTCGAAGTATCGTTTCGAACATAAGCACTGGCCGGCTGATTACCTAGTTGTTCTGCATTAGTCGCTGTAACATTAAATTTTAGACCGGCTAGTGTTCCAGAATTGAAACCTGGTTGTATATTTCCACTGAATCCTTCTATAGGTAATTTTGGAGTGAATGTATCTTTAGAAAATATTCCTAAAAGAATTCCATTAGTGTAGAGTAAAGTAATAACTCTGTTTTGATTTAGTGTATCAAGTATGTTTGATACCTTAAGACCACTAAGTCCTTGACTTGCTGAATAATCAGGGCCTAATAGGATCGTATTTGTACCATCAAAGAAATATAACTGTTTATCTACATCATTAAACCACATATCTCCCACACCTAGTGTGAGCGGCTGCGAACTAGAAATTGTAGCTGAACTTACAGGAACAAAACCATTACCGTTGTACACTTTAAGTTTTAATTCAGAAGTATCAAACCAGATCTGGCCTCGTATGGGGTGAGTCGGTGCTGCCGAATTAGAAAAGTTTTCTAATATCTTGATTAAATTTTCATTTAATGATTCGCCGAACCCGCTGTAGTTTTTTCCTATAAGAGTTATGTCAGAAGAAAGATTATCGACCTGTCCGTCTGCGACCGTTGCTAATATTGTTCCATCTGTTTTATTAATTGTATATGCCATATTAAGTACCTTAGAATGCCGGTGGGCCTGAACGAATAATGTAGTTCAATGTTAAGAACGGATTCATAACCGAAAATGCTTGTCCCAGCGCCGCAGAAGTCTTTACTCCCCCCGATGAAGGTATATATTGACTCTGTCCAACCGTTGTTGGACCTCTTTCAGACAAAGATCCAGTATCACTAGGAATAGAACTATCTACTCGTGTTGCATAATATTGTTGTCCTGTGGATCCTTTCATATTATGCTCGTGTTCTGGCAAGTTGCTGGTTGTTAAGATGTTCGAACTTTGTCCTCCACTGTCTCCTAGATTGTCCGGTGCTGTACCCGCGACTCTGTCTATGTTTCCGCCGCCTGCATCAATATAGCTACCCAATGAGTTAGGAACAGTATTGTTATTATCCATGTTATCCTTGCCCAGAGGAAATCTACCTCTAAGATCAGGTAACCTAAATGTTCCTACACCATTTAAAGATACAGTATTATATCTCGTTCCTAGAACGTCAAACAAATCTGGAAATTTCGATTTTTCAATTTCACTACCATCGCAGAGTAGATAACCATAGGGGGCTTCTGTGCCCGCATAAGGTAATATTCCTCCAATAGGAACTGCAAGGTCTCCTACAAACGTATTTCTAGTTTGTTTTAATAGTCCCTCTGATGATCTGTAGACTAACACATAGTCGTTCTTTTTTGATAGATTTGGCAGAGGTTCGTTTTTAGAACTAATCAGCGCAGAGGTTAGCGTAGTATTAAAAGTTTTTGTTAATCCGCCTACTTGTCCATCAAAGGTAAAGCTAGGAGAGGTAACGTCACCCTCCATTTTGAATGTGGTAACAAATTTAAGGTTAGTAGATGTTGCCGAGTTTCCTGTAATGTTTCCAGATAAAACCCCCTCAAGAGTTTCAGCTATTACAGTTTTAGCACGTACAGTTTTCCACCTTTTCAAATCTGAACCTAAATCATGTGTGTCAGTAAATTCTGGTTGAACATTGTTAAATTCGGATACTCCGGTAACCTTGATTCCATCACCGACTAGTAAATTTTTAGCAATAGCAGCTCCACCAGCAGTTATAAACGTTCCGTTTTCAAAATTCGTGCTTGCAGTTGTATCTGTTAAAATAATAGCGCCGTTAGACTTAATATTACCATCAACATCTAAAGCTTCTGTTGGTGCCTGTACGTTGATACCAACTGTGTTTTCTAAAACTCTTAGAATGGTATTTGGAATTCCATCTCTATTAATTTGAAGATCGATGCTAGAACCGGGACTAGAATTATAAATCTTTCCTGCTATGTCACTGTTAGAAATACTAAAAGTTCCATTAACTCCCAAAGTGATACCTTGGTTATTTCTAACGTTAATACCGAATTCGGTTGTGTTTACCACATCCGAACGTAAAAATTTACTGGCTGCTATTTCTACATTATTGATTGTTAATGACTCAGCAGATGTATTAGTTCCCCAGATTTTAGTATCGAGACCGCCTGTACCAATTTCATTACTGGTTAAGTTCATACCAGAACGAATAGTAATGAAACCGTTTACTGAAACCTTAGGAGTAAAACTATCCTTACTGAATATAATAACTGGAATATCTTCTATGTAAAAGGTTAAAACAACTCGAGCGATATTATCAGAATCTATGATTTGTTCGACCAAAGGACCACTTCTTAACCCTGTGGAAAAATTAGGTCCTACTAGAATCCATCGTGTTCCGGAGAACACATATAACTGTTGATTAGTAGTGTCAACCCATAATTCTCCGACCTTGGAAGATGCCACTGCAGGTTCTACAACACTTTTTTGTATCTGAGATGCTGCTTTCCAAGTGGTGCCATCAAACACCTGTAGCGAGGAGACTGCTTCTGAAGAATCGTACCACAACTGTCCCTCAACCGGATTTACTGGCGGAGTGCTTTTAGCGAAATTTTCTAGTACAGCTAAAAAGTTTTCGGCGATAGTCTGGCCGTATCCTGTTACGTTTCTTCCCGGAAATGTAAGACTAGTATCCGTACTAGAGGTGTTATCATATACCGTAATCGGTAACTTATTATCTTTATCTGTAAAGTTTACAATATATGGCATCTTTATACCTCAGCAAAACTTGTTAAACTTTGAATTCTAATCGTATAATCTATTTGTATTAAACGATTTAAAGATTTCTGTACAGGATGAAAGATGACATGTGTCAGCAGTTTTCCGTCGCCGTTAGGATTAAAAGATTTTAATCCTAGTTCATCAAAAACAAAATCTCCGTTCATTGTTTGACTATTATCAAATGCTTCTTGACCGTCGGGCTCACCGTAGTCTAAAATACAAGAAATTAATATATCACTATAGGTCGCTCCGCTGATATGTCGGATTTCCATTTTGTTTCTAACAGGGTCTATGTTTTCGTCTGCATTTTGATCAACGATTTTATTATAAGTTTGATTATATAAACTTGTGTTGATTCCTACGGTGTTAGGAGTTAGATATGTGATCAACCCGGTCGGATCTACTGTAGTTCCGCCATTGCCAAACACCATTTCGTAGATAGTACCCTGTCCTTGATTAGATAAGGCGTTTACCATAGCTATACTCATATTTTCGTAATGGATAGCATTACGTTTATCTATAAAAACTTCTTTGGTGTTTGGATCGAAAATCTTAATATGCCCTTCAAAGTGGAATCCTCCGACTTCGTTAGGGCGTTTTTCGGTGCTTTTCGCTTGTTCCGATTCTTTAATTTTGGGCATATTTGTCTCTGGCTTTGTCATAATAGTATATTTATTCTGGTAATTCTGTGGACTTGGCTGCTATGAATTTAGCTATAGGGGTGTCGTTAGATAACAAACTTACGCCCTTGCTTGCGGTTACTTGTCCTCGTTCGTACCAAACTCTTCCTACTTTTCGAATAATAGAAATTCTAGTTCCTGCAGCAACTTTTTCTGTCAATCTCACATACGGTGTGATCCCATCTACTGAAAACTCAGCTTCTTCGACGAAATCTGCAGTAGGACTGGTAGCTCCTAATGTCTGATCATATAAACTAACTGAATCTTTTCTCAATCTACGACCGCCAACGAACACTTCGATTTCATCGCAAGGATAATAGTTGTCGGGAATAGAAATACGTGTCCAAGATGATCTGTTGGAATTTCTAGGAGTAAAATCCAATGGTCCTATGATTAAACTGCTACCATCGCTGACAAGATCTGTTTTTTCTTGAGATTCTAAATATGGCAATGTGTCGTCAGCCCCGACATTGATCACATAACTTCCGGCAGCATGCGATTCTTTAATCGCTGTTCCTAGGCAGCCTCTGCGTAGTTGACTGATGATATTACCTTGAATATTAAAATACTCTATTCTCTCATTGTTAATAATGATCACGCCCGGTATGTTTCTCAGTTGATCAGGAATAGATAATCCGGTGGTGTCTGTTAGTTCCATTGAGGTATCAAAGTAACTTAGATCTTTAGCTAATAGGATATTATTTGATTTGGAATATCTCTTATAATGATAGTTGTTAAACATATCCTTATAGATTTCAAATGCCCTAGGCAATTCATAGACGATGTTTCCAAATTGAACAATTTTTATTTGATCGGCGTTAATAGTGACATCGTTAAAATAAACAACTGATCTTACAGGATCGAGATAGTAGTCTCGGTCTTTGGTAAGACGATATCCATTTTTATAAACCCAAAGATAATTTACATCTACTGGACGTCTAGCTAATTTATAATTTATCTGTCCTCCAGTATATTCGTCAGATACAAGATTCATAGTCGCATATTCGCTGAACCAGGTCACTAGGATTTCATCTGTCTGAGTCAACGCTAAAGAAGGACTAAAAACTATATTATTATTGTCGATAAAATATTCTGCCCTAGTGTCTGTAATTACCGTGATCACATCTCCTATTTGTAGACGTGTAGACGGTACGTTGATTAAATTTTGATTACCGTTGTAGGTATAATCAATAACAAATCGTTGTAGTACGTTATTAATATAAACCTTGATAGATCCAGAAACGATAGTACCAATAGCTTCGTCTGGGTCTACACCAACTTCTATATTATTATTAGTGCCATCGTAGACCACATATGTATTGTCGACTCCGTTTAATATTCTTCCGTTTACTTCAACAAGAATATTAGAAACAGCAGATGCTTGAGATAAAATCACAAACGTATCTAGTTCGTATGACCTAGTACTTCCGTCATAAGAGATAGCTTGCCTATTAACTCTAGTAAACGGAGTATAGGTAGAATCTGTTTCTGCAGATGCACCAAAGCAGATGATCTTTATTACCTTTCTAAATCCAGGCGCTGTTCCAAATTGTACCAAGGTTTTGTCTCTTGCTTCGATAAAATCGCTGCTGTTTGCAAATCCAACATCCACTGCTTGACCGTCTACTGTGACTAAAATAGAAAATGTCTGCTCATACAAGGCTTTGGTTAAAAATAAATTAGTTGTCCCGTCGGCAACAAATTCCTGATAATCTAATAATTGAATACCGCCGATTCCTATGGAAATAATTTCAATGATAGATCCCGCAGGCGGAGCATTATTAAATTCAATGGTGTTGTTGATAAAGTTTATCGAGTAACTTACTGAACTATCTCCAACATATTCTTGTTTGATTTTATCAACATAGACCATGACAGACGATGCTTCAAAAATAGTCAAACCTATATCATAGACTAATGTTTGTCCGTCACCTATAAGCACTTTGTTTTGAAGCGCAGATGCACCGGGACTGGTGATGGTAAAGACTTTGAAACTTAGGCTATCTAAGACCTGCCCGGGAAGATTTTCTTCTGGTGCAGGTGTGTTTTCTGGTGTTACAAACTTATCTCCATCTATGACAATTTCTTCTGGAGTTAGGCCTGCCGCAGTCACGTATGCTCCGCCGATCGCAGATAACGATCCTCCACTGATCCTAGTATCTAACAAATTAACATCGGTAATTGTAACTGATCCGTCACTTTCCAATTTTCTAAATATCAGTGTATCGCCCGGAGAAGTACTAATGTAATCATGTATTTCTACAATATTTGTAGATCCGTCTCCAATGAATGTAGGTATCAATGCAGTATCGGGCACGGTTACTCTACCGTTTGGCTGAGGCGTAGACCCATCATATTCCAAGAAATAAGGATCGTCTATCCTAGTTGGTCTATTTTCATATACTCGTTTTAAGTATATAGAAATAGGTTGATTGTTTTCAGGCACATATGGTAAGACAACGAAAGTAGTACTGCCATCTGCTACATAGTAAAAATCAGAATTACTTTCAACACTATCCCAGTTATCAGTAAACCATGGAAGAGCATCCCAGCCGCCGGTTACGTCAAAAGTTGTACCTTGAATCTGTACTCCGCCGTAGTCAATTCCTGTCATTAACTGATTGATTTCTTTACCTATCATTCCAGCAGTAGGTGAATAGTATTTTTCTATTCTGTTGATGCTGTCTAATATTTCGTCATTCTTTTCGTAGTCAACAACAATTACATCGCCTGCTGCTGGTGCGATAAAGAACCTTATCTTGCCTTTTAACAGAGTAAAACCACCTTCATCTGTCTTGTAAAGATTTATTTCATACTCATTTGGCAAGACTAATTGATTGTTCTTAATTATAGAAATCTTAGTTTTATCTATACTAGGAGCATAATTTAGATTAAACACTGCACTATATCCAGTAGCGGTGAATGTCTGCGAAGTAGTAAACGTATTATACAAACCTTGTTTAGCTATTCTATCAAATTTGATTCCTAGATCAAAACTCCTTATCTTGGTGTTGCCTAGAATTGCAGAAGCTTTAGCGACATCCTGACTGGTTCCATTACCGCCTACCAGCAAGATGGTAGGAGTTTTTGTATAACCAATTCCGGGATTATCTACTCGTATGCCAGATACTTTTCCGCTAGAAATAAAAGCAGTAGCCGAAGCACCCGTTCCATTGCCTTCGATCAATACTTTAGGAGGTGTTTTATATCCCGAACCCGGTTTCGATACTGCGATTTCAATTATAGAAAATCCGTTATTCTCTAACCATGACTTCCAGGGATATTCGTCAAACCTATTATAAGACGATGATACTGGTAGTATTTTTCCGTCACGAACTGACCATGCAGCCGGAAGATCAAAGTCTGTTAGAGCCGATCCGTAGTTATTTTTTTCTGTGTATCTAGATGTATATTCTCTTACAGTAGTTCTATAAGGTTTAACTTCTTCTATATAACTTCTAAACTGATCAAGATTGTCGTTTTTATAATTTGGACGTTGATCTAGATCTCCTACATTATGAATCGCATTTAAGAAACTGGTCTTGAAAGCCCAATCAATATATTGCTGTTCGGCATAGGAATATTTCACAGAACTGAAAAATAATTTATTCCACTCAACGCTGAGATCGTCAACGAAAATATCCTCTTTAACTGCTTTAAGAATTGATCTCAACTCTTTGATTGGCTGAAGATCATATAACACAGAATCATAAGGGCCTATATTGTCGTAGCCTAAAGAGGCTGTGACCGCATCATACAGAGTTTCTTTAATTCGAATTGTACCGTTCTGTCTACCTACTAAATTATAATTTTCTAAAATCGATCCTTGACCTTTTTCAGTTTTCTGTAATACTGCCCAGCCACCAGAACCGTATTCCTTTACTCTTAGTAAAGATCCTGTTAGAATATTCACAGATGGTTCTTCATAGAAATAATTAATTTCTTTGAATATCTTTGATTTTTCATCAAAGTTTTCTGTCCACCAATCTATATATTCCCAATATAAACTAGTGTTAAAACCTTGAGACTTTCTTCTATAGAATATTTTTCTCAACTGGTCCCAACCGTACAAGCTCCAGAAGTTTTTATCGGTTGAATCATTTCTTACCAGGACAGTAAAAGGTCTGATTTTAACTATTGCAGAGGTATATTTTTTACCTTTGATCAATACCGTGCATGAAACTACTCGACCCTGACTATCTAAAGTAACAGCGGCTTTGGCTCCGGTTCCGGTTCCTTCGATTTCTATGAAAGGAACTGTTCTATATCCGAAACCCGGATCAACAATATCAATCGTATCGATCCGGCCGTTGATTATATTAGCTCTAAATTCTGCTGACTTAATCTTAGCCGTTCCGACCTGTTCTAAATCAATATATTCATCAACGGCTATATCGTATTCATTTAATTCTTCACTGGGTAACGGATCAGTACTGTTAAGATTAACAAAATTAATCAAATCAGTAAAAGGTCTGGTTTCTAAAACAGAATTAATGTTATCGATGGCGATTCTTAGGGCTTTAGCTCTGTTAACAAACATAGTTTGTCTAGGTCTAAAACTTAAACCGTATCTTTGATTTTCTGATAGATTAAAATCGGGTACAGTATTTCCTGCGTCATCAAAGCCAACAAGACTGTCTAGCCATTTCCTTTCTAAACTATCTGCAGGTAATGAGTCTGCTACTCCTTCTGTTAATAGCTGATATTCTTTGTGTACAGGATTTATATTGGTCTTCGCCAGATTAAATTCAATATTGATTTTCGCAGTATCGCTGTTTAATACAGATTTAAAGTTATAAAATGCAAACTTGTCTGTGTCTAAAATCGCTACGAAAGGAATACCTGTGCCTATTGGATTGGAGATATAAGAACTAATCGATGCTACAGACATGCGTCTGTCGGCATTGGTAGGCAGGGTAGTTTTGTTTTTTACCCAATAATAGTATAGGGTATTGGTAGGATTTCCTGTAGAAGGATTAGTTAAAATCTTTACATTGTATACCGTGTCATCTGCATTTTTTGGCTGGCCTGAAATTCCTTCAGCTAGGCCTTCTACAGTGTCGGCTAATATACTCCACTCCGAAGGTAACAATGGTGTTTCCACCCATTCATAGACGTCGACCCTAGAGCCTTCAACTTGAGCATTCCAATTGCCGACTCGATAGCTTAAATCATCTTGTTCGTAATTTAAGAATTTTACAGAATCTAAATCCCACCATACTTCGCCTACCTGATCTTCAAACCATGCCTGTGATTCGTCTATGGTTACTGTATCGTCGCCTACCATATAGATCGCAGGATCATATACAGTCTTATACCTAATGTCTTGATCTGCCAACGATAATGTTTTTAACTTAAAATGATCGACTATATCTAGGTCAGCTAATTTTACATTTTTCTTATCGTCATAGATCTCTATATTTTTAATAGCATCGAGATCAACTTGAGCAGTTTGTTGACGTATGATCTTAAGACTATTGACTGAAGGGTCTTTCTTAAATAGTCTAATCATACCCACTTCAATATCTTCCACCTTATAGGTCGGTGATCCTACTACGACCACAGAACTGGTACAATCAACAGCATGACCAAAAGATTCGAAGGAAACAAAATCAGCTTCTAATTTTTCTGCTAGTAGATATCCTTGATCCTTTCTTTCAAATACATAAACTTGTCCAGGGTATCCCAACCTAGTGCTATAAGATGTTCTTCTACTATCAAATGTGGTGGATCCTGAATCGAATGTTGTGATCAGATCATAACCAGAATTTTTTGCACCAACTACCACACGCTCAGTGGCTGCACTGATCGAAACACTTGATCCAAAATATTCATTGGTATAGCTTTCAAAACTCTGTAATTTTTGACTTAATCTAAATTGTACTTCAGCAGCACCTGTTTTCTTAAACACATAAACTGCACCCTGATTTTGTTTAATGATATCTGCAAGAGGGCTACTGACCACGATAGTTGTACCGGATGCATCTATATCAACTGCATATCCAAATTGATCCCCGGAGCTTATTTCTGCATCTGCGACTGTGCTGTCGTTAATGTCGTTTAGATTAGATGCGGCTATAGTCTGAATAAGATCGTATACACCTAGACTATTCTTCTGATAGATAAAAATCTTTCCTGTGCTGGTTACTGAACTATCGCCAACGTTGCTCCATGGTTCGCCTTCGTCGGGTCTTTCATTGAGACTGGTATTTGACGATCCGTCAAGAGAATTGTCGTCTAATAAAATATGGTAACTATCCTGGTATCTAACAACATCACCGGATACATACTGCTGGTAAGGACTCCATATTCCTTTGTAGTTTGCAAAATATTGTGCGTCGCCGTTGGGTATACCAACCACTAATATTGAACCGTCCCTAGACATAGCTAGACTATGTCCGAACTGGTCTCCGTCTTTGACTAGTTCAGCTAATTGAGATTCGTTTAGCAGACCAAGAGCCAGAGTAGATCCGTCGTCATCTAATGACACGTTTGTAGGTAATGAGTTATCGGTGGCTATCTGGTCTAGTCGAATCCAATCTGTAGAATTTAAAGTAATCGAGCTACCGTCATAGATATTATCTGCAATGGCCTGCCATAGACTTCCTTCTGACCATACTATACTGCCGGCGGGGTATTCAGTGTAGGGAGATACTATTGGATCATAAGGTCCGTAGATGCCAAGATAATTTGAATTTTCATAATGTTTCCACTCTACACCATCAAACTCGTATAGGTAAACCCTTCCTTTACCGGTACTAGGCCCAATCTGTGTATCACACAAAGAACCTTTGGCAGAAACAGCCATAGTATATCTCGATCCGGATACTGCTATCTTAATATCACTACCAAATAGTTCGTAGGTACGAGGTCTAGGACTTACAATGTTGATCTGATTTTCCCACTGTCCGTTTTGGAACTTATAAAGAGAAACCATTCCTTGGTTGACATATCCAGTGCCTAGTCCTACTGCCGATGCTTCTACCAGAGTAGCGGGTTGCCAGTCTTCTGTGGTAAAATTAATAGTGCTGCCGTCACCCGAATCAATATTGTTAACGGCTTCCCAGAGTTTTCCTCGATGTAGTACTACATCGCCGGCAAGATAACTAGAAGAAGTTAATTCGCCTCTAAATTTACTAGGAACGGCACTGGCCATAGGTGTGCCGACAGCTAACCATAGTCCGTCGGGAGATACTGCTAGTACTTGACCAAATACATCATTCACTGCTGTGTCAAAACCGTCTGCCGGAGGTATAATTTGATTTAATAGCAGCGACCCGTTGATCCCTGATCGGTCCGAATAGACCATCACAAAGTTGGATGTTGGGATGCTGGTAATTACATGTTTTCTTTGTTCTACGTATAAAACAGTCGATCCTAGATTTAAAGGCGCAGTTATACCATAGTCTTCAAGTTCATAAGATTTATATTGTTTAGTTTTTTCAATAACTTCCCACTGTTCGCTACCGTTATCGTTGATCCACAATCTTGCTCCGTTCTGTAACATAGCTAGTAATTGAGGATCTAGGTTAGAATAATTATCAAACTTTGCTTCTGTTAGCAGACCTATAACAGCATGAGTGCTATCTTCGATTTCTGGATTATCTGTCGATGTGGGAGTCACCGTAAATGTATTTGCCGTTAGAGATTTTATCTTATAAAAACCTGTGAGATTAAGAACTTTGGTAATTCCAACAATATCATTAACAGATAAATTATGAGATCTATTTGTTGTAACTCTTACATCCGAGTCAACTTTTTCGACTGCTACTATTCTAAGAGATAACTCTTCATTATATCTCAGCACTGTCCATGTATATCTGTCAAATGTAATCCAGATATGGGCTCCGTCATTGACCTGCGAAATATCGATGTCAAGAATTCCGTCTCTGTTCGCTGCAACATAGTCAACATCTGATTTATGTACATAGCCGGCAGAACGGGAAGTTCCTTTATAGAACTCAACAGGATTAATGTCAGTAGTAAATGTTTTTGACCTAATGGTAAACATCGAAGGATCAATTCTAAGATTTTGATCAACGATCACGTTGCTCTTAGATGATACAACCAATACCGGCTGAGGATTAATTACTAATGAGTCTTTAGTGATTAAAAACTCAACTTCTTTTGTTTGATCGGTGCCGCCAAACTCTCCGATCTTGAAAGCCCATTCTTCGTTCAGTACGATACTATCGTCTTTGCTACGACTCAACTTATCGAACACTTTAACTATGGAATTAGCTGTGCCTTTTTCTCTGATAAAGCCTTGATAGATTCTAAATTGACTAACTTCGTCTTCGGCTAGAGCTTGTAAATATTCTCTGGACTGATAGCCAATAGCGTGTCTAGCTAGATCTCTCTGACTTGAACCTACTCCGTCTGCTTCAACTTCATAGTAGTCACCGAACTGACTAATTCTATAATCAAAGTTAGAGACTAATCCTTTAGTAGGAACAGAATCTAATTTTGACCACTTTGTCTCATCGATATTTTCAGAGCCTAATTGATTTTGTTTGCTGACCCAATAATAAGATTTGTATGCGACAATATCGCCTAATCTGTAATCAGTGAACGGTCTCCAGGTTTCTATTTTTACATTATCAAAGATAAATCCTGGACTGGTATAGTCACCGTCCCAATCAACTGTTCGGAAACCTCGACTCTTAATTCTCATCTGGCGATATCCGGTCGGCTTATCGTAGATAACATCGTTGAAAACTGTTCGATCATCAAATACAGTCACATGCTCTTTGAGAACAAAATTTGCTCTCATAAAATAAATTCCTGCATTTGTATCAACTGTGGATAATACTAGTTGCTTATGATCTCTGGCCACATTAATAAAATTAGGCTGCAACGGAGTTCCGTCTTCTCTCAATATTTGATAATCGTAGAAACTGTCTAGGAAATTGTCCGCAACACCTATAGAAACTTCGGCGGTTATTTTTGCTGCGCTAGGGCTCAGTGTTAATAGTGAACCGTTGCTCCAATTATGCTTGGTCCAGAACATGAATTCTTTTACAGATGTGAACCAGTCAGCAGTGCTCTGTGTTGCTGCATCATACCCATCAAATACGAATCCGATGCTTATTAGATATTCTTGATATCCTAATAAGAAATCAACCACTTCTTGGATCCTAGACATAATACGACCATAAGGCATTTTCCTTAGAGACAGTCTGTTGAACTTGTTTCTTCTAAATGCTTGGACAGCATTTTTTAAAGGAAGATCAGGAAGTTGCTTCCATAATGTTTTATCAAATACAGTAGTACTGGTATGACTCGATAAACTTCTATAATAATTATTATTGTATTTGACAACAACACCATTGCCGTAAAATTTTTCTTCGCTCCAGTTTAAGAAGCTTTCGCTGACACCTCCAACCGATATAATGGGATCTGACTGAGAAGTCAATGCCTCGTAATAGTAGAAGAACGGATTCTTATTATCATATCCCTGTAGTCTCCATCCTTGTGTAGTCTTTTCTAAGATTACACCACTGTATACTAAAGAAAATATAGGAGAACTTACATTAAAGATTATATCGTAATTTTCCTGAGGAATAAAAATATTACTCGTAGACGAGTTTGGATTTTTGCTATCTAGTAGATATTTCTGTTGACTTTGATCTACAAAACCAGAAAGTCGTGTACTGAGATTTACATCAATATGTGTTATCTTATCTTTGAGTACATCTATAGGAGTTGTTTTACTCTTAAGATAATCTGCAACATAGTTTACTAGACCAGAAACAATCTTAGTCGATGAATTTTCAAAAATAATATCTGAAATTGTTGAAAACGTACCTGTGTTTTTATTAATAGTCTGTCCTAAAACGTTAAGACCTATTTCAGATTTATTATAATTGTCTGTGATATATTCAAAAGGTTTTAACAGACATAAGGCTATTATATAAGCAAATGGCCATTCTGAACTGGATCTCCAGGCTGCTTCTACTGGGGCAACACTACCAAGGTCGAACGATCCTTGATTATTAAACAACGTAAAATTGGTTGCTAGTCCAGAATTAAGAGGGCTTACTAAGTTACCGTCACCATCTACGGGAATATGTCCTATAAGAGACGGTCGCTGATATCTTTTGTATGTTCCTGCTCTGTTTCCATGACGAATTATACCGTCACGTAGATCTTCCCAAAGTATCAGATTATTTTTTGTATAAGGTGCGGGACCATATTCACTTTCCCACCATGTTGGTTTTTCCGAAAAACCTAACATTTCCCAAGGACACAGATGAGGTCTGTCTGTGTCATAGAACCATTTATATACTCCTCTCCAGTAACCGGGCAGGTTTTTAGTACCGGTAGGGTCTGTCATATTTGAGTAGGTATAGGTAAATGATTCTTCGCTGTCAAAATAAAGATTGTTGATATAATCAATATTAGTATCAGCGATCCATTTTAAAAATTCCAACGACACTATACTATCAACTGAGGGTTTATCGTAGAGAGAATTTCCGTAATATCCGCCTAATACTAGATCATTATCAAAAATATTTTCATCATATTTTTGTTTAATATTATTATAAATTCTATATTCTAATTCTAATAATAAATCATCTCGGAAATCTCCATACGACGCCGTAAGGCTTCCGTCGTGTCCTTGTATGACTTCTCTAGGTGATATGAATGTATCGTCTAGATACTTCATAGGAGTATACTTTTTATAGAGACCTAATTTTGTTGGTGTTGGAGGAATATAGTTACTATAAGAAGAAACATATTCTCTGATCTGTATCTCATCGCCTTCTGCCAACTCTATCGTTAAATTAATAAAACCAAATGTAGAATTAAATTCGTACTGTGTACCATGTAATAACTGTACTCCATTACGATAAACATATACTGCTCTAGAACTGAGTGTGTCTAGATCAAACTTACTCGACAAAGCAAATGTTTTAATTCCTGTATCTTCAACAGTATAATCAATAGATGTAAAAGCTCCGCTGCCTACCATATCAGATTCAGAAAATGGTCTTGATGAGTTTTGAGATTTACTGATTTCTTCTAATATCTGATCAACAAAATCTCTCGGTTCCTGATCAGAATACAGATTATAGGCTAGGTCGATAAATGTATTTTTAAAATCTGTATAGGCTTTTTTAGCGTATTGTATAGATTTGATAATATTAACTTCTTTGTCGCATAGACTGAGAACAGACAAAGGAGAAACATTACTATGTTTTAAGAATCTATTACATCTATTTTGAAAATCATCTAAGTCTCTTAGATTGTTTTTTCCAGGGAATAACCCTTCGAAATTATCTGTTAGATCTAGACCTGTTAACACATGATCCGAAGCTTGGCCCAGAGTAAAAGACTCAATTTCGTCGTTGAGGGGATTTTTTTCAAGACCCAATGGCAACTCATAATACCCAGTGGCCGGATCTAGATCGGCAAAAATCTTGATTGTTACAGTATCGTTGACTTGAAATTTTTCTTCGAAAATAAACCTGTTGTCTTGTCGCTGCCAAGAAACTCTAGATCTGATTCCATTTTTATAAAATACAATTTTTCTAATTTGAGATTCTTGTACATTACTCCAATCTACTGCGGTTGAAACAATCGTATCAGTAATCTCGTCTACAACTGTAGTATCTATTATAGGTTGAGAATATTCGTTGTCTAATAAAATCCAACCGTTTCCGTATTGATTATCAGGATTAAATTTATAAAATCCTGTCTTGTATTTTTTAGTATATCGTGTATCTAAAACTTTATAATTAAAATCTTGATAATCTAAATCGTAACTGAACTTTATATCTCCGACATTTTCAATGTTAAGATAAGATAGAGAAAATCCCAATTCCGTATCTACTACCCCGGAGCCTTGTTGATAACCTAAAATTCTAGTTCCAGCAAAAGTCGATACCGGATACGTGTCAATATCAGAGAAAGAAACTCCATTGTCGTCGAATAAGTCAAAAAGCGGTTCTTGATTAGAACTTGTTTTTTCTTGACTCTTTATCCAGGTAGTACCATTGTAATGATACATTAGGCCAGAATTTTTAACTCCTCGTCTAATCAGTACACATTCGTTGATTATTGAATCGCCGTCTGCGGCTTTCTTTAGATTGATCTGTTTTGAACCATTGTGTGTAATAAAATGTACTACATATATTTGATTATTGGCCAGGCTATCAGTATCGGCAGTGACCAATACTCTTGCTCCTTCAAACAAAGCTTCGCCATCTACAAGATAACCGCTGCTACCTTCTACTGTAGAAAACACGTCACTGGTAAAATCATCGATGTAGTCTACTGTCTGTTTAGCTAGGGCACCATGATTAAAAAGCTGTAGATTAGCTTTGAATTCTACAATTGGTCTTTTAGCACGAGAATCTTCAGTGGCTTCAAAACTCGAACCGTTAAATGTATGAGAATAATCTAATACACTTCTATGAAACCACCTATTATATCGCGACCAAGGATTTGAATCTACACTAGATCTATTAATGGTAAGGTAATCTTTTTTAGCAGGATATGCTGTTGCATCATCAAACGGTTGTGTGTCAAATCCACCGTTATCAAATAATATTTCGTCTATGTTGTTGCCGCTTAGGCTAGCAGATACGATTAAATCAGTGAATTTCGTAAGAGTGATTTTTTTTCCTACACCTTCAACTAACCACTTATCATCTAAATTTGAATATTTTTCAGGGCTGACCTTTCCTGAAAAATAGATTATCATGCCGTTAGTTAATGTAACATCATTACTACTGGTATAGGTTACTTTACCTAGAATTTCTTTTTCGACATCTATTTTTGTATTGGTGTCGACATCGGCTATGATAAATCTACCAACCCTGTTTATATCTGTGGTACTTTGATAAAACAGTACATCGGGAGCATTCATAGGAACTTCAAAAGTAACTGTTCCTCGTTCGGCACCGTTATTTGTAACTCCTGTATTATAATCAAACTGACTGGCGATACCAACATCCTCGACATATTCCCAATCCTGACTATTTTCGTCTATGGTGCTTCCGTCAGTAGAAGAAATGTTTGTTTTAGCTTTCCATAACTTTTCATCGAATACCACTAGCTCGCCTGGAGTATAATTTCTATTAGGATCAAATGTTAATCTTCCTATGTCAACATTGGTCTTGATAGTAAAGCCGTGTCCGGGAACACTAACTTGGAATTTGTATGTCTGTCCTCTATACAAAGTAATAGTTGGGTTATTAGACATACCGTCCGGCGTGAAAATAAACACACTGCCTGTACCAAGAGCTACTCTATAGGTACTGACAATTCTCTGGGCTTGTCCTGCAATGGTCACTGGAGGAGGGCCTGCAGGAACCCAATAATATTCTCTATAGTTAACAAACTTATCCCAGTCAATCGGCGGAGTCCAAGTATAATGATCTTGGCTAGTAACTATAGCATCGTATTCTTCTAAATTTCCGAAAAATTTAATTTGATTTTTAAAATCTAGATAATCGTAGAAGGAAGTTACTCTGTTATTTTCTTTAACAGTTACTCCAGGTTCTAACTGATATCGACTGCGCAGAGTATTGTCAGTATCTAGATATATGTCGGTAGGTACATAGGTCTTGCCATACCTTCTGCCGATATATCCCACAGTTTTCTGTAATGTTCCTGGCTGGACCAAAGGATCCAATACTGCCGATAGAAATTTACTATTGCTTTCGGTTTGAAAGATACTAGGTAGAAGTTCTACTGTTCTTCTAATAGGTAATCCGCTTTCTGGAAAAAATTCTTGTGCCATATTATGTGTTCGATACTATTGAATTTGCCTGAGCTCTTATTTCGGATGCGGAAATAGCAGTAACGATTTCTACATCGTCCACTGTAGCACCGCTAACGAAAATCTCATCGACCCTACTTTGTATTTCGAATAGACTACCAAAACTCTGAGTTGGCTGTCTAGGTACGATTATCATATTAGATATGTCAGGACTGACAGTATTAATTACATAAGTTATTAATTCACTGATATAAAATCTATCACCGAAGTCCCAATTATTAATATCGAAAAACTCGTTAATCGCAGTTATTATTCTTACTTTTAAATCGTTATCGTTGATTAATTTATTTGGATTTTTAACTACTTTAAACTTTGCCTGTAGTTTAACATCCGCGGTAGATCCAAATAAGACCTTATATTCTACAGGATGATAAATTATTTCATCGCTTACAGTTTTAATAAGATTTAACTTTGATCCAAAACTAATTCTTAGACTATCGCTATTCGGAGCTTCTGGTTCTGTAGCGACTCCTGCTAGATAATTTCTAAACTGTGTATCGTAATTTCTAGTCAGAATGTATACATCTATGATGTTACTTGAGCTCGGATCAATTCTTCTGTCTACCATAGCGTTATGAATATATTGGAACTTGAGTTTGGCTCTGCCTATGGCTGCAGAATAAGTTGGTTCTAAAATCAATGTATTGGTACTTCTATCAACTCGTTTGATTTGATCTTCATCGTTGTCCCAAAAATAAATCAGACGACCGTCGTAGTAGGTTGTTTGGTCAGTTAAATTAACCAAACTTTCTTTTTGTACGATTAGGATATCTCCAGCAGAATTATCAATATACTGTTTGATCTTATTGCCTAGGTCATCAGCGACCGTTTGGAAAAACAAATATTTTAAATCTAAATCGGCCCCTACTACTTTTTCAAAAGAATCAGGATTATCTATGACACCATCGTCATCCGAGTCAAAGAATGTGATCTTGATAGAGTCTGTGCTTTCGTAGCCGTCGTCAAATCTGATCGAATCATCGATCTTAAACTGTATATCAGACTTAAGTGGTAGTAAAAGATTACTGTCGGCATTGATCCCTAAAATCTTGATCTGATCATAGACTACTTTTCCTGTTTTGCTGTCGTAGGTCTTTGCCTTGGCATCAAAATAAAATCGATTCTGCTCTAAACTTGAGAAAATATAATCCAATCCTCTGACTCTTATCACATATTCATCTGCTTCTTTAACAAACGATATCAACCACGATGCGTCTAGGTTATTGTTAGTTGAATCTCCAGCTTTACCTAAACTGAAACTACTGAGCAAATTTAAATTAGCAGCGGTAATTAATTTCCATTCGCCGTCTGTAATACTATATCTAATTCCAAAATTCAAATTACTAAACATCTGATTAGTCATTTCATTTTCTAATGCAGAGGATAGGTTTGTAGTAAACTTGGGTACTATTCTGGATGCTATACTTCCTGTAGGAACGATATCACTAAACTGTATTGCACCTAATCCGGAATTTAAAATTCCTAGATTGCCGTTGGTTCCGTCTCCGGTAACTCTTACTACCTTGGTCCATATACTATCATTTTGTTGAGGATCACCGATGTCTGCTGGGACTATCTTGCCGCTCTTAAAGGCAAACCCCGCAGGCGGAACAAATTTAATCAATGCGCCTGGCAAAAGATATTTTAATGTACTGGTAGTATAAGTTCCTACTTTCAAAATAAGATTAACATCAGAACTATTGTAAAAATATCCTGTGGACAGATTCACATCAGAGGTAGCCATGTTCCATATTGTATTTTGATCTGTAAACAAAATCTTATCAAATTTTGTAAGGTAAAAATTATATACGTCAGTGTCGTTAACAGTTTCTTCTATGGTGCTTCTGATAAAGTTTAGAATTTCTATTCTGTTAGTGAATTTAAAAGCAAATGATCTTTCTATTTCTTCTTTGTATACGATGCCGTCATCGGCAAAAACATTCACAGAAGAATACTTTCCGCTGGCATCAATTATTTCGTAGTTCCGAGAAATGCCACTGCTAGTTCGATTAATAGATTTAATTTTTAAAATATTTTGAGAAGCCGTCAACGGGGCTAGATTGTAGTCTTCTCCCGTAACCATTCTATTTTGTGTGTAATACTGTGCCGGTGCATTTTGTCTAATAGCATCAACAGACTCGCTAGGTGCGGAGGAACTTACTGTGTATTTTAATCCCAGTGTTATGGTTAGTGTATGACTTACACCTTGTTTGTTAGCATACGGTATAGCTATAGTGATACCTCGTAGTTCGGAGGGTGCTATTTGATATGATAGACCGTTGCTGGTTCTATAATAGACTCTAAAATTTCCCTGAGGTAAGTTACCGTATACTCCGTCAGCAAACGCTAGATCAACTCTGTCATTTTCTTTAGTGATAGCTGTGTAGATATTTCTTATGTCGGAAGTTACACTATTATAGGCAATGTTACTACCTGTCAAGGCCGATACTTTGGTCCATTCATCTAACTGCACTCCGGCAGCACTTAGGGCAAACAACCACACGTCGTCATTGTTGATATTATTAGCATCCACGGCTACTATTTCATTAGTAGCGGGAATGTCTATAGAAAAATCAGCTAGTTCAAGAGAACCCTGTTTGAACATTAGATAAAATCCGGTATTGGCACTGGTGCCTCCGCGACCGTCATTTCTATAAACAAATCCTAGCTGATTTCCGGGAGTTGGTGATTCTTCGTAGATTTCTTCCTTACCTTTAAAACTAGTGCTGACTAGTTCAAAGGTCATGTTTCGCCCTGCCACTACCTTGCTGAACGTAAAAATAGGAACATCTGTCGATGTAGTCCTAAACCTATATTGTTCAGTTTGTATTCCTTCAATCACTGCCGAACCTTGGCTACGACCAAATTCTGTATTGTCTGCCATGGCGGCGTTTAGTACAGTAACGAATTGTTCGGCCCAATTTTGATTGGTTGGATCGTTCCAGATAATTGTCTGCTGGGATAGATTTTTACCGTTACTGTCTAAGATGTTTTCTGTGGTACTAACAGTATCAAATTTTAAAAGACCCTTGGCATTGATATTTCGTTTCGCATTATAGCTCAGCATCTTAGCAAGGCGTAGAACACTTTCCTTGCGCTCTGCTAGTTCGATAAAATTTTCTCTAGATGCTAGATCAATACGGAAGGCCAGGCTCTGTCCTAAAAATGCAATAGCATCTATAAGAGCCAAATATTCGCTGCTTTCTATGTAATCATTAAAGTCTTCTGGATAATTTTCTCTAAAATAGGAGATGATGACTCTACGAAGATTTTCAAAGTCGTAGGATTTGAAATCAGCATTTTTAAATGTCTGATATATCCTAGTCCAGTCCTCGTTTAGAATTAAATTATTTTGTCTAGAAGTTGTGGTCATAACCTGTTCCTATCACGTATTTACCTGTAAAAATTAACTGCTCAGTTAATGATATTATTTGCTCTGTCAAAGTTAAAAACCATGTTTTCGTTAATGTTAAACGGTAGATAAGTGACGTTAGCTTCTATCCTAATTCCCATGTCTGTGCTATCTATTAACACAGAATTCACAGTTACTCTAGGATCATAGTTGATTATTTCTTCAACGTTATCTGTGATTAATTTTTTAACTTCTTCAGTGAATTGTTCAAATAATAAATCCCAGATCACCGTACCAAAATCCGGATTCATTAACTTTTCTCCCTTACGGATATAAAAATGATTTATAATGTCTTGTTTGACCAAATCCATATCGTAGCTCTTGTAACCTTTTTTAGTCTCAGAAGAATTAAATCCCTTATAGGTAAAAGCTGCTAGACTATCACTAACAGATGCATTCACAGATGCTACTGATTTTTTATTATATAATTTTGCCATTATGCTTCTCTATCTGTATTGTCCGGTGTTAGTAGATCCGGTGCTTGATTTTCATGTAGGGCCCAGGGTTCGTGCATAGGAACACGCTTCATAATACTTTTCAGAGGATCTTTAACCGCGTAGCGATTTTTACCTTCCCACTTTTCACTAGAGCTGGTAACGATATTATCATGGGTGGAAAGAGGAACTACGGGTACACCCGGAGGTCCGTTTAGATGTATTTGAGCCGCGGTCTGTAATATAGCGCCTCCGCTGACTATGCTGGTTGCAAGTCCTGCTGTGAGCCTTCCGTCGGCGGCTGCATATATCTTGTATTCTTTTCCTGCTTCGGCATGAAAACTACCCGAAACTGCTTTGATATTAACATTCCTACCTGCTTCTAGATTTATGTCTCTGTCTGCTCTAATGTTCAAATCTGTTTCAGTGTGTATACTGATACTGTCCTCAGAAAAAATATCAATCTTACCGTTACTGGTTAATTCGATCCACGCAGTTCCTCTGGCATTACCTATGTAGATTAAATCTTCGGAATTATGGAATAATATCTGATGACCTGTTCTAGTTCTGATTCTAAAATATTCGTTGTAGGGAATATCAGGATCGCCCTTTTCTTTATTTTCAGTATCTGCATATTCAACACCGCCTTCCCAGGGTTTTTTCTTTCTCTGATACCTATCGTCACCATCATCCATTACTATGGTAGTACCGCCTAATCTGCCTACCGGTACTGGAATAGGACTCTTGCTCTGTTGTTTGCCGATAAACTGCTTTTTAGCTCCGTCCGATCTATCAAACGGTCCCGGAGTCGATATACCAAAAACTGCGTTAGGTACTCCTCTCCTACTAGAGGATGTTGTCACTCCTCTAACATCGTCTTCTAACAATCCTTGTTCTAAAAATCTATCAGCCACAGGATGAACAGGCTTTTTAATCTTGTCTACGGCCAAGCTCTTTTCTTGTTCGTTAGCCTTACGATTAAACTCTCCTACAGGCAACGGTTGCGTGGTGTCATATTTCTTTTTTTGATCAGCGGTAAGCTCAACATCTGTGGTTCCTCCGATAGCAGGAATCATTTGATTCATAAACCTACCAGGAACACAGCCTATGAAAAATCCTGAATCAGCACTTCCGTTAACAAACACAACCAAAACTGTGGTTCCTATCTCTACTGTAGGAAACCACATTCCGTAACTTTTTTGTGTGTCTTGAAAGTCCGGTTTATTCATTCCTAGATATTCGTAGGCAGTAACTCCGTAGAAGGGAGAAGAATACTTTATAGAATATGTTTGATTTAAGTTACCAATCGAATTTCCGTTTTCTCGTAACAGCGTCACTTCAAGCCCGCCCATAAAGGCGGGGTCAAGATATCCTACTACTTTTGCTAGTAGAATCCCCGAAGGTAATTTACCTTCGTCTTCTTTTACCGGACTGCGTTTTTCTTGTGCCATTAAGCCATCATACTCCCTGAAGTTTGTGTAGCTGGATCATCTGTTGGTGTGGTTTTTTCAGGTGCTACTTTCGATGTATCGTACATGACCTGATTTTGTTTATTAACTGTTTCTTGACCAACATAATCAAGTGCCTGATTAACCTGGCGAGCTAGATCTAAAGTTTGTGTAAAAGTTCCGTTACTGAATTTATTTTCCACACTCTTTACGTGATATATTCCGCTGAACGGTGTTACTGCTCCGCCGTTGGGAAAATTATACAATCCTCCCTGCCCTGTGGTTCCGAGATTTGGTTCTAAAGGATTTCTCCATGTTATATAGACAAATATCTGACTGCCTTCCCAGTTCATAGATCCGTCAGCGGTTATCTGTGAATTAGGTCCGTACTCGGCCAGATAGTTAGAATTAATACCGCTATCACTAAGGAAATAAGGATCGCCTAGTATTTCTATTTTTACACTAGTCATTTCGCTGCTGGCAGCAAAAGACTTATTAAAAGCATCTGCCACAATCTGCTCTACAGTCTTGTCCCCACTAAACGACGGAGCATTTAAATTTGGATCGGGCTTGACCGGCGGCGAGCCGTTTTGGCTAGTCGAGCTACTTGGGGCGTCTCCGGTTTCTATCTCCGCTGTTGGCGTCGGTTCTGGTGCGGGATTTTGCACATCCTTATTTGCCACATTGGCATTTTCCTGCGGCGGCCTAGGCATGATTCCCGTATAGAACATTCCATTAAAGGTTAAATCAAACCTTAAAATATCATTGTTTTGACCTGTGTAAAGATAGTCATATCTTTTACAAATTATTTTTTCTAGTTTGTCTTGCCCCGATGCCGGTGCTGTTGGGTTCTGATAGGTAGTGGCGCTGACTTTAAAAGGAACTACCCTATAAACATATTTTTTTGCTTTTACGTTTCGAATCCTGTCAAAATCAAGTAACTGTATTTGCACATCTATCCGGAACCAATCTACCATACCGTCTTTGATATTTTCGCCTTTTAGACTCTTTACACAATATTCAGATGCCGAGACGATGTACTTGATTATTTCGGTGATCTTTGAACCCTGAGGAAATTGTATTTCTCGCTGCTTGGGATCAATGGTCATCCTATCTCGTACGATACGACCGGTCTTTTCATCTATTATGTCACCTTCAAGTTTAAAATTATAGTTTCCGCCAGATGTCTCTGAAAATCCCATACTGGCGCTGCCTATGACTCCTTGGCCAAAAGTTCCAGCTGCGGCTTCTCTGGCTTGGACTGCTATCCTCTGTGTCACAGGCTTTTTAGGATCTGCCATGGCTTTTAATACTTCGGTCGATAATCCGCCGTCTAATCCTACTTTATCCGAGGCATCGATAGGAAACACTATTTCGTATAGGTCTGGTATTTCTGCTTGTTTTTTGTTAACGTTTTCTAATTGCAACTGATTCAACGCATTGATAAGACTCTGCGGTCCGGAAGATAAGACTTCAGACACTTTCATTCCTGTTAATTTTAAATCTGTAGGAATATTATTAATAACATCGCTGAAACCTTGATGATGAAAAGGTGCTGCTTCAACTTTATATTTGCTGCCACCCTCATTAACAGTGAACTCAGCTTTGGTAATTTTAATTGTAAAATATTTTGCCAGATCTTCTGTAGAGCCAAAAACAGCGCCGCTGTCTTGATATCCTAAAAATTCTAGTTTGAGCAGATACGGAGTATCATTAAGGTAGGACGGATACCCGGCACCGATGGCCGCTGCCTGTAGACTTTGTAAAAATAATCCTAATGAATAAGGTTCATAGACTTCAAAAGAAAAACTAGAAACGTTGGTATTACCCGTCTTTGCTGAGCCACCAAGCTGTGCCTGTAGTACAAAATTATCTACAAAATATTCAGGTGTTCCGTAGGCAGTGGCCACACGCTTTTCGTCAAATCTTCCTGCAGAAGAAAATACTACATTTTTTAAAGCAGACGGATTTCCTCTATAGGTAGTAGGATCATTAAACTGATTTGGTTCGAGGCAGCTCAGAGTCCATAAAGGTACATAGGAAGCGAATTGCTCTAATACATTCTCATAGGGAGGTCCTGAACCAGCAGTGGTTTTTCCCGACAAGGTTTTGTAAAGACCAAAAGTAGTTACCGCTAGGGTCTTTCCGGAATCTTGAACAACATTGTCAATGTTCTTTGGATCAATGGTTGCGGTAGCAGCAGACACCTGTCCAGTAATAGCCTGTGCATTACCTTGTAAAATATTTGGAACTGTAGGTATGTCAAGTATTGGTCTGCCAGAGGGCATCAAAAGATTGCCTACTTTCTGGCCTATGTCTCTGAATATCGACACGTTAGACTCCGATAAACTTTTCTAAGTTTGATTTTTTAGGACAATATATAGTAACCCCGGGTTCAAAATCATATATGGGATCTCTAAGAACTTCCATGTTCCTTTGAACAAATACCCACCACAGATTAGAATTACCGTATAAGTCATAGGCTAAAAGATCTGGTCTATGTTTATACTGTCCCTCTATAACGTATTGAAAATCGTCTGCCTCGGCCGGTACTGGTCGTATAGCCAATAGTTCTAGATAAAGATTATTTTGCTTGGTTGTAAAATACGGTGATGTTTTTTTGTAGACTGCCATATTATAGATATCCTACGGTTTTTCCAGCAGCATAATCATTCAGAGAGAATCTACGCAACTTTGTTCTGTTATAGATAGGCGCAACAGTAACAGAGATCGTGCTCATGATCGGCACCCAGGTGTTAGCACCGTCTAGAGAACATTTGATATAATTCACATCATCTTTGAAATCTACGCTAAAACTTTTTATGATAACCGGAACTGAATTAAAGACTCTAGCGCCATAGCCCGTGAGATTACAAATGATCGGAGGATTTCCTACATTAGGTCCTTGACCAAAAAACATCTTGGTAGCTGTTCTTAAAAAGGTGGTGCCCTGTATCCAGTACTGAGCATCTAGCTCTGTTTCAACTGAAAACTCTCCGCTGATCTGTATGTCATCTATCTGACTGTTCTTATATGCATAGAAAGGTTGTAGATTATGTATAGGATCTATCTGGGTATAATTGGCTTTACTGGCAACGGTGATGGTAGGGAGATAAGGCCAAACAAAACCGTTGGTCGCCGACAGTCTTGAAAAGGCTGTGCCGAACAAACCAAAATTACAATTGAGTTTTACTCTCCAGTCATCGGCTGTGCCCGGTTTTACTTCGACAAACGCACCTTGCTGATTAAATAATTCTGCACCACTAGGTAGGTTTTTTCCTCTAGCCATACTTAAAAGATTGTTTATCATTCCAGCCGCAGAAGATATGCCTGTGGCAAGTTGAGCTAGGCCGCCACCTAAACCACCACTGGCCAAACCTAATTTGTTCAAACTAGCACCTATAGCAGCTCCAGCATTGCTGACCGCTCCGGCAACCCCGCCTAGTGATCCCAAAGCACTACTTCCCCCTGTGGCGTTTGATGCTAGGCTCTGTATTGGACTTCCTACGCCCTTTAATGCTGATGCAGCATTGCCCATCATAGTATTAGCGGCTGCGGTGGCTCCGTTGAGTCCGCTGCCGATTTCGCCCGAGAGTCTTCCCACAGTGGCATCTACGTTGGCTTTAAGAGCCGAAGTATCTGCTGCTGCCAGAGATGACTGCGCAGACTGTGCTGCTGCTCCTACTTGCGACGAAACGCTGTTGACTAATTTAGCCAGAGGATTGATTGATAACGCCATTTTGACAAAATTTTCCTAGTTTACACTATTTATTCTTGACAAAATGTGCTACTATATTAACTATTGGAGAATACTGAGTATATGACAGAACAAAAAATAAAATACCTAACTAACAAAGATTTACTAAGAGAAATACATCTAAGCAAAAATACCTTCTGTACCTTTACGGATCCGATCTACGCTGATTACGATATTATTCTTCCTAATCTAGCCAAGATCAATATTAGAACCATAGCCGAAGCTAAAAGAAATAAAGCAGCTAAACTTAGTAAGCAGGCACACGAAGCGGCTCAAAAAACCGGCAAAAAATCATCAGCCAAGGAACACGAAATAGACTATAAGAAAATTTCCAAACACGATCTAGTGTTTAGAATCATGACATTCGAACATATTCCGCTGGCTCCTGGTCGTAAGAAAACTCTTAAGAATACCGCAGACAGCCACGATAAAGTAAACTTTCCTCCTTTCCAACACTGGAAGTTTGATGATAACGATAACCTAATCTGTGTAGGTAAGAGCCACTGGAAGGGAGATCTAAACACAGGATCGTTTAACAAAGAACACGGTCAGATGACCAACAATCTAGCTCGTATGTTCCTAAAACTCTGCGAACGATATGCTACTAGAGGCAACGTTCGAGGCTACACCTACAACGACGAAATGCGTGGACAGGCTATTCTACAGTTAACTCAGATAGGCTTACAGTTCGATGAATCTAAATCCGATAATCCTTTTGCTTATTATACCGCTGCTGTTACTAATTCATTCGTGCGAATTATCAACATCGAAAAACGCAACCAAAACATTCGAGACGACATTCTTGAAATGAATGGTATGAACCCAAGTTGGACCAGACAAAACTCGGGCAGTGGAGCAGGTGCTGTGAATACCGCTCCTGTAGATGGTAGTGATTGGGATTGATATAGTCAATTAATAGTGTTATAATATATTATGAATCTTTTCAAAAAAGTAGCCTGTTTTACTGACATACACTTTGGGTTGAAATCAGGTAGTCGTACTCACAATATCGATTGTGAAGAGTTTGTAAAATGGTTTTGCGAAACTGCTCGAGCAGAAGGCGCAGAAACCTGTATCTTCTTAGGTGATTGGCATCACAATCGCAGTACCACTGACGTGAGTACTATGAACTATACTGTGTCAAACTTAGAAAGACTAAGTCAAAATTTTGAGAAAGTGTATTTTATTCTAGGAAACCACGACTTGTTCTATAAGGACAAACGTGAAATTAACTCTATCGAGTTTATGCGGCTGTTTCCTAACATCGTTCCCATCAAAGATACACTTACTCAGGGCAATGTCACTATCATGCCCTGGCTAGTAGCCGACGAATGGAAAGATATTCCTAACATTAAAAGTCGATATATCTTTGGACATCTAGAATTACCTAGCTTTTACATGAATGCCATGGTACAGATGCCCGATCACGGTACTATTCAACGTTCTCACTTTGTCAATCAAGACTATGTGTTTACAGGGCACTTTCACAAACGACAACAGGCTGCTAATATCGTCTATATAGGCAATGCATTTCCGCACAATTATGCAGACGCAGGTGACGACGAGCGTGGCATGATGATCTTAGAATGGGGTGGTGTGCCAGAGTATCGAACTTGGCCCGGTCAGCCTGTTTATAGAATATACAAGTTAAGCCAGATCATCGATCGCCCAGACGAGTTACTCAAAGAAAAAATGCACTGTCGGGTGACCATAGATCTGCCTATCACTTTCGAAGAAGCAAATTTCATCAAAGAGCAGTTTATTCCGCAGTATAATCTGCGAGAATTGATGTTGATTCCAGAAAAAGTAGAAATTGAAACTTCACAGGTAGCGATAGATATTCAATTTGAATCAGTAGACACGATCGTTCTGAATCAGATCAATGCTATCGAAAGCGATACCTATGACAAGGGTCTATTAGTAGACATTTACAAAGAATTATGATCAAGATAAAGAATCTAACTGTAAGAAATTTCATGAGCGTGGGTAATCAAACCCAGGCTATCGACTTTGACCGTGGGCAGTTGACCTTGGTCCTAGGTGAAAATTTAGATCTAGGAGGTGATGACTCTGGCGCCCGCAACGGAACAGGCAAAACTACAATCATCAACGGACTGAGCTATGCTATCTACGGTCAAGCCCTAACCAACATCAAGCGCGATAATCTTATCAATAAGATCAACAGCAAAGGTATGTTGGTCACTGTGACCTTTGAAAAAGACGGAGTTGAGTATCACATCGAACGTGGACGCAAACCTAATCTTTTAAAATTTAGTATCAACGGAGAAGAACAGGAACTTAAAGACCTAGACGAGTCGCAGGGAGACAGCAGAGAAACACAGAAGTCCATCGAAGAAGTGTTTTCTATGAGCCACGAGATGTTCAAACATTTAGTTGCTCTCAACACTTATACCGAACCGTTCCTTAGTATGAAGGCTGCGGATCAAAGATCTATCATTGAGCAGCTATTAGGAATCACACAGCTCAGTGAAAAAGCAGAAAACCTCAAAGAACAGATCAAACATACCAAAGATGCTATCTCAACCGAAAACACAAGGATTGAAACTGTAAAGGCATCCAACGATCGTATACAACAAAGCATCGAAGCTCTAGAGAGAAAGCAGAAGATCTGGGAAGATCAAAAAGAGTCAAGTCTTGAAAATCTAAGAAAAAGCATAGACCGTCTCAGTAACATAGACATCGATCAAGAAATACTAGATCAAAAAAATCTCTCGGATTGGTCAAAAAACAAAAAAGAGAAAGACAGTCTTACTGCATTGATCGCTAAACAGACATCGACATTGGACAAAGAACAGCGTATGCTAGAAAAGCTAGAAAAAGAACTGGTCTTATTAGCTGAACATAAGTGCCATGCCTGCGGTCAGGACATACACGATCATAAACATGAAGATATGGTCACTGCTAAATCCAAACAAGTCGAAGATAGTCTAGCTTTGATCAAAGAATATGAAACAGAACTAGCTACACTCAACGAAGCTCTCGGACTGCTGGGAGATCTCGGTGCATGTCCTACTGTGATTTATAACAGCCTAGAGGAAGCACTGAATCATAAGAACACTCTAGAAAGTCTAGAAAGAGACCTTAGTATCAAAGAAGCAGAATCTAATCCCTACGGTGAACAGATCGACGAGCTACGCAAAACTGCCGTACAAGAAATCGACTGGAATTCTGTCAACGAATTGACTAGAGTTAAAGATCATCAAGAATTCCTGCATAAATTGTTGACCAACAAAGATAGTTTTGTCCGTAAGCGCATCATTGACCAGAATCTAGCATTTTTAAATCAGCGTCTAACCTATTATCTAGACAAGATCGGACTACCCCATATCGTAGAATTCCAGAATGATCTAACTGTGACCATTACACAACTAGGACAAGACCTAGATTTCGATAATCTGAGTCGAGGTGAACGTAATAGATTAATCCTAAGTCTAAGCTGGGCATTTAGAGATGTATGGGAAAATTTATATACCAGCATCAATCTACTGTTTATCGACGAACTAGTAGACTCGGGCATGGACGCCAGTGGTGTCGAATCAAGTATCGCTGTACTCAAGAGGATGACTAGAGAACGTGATAAGAATGTTTTCTTGATCAGCCATCGAGACGACCTGACAAATCGAGTAAATCATGTATTAAAGGTCATCAAAGAAAACGGATTTACCAGTTACAGTAACGATGTGGAGATATTAGATTGACCACTGAAAGTCATGATAAAATGATCGAAGCATTTCAGCAGTATTTTAAATGGCAAGATCGTTTTGAGTACAGAAATTCAGATGAGGCAGGCATCAAAGCTAGGTATTGGCTATCAGAAATACGTAACGAGGCATCAAAAAGGCGAGTAGAAATACAAGAAAAAAGAAAGCAACGTAAGAAATCCAGAAAAGGCATGCTAGGCAGACCCCCCAAGGTAACTAAATGAGTGCTGTGGACATATCAAAATCAACCCGTAGAAGAAATACCCGAAGGCTATATTGGCTTTGTTTATCTTATTACAAATCTCACCACCGGACAGAAATACATAGGCAAAAAACTAGCACAGTTTAAGCGCACAAAACCACCTCTCAAAGGCAAAAAACTTAAAAGAAGATCAGTAGTTGAAAGCGATTGGCGCGATTACTGGGGTTCTTCTGATAGGCTACAAGCAGACGTCCAAGCATTAGGTCCGGAAAACTTCACAAGAGAAATACTTTACCTTTGCAAATCCAAGGCAGAAATGTCATATCTAGAGGCTAGAGAGCAGTTTGAACGCAGAGTTTTAGAAACAGATGACTATTATAATGGCATTATAAACGTCAGAGTCGGCGGATCAAACATACTTAGACAGCGCCTCGAAGAACATAAAAAGGCAAAATAACAGCGGTTTTTGGCTAGCGCAGGCCCAAATTCGTGCGCTCTATACCTGGTCAATCGTGGTCACAGGGACGGAAAACCTTGCCGCTAAGGTGCTCAACCACTACCCTTCGGGATGAAGATCGCTTGTAAGCCCTGCGATTTGGTTGTTTGAATAGGATAAAAAGGCAAAAAGAGCAGGGAAAACCTGCACGTCTACAGCAGTGATAGCGTATTGTTGTAGGCCGCCGTTGTGTAAAGACGTGGCTCGAGGTACCGGACAACCGCCTCTGTAATGCCATAACGCTGTGTGACTTGCCGAACTCGGATAATGTACTCTTGGCCCTTAGCTGGGCTAAGTGTGACCATTAAAATCTGGATAATGCTAAACTTTCCGCTTCGCGGAAAAAATCCTAAGAAAGAAAAAATTGCGTTGAGCGTAAGCGAAAACGCAAAACGAGCGCAAGCTCGTTTCTTAAATAAATAAACAATATTGGATTCAAACCATGAAAATTAATAATATCCTTGTTGAAAATCATCTGACGGAGTCTCGTAGAGTACTAGTGGAGTCTTGTCAAGGTCTTGATCAACAACAACGTAAGATTGTCGAGGGGATTGTTAAAGAACTACAGCCTTTAATCGAAGCTAGTCTAACACCTCAACAGATACAGGGCATATTTGGTGGTGTGGAAAAAGCAGCCACTGATGCTGGAGGAAACAGGACTCTATTAGGCAAAGGAGTTGATGTTGCCAAGAAAGCAGATGCGATCATCAATAACATCGGTAAGTGGTTACAGGACACCACACCAGTTAAGGCTTTTGATCAAAAGTTTGAAGATCTCAAGGCCACTATCAGCAAGAAGTTTCCTGATCTATCACAGAAAGTCGCAGGTATGGGAGAATGGGCCAAGGCCAATCCCGGAAAAACTGCGGCCATTGTCGGTGTATTAACAGCCATCGCTTCGTTGGCAGGTGGACCTGTCGGTGGCGCTATCGCTGGTCAAGTACTGAGAGGTTCTGTAGAACTGCTCAAGGGCGAAAAACTTTCCACAGCCATTGGTAAAGGTGTTAAGACCGCAGTATTTGGTTATCTATCCGGCAAGGCATTTGAAATGCTGGGCGAATTCGCTGAAGGTATTAGGATTAAATCTCTTCCATTTGGTCCTGAGAATGCAGGATTTGAACAGGTATCGTTTGGTGCTACTAAAACAATCACTGCTCCAGGCATGGAGTGGACACGAGAAATACAGGGCATCGATATTATCGTAGATCCTGAAATGGCCAGTGCTGTGAGATCAGCAGAAACCCTATTAAGGATGGGCGGTGACGCTGCCAACGAAGGTTTTGAGCAGTTAGAAAATGTAGCCAAGATCATCAACAGCGCAGAATATAAACAAGAAATCGCAAGTGCCCTAGAAATCAGTAGACAAGAACTTATTAAAAATGATTCGCTGCTTAATTTTATCAAAGCAGCCAAAGAAGGACTACAGGCAGTGTCTCAGGGTGCTGTGGCTGCTGCTGGTGTCGCTGGCGGCAAAGAAAAGAAAGAGAGTGTTTACCTACAATCTAGACCTCTCAGTGAAGGGCAAGTATATTTGGTATTCAATAGGATTGCTGCAGAACAGCTCAACGAAGGTCCCATGGACATGGTTAAAGGTGCAGCTAACTGGGTTTCTAAGAAAGCAGGAAATCTAACCACAAAAATCACAGCAGACAAACTAAATTCTGCTTGGCAGAAAGCAGGCAGTCCTACAGATTCGGATCAGCTAGCAGATTTTCTTGCCAAACAAAACATTGACACTGAAATGATCAAGAGTGTCTATGCTTCAATGAAACTACCAGCACCCGGCTCAGGCAAGGCTCTAGCAGATCTAGAAACAGTAAAACAACTGGTAGCAAAATTACCTGTGGACCGCAAGGCAAGATTGTTAAAATACCTATTAGGTGGCGCCAAAGGTATGAAACAATCAGCAGAAATCGCCGCAGACAGAGAAAGACTGTTACCGCAGGCCGCAGAGGACATCAAATGAAAATCAATGAACTATTAAACGAAAGCCAACAACAAGAACTGTCAGTGTTACAGGAAGGCCCTATCCTTAACAAGATTGGTCAAGGTGTAGGCAAGGTTGCAGGAACTGCTGCCAAGGCGGTGGGATCTGTGGCCGGCGGTGTTGCCGGACTAGGATCAGCTTTTATGAAAGGCTATCGTGGAGGCAAATCTACCGTGGCCGCAGCCGGTGACGATGATGAAGCAGACACAGCCGCAGATACGGGCAATACAGCTCAAAGCGGAGGTACTACTAAGACAGCCGCAACCGGTGGTAGTAGCAGTAGTGGAGCAGCACCAGCTGCTGGGGGAGGTAGTGCAGCACCTGCAGCCGATACTGGAACAGCATCTGCACCAAAAGCTACCAAAGCTGCACCTAAGAGCACATTTGGTAAACTAACCACAGCAGCCGCAGGCGGCGCTGATGCTGCTGCCGGCAGAGTAGAACCAACTTTAGACGAACCTAAATCTGATACAGCATATGCTCAGGCACAAAAAGCAGTGTCGTCATTGGCACCTGAACAGAAAAAAGAAATCGTAACCATGCTCCAGGCTGATCCAAAAGTTAAAGCAGCCATGGAAAGACCCGCTGCTAAGAAGCCAGCAGCCAAACCTGCAGCAGCACCAGCGGCCGATGCTGGTGCAAGTGCAATGGGACAAATGGTCGGACAGTTAGCCAAAGGGGGAGCAGAACAACCTAACACGATGGCAAATGCTCCGGTAAGTAAAACTAATACTGCTAAACCAGGTAATCCAAATGCAGCACCAGCTGCTAAACCTACGACAGCACCTGCGGCAGCAGAGCCCAAGCCAAATAAAAGAAAACCTGCCAAGAAACCAGCAGGTCCTAGTCAGGCCGAAATCGATGCAGATCGCGCAAGAATTATGGGACCAACTTCTGACAGCATTGTTAGAACCAAAGCTAGTCTAACTGAAAACTTTAGTCTGTTCAGAAGAAGTTAAAAGAAAGGTAAACCTGTTTTCTTAGTAGTTTCAAGATTGTCTTTGATGATCTCGCCTATGATGTTTCTTTCTTCATAGCTGAGCATCATAGCATCAGAATAGCTCATACCTCGCATATACCAACAGATCTTGAGAAGATCTTTTTTGATAGACAGCGCCTCTTTTTCTATTTGTTTTACAAATTCAAGGATCTCAGACTGAGGCAGTGTTAAGACCCTTTGGCGAAAAAATTTGTCTGATCCATACTTACAGTCACAGTCCAGTGATGTTTGCATTCTGCGCATTCAACATCCTGCGCTTTGAGTTCCATAAGTTCTTTCATATCTCTGATATGATCATTGACCGTGTTAAACACAGTACTGTCTGCATTTTCCATAAAGTCTAAAATGATCTGTTGATCAGTCACATCACCATCCGGTGTGGAGATTCGTGTGATACAGCCTGCTACTACATCAACAGTAAGTTCAGTTAACTTGACAAAACTTTCTCCAAATCGTTCAATTTTTTCTTCGTCACTCATGTTAGGATCATTAACCACTTCGAAGATTTTTTGTTGTTCTAGAGTTTTGATAGCAGTCTTGGTAATTTCTTTGTAGCTGTAGGGTCTTAAATGGATAGTCAGCGGACCTACAGATAATTCAGAAGCATATCTAAACTTATAAGTTTCTTCAAGATAACCGAGAAGATTCAGTTGATAATCATTATAATGACTACAGCTAGGACAGGTACTGCTAATTTCCATGCTTTCGCCGTAGGTAGCGATCCTAATAGCGATAAGACATGCATCTAGATCGATGCTGGGCATGAGCCAAGGTTCTTTGATCGCTGGAATACAGCTCTTGATAACTTCTACAGTAGATTGACCGTTCATGAGAGCATCGGGAGTTTTAAACATCAACTCATCTTTGGCTGTCATGGCATACACAGCGTATTCTTCGTTTTGACTCACATCTAAAGAACCAGGCGGATAAAAGTTCCCCTGGCTAGGTAATCTCATATATAACTTTGGTTGTCTAAAATAATTTGCTAGAGGATTAGACACCCTCTTTACTTGCTGATTGGATTGGTCCATCATATTTTTTCCCCGATAAATAATTTATCTACTCATATATTTATATGCGCAGTTTTCATGGATTTTACTAAATGGCAGACGTAACTGGCGATCTCGGCGGGCAACCAATACAGCTCAATAATGCAGCAACTGAAATCACGCTCAAGCAGATTTTGGCTGCTATGCTGGCGCAAACTGCGGCCATGGCCAAGCAAGGCAAGGCCGGCGCCGGCGGAATGGATCCAAAGACTCTCAAAGAGCTAGAAAAAGAATTAGAAAGACTAGCCAAAGCCAGTAAAAAACAAAAAGAAGAATCCGAGGCGTTACAAAAAGCTCAACGCGACGAAACTGAAGAAAAGAAAAAAGCTCTAGAACACGAGAAAAAGAAAGGTCTGTTTTCTGCTAAAGAACTGAAGCAGATGCAGCAGACAATGAGCAGCCTAGCTACTCTAGGTTCGGCAGTATCTGGTGTTGCTCTAGGCATGACAAATCTCATGTCTGCATTAGCCAATACTGGCAACAGCATGAGTGCTGCTGCACAGACCATGAACAATATCCCTATAGTCGGGGGTGTGCTAGCAGGAGTGTTTGGTGCGGTAGCTGGCGCAGCAGAAAAAACCTACAAGGCCTTTCAACAAAGTGCCAGCGTAGGTGCGAACTTTGGTGGCAGCATTGTTACAATGATAGATTCTGCTACCGCAGCAGGTCTAACATTTGAACAATTCTCTGGGATCATCGCTAGGAATGGCCAACAGCTGGCTCTGCTAGGTGGTACATCGGAAGAAGGTGCTAAGAGATTAGCACAGCTAGGAAAAACCATCAAGAACTCACCGCTGGGCAATGATCTAGCTAGGATGGGTTATAGTACAGAGCAGATTAATGAAGGATTCGCCAAGTATTCTGCTCAGCTGGCCGCTACAGGTAAACTACAAGGGATGAGTAATTCTCAACTGGTAGCACAGACCGGAGCGTACCTACAAGACTTAGATGCACTTACTAAGCTCACCGGTAAGAATCGTGCAGATCTAGAAAAAGAAAGAGAAGCAAGATTAAAAGACTCTCAGTTTAGAAACATCATGAGCAAGTTAGACGCTGACAGTCAACGAAACTTGCAGAACCTAATGGACAGTATACCTGCTGAACATCAGGAAGGCATGAAAGAAATTATTGCTACAGGTACAGCAACATCTGAAGCAGGTAAGAAAGCTCTGGCTTTCTTACCAGAATCTGCCCGTAATATGATGCAGTTGAACCAACAGATCCGTACCACGGGTAAGATGGGAGCAGATCAAGCAGCAAGGATCAATGCAGCTTATAAACAAGAAGTAACTAATTTTACCAAATCTGGCGTAGCAGAAAACATGGCGCTATATGGGGACGAAGCCAGTAAGCGTTTCTATGTAGGTGCTATGGATGCCGCAGCTAATCAAAAAACTCTAGGCCAGGTACAGGCAGAACAACAAAAAGCTGCCGCAGAAAGAGCTGCTAAAGAAAAACAATTACAGGCTGAAGGTTTAGATCCTGCGAAATTAAAAGAATATCAAGAAAAGATCGCCCAGACTAGTAACACGTTTACAAAATTCTTAGCCACTAGCGGTCTACTTGATACGATGATGCAGGCATTTACCATGCTTACGGATTTTACAATAAGTTATGTTGTACCAGCATTCCAGTGGATGGCACGTAATTTTGAAACGATCGTGCTAGTAGCAACACCATTGATAGCTCTATTTGCTATATTAAAAGCAGCTATATTTGCACATAACGTTGTCCAAGCACTGCAAACTCTAGGAGTTACAGCTTCACTAGCTCCATTAGCAGCAATGGCGGGTGCAGCACTGGCAGTAGCTCTGCCTATACTAGCATTGGTCGCAGCAGGTTGGGCTCTGTATAAAGGATTCCAATGGATTTCAGATAAGGTCAAAGAAGCAGGATGGTCGTTCAGTGATGTATTTGAAGCCATAGGAGATAATCTAAAACGCTTTGCACTGTTCTATACAGATATATGGTTAGCTATAGCAGAAAAAGTTGCTAAGTTTTTTGGCGGCGGTGATACTATCAAAGCCATGCGAGATCGAATCAAAGAAGAGCAGACTGAATTAGACGAAAAAGAAAAAGCTAGAGATCAACGTAGAAAAGAAGCTGGTGACAAATATAAACAAGAAAAAGCTCTCAAAGAACAAAAAGAAAAAGAGCTTGAAGCCAGTAAAAAATTAACTGAACAAAAAGCACAAGAAGCTAAAGCTGGAGCAAGTGCCGCTAGTGCGAACGAAGCCAATGCAGCCGCTGCCGCTGCTGCTCCACCACCTATTGATTTTAGTTCTCCTCAAAAAATGTTTGACAGCATGAAGAAGAGAATGGAAGGTCAAGCACAACAACAACAGCAGCCAGGAACTACAACTACTGCGCCCGTAACTGGCACATCTACTGCACCACCGCCTGTAAACCAAGACCAAAAGAAAAACATGGAATTGGTCAAAGCTGCCCTAATTAAACAAGGCATCACAGATCCAAAATATATCGCTGCTACATTGGGCAACGTTATGAAGGAAACTGGCGGCAAGAGTATTTCTGAGAACATGAATTATGGCGGTACCTCTAATGATCGTATCAGAAAGATTTTTGGTTCGAGAGCCGCAGGAAAAACCGATGCAGAACTAGATGCAATCAAAAAAGATCCATCAAAGATGGGCGAAATGATGTATGGTGCCGGTACTAAACTAGGCCAACAAATGGGCAACACTGAGCCCGGAGATGGCTTCAAATTCCGCGGACGAGGTTTTATTCAACTCACAGGCAAAAACAATTATGCTGCGGCATCAAAAGCTATCTATGGTGACGATAGATTGGTACAGAATCCAGATCTAGTCAACAATCCAGAAGTTGCAGCACAGGTATCGGCTTGGTATATGAAAAAAGGCCAAACTAGTATGGCCAGCAAGCTAGGTATAAACACCGCTAACATGACCCAAGAGCAGGCTAATCTATTAGCTACAAGTCAGATCGCAGGTGGAGACATTAGAAAGAAAGGAGCCATCGGTGCAGAAATTTCTGCCAAAGTTGATAAGTTTTCTACTCAAATGGCAGGCATAGCAGGAGCTCCTGTGGCTCCGGATGCATCGCAGGCATTGGCTCAAGTTAGAACACCGGCAACAACAACTACACCGGCTGCTACTACCACACAAACAGCTCTAGCCCAAAATAAACCAGCAGATACAGTGGCAGCTGAACAGGAAAGGATTAGACGTGAAGGAAAAGCAGTACCAGGAACAGGCACGGTTGGAAGCCAAGATACCCCTGCGGGACTGCTATCTGCGTTAAATACTAAGATGGATACTTTGATTTCTTTAACACGTCGTGTCAATGAAGTTAACGAACGCCAACTATCTGTTCAACGAAACATAGCTCAAAGCGGTGACCTTTATAGTGCTGCTTAAGGGAAATTAATTAATGTCTTGGAAAAAATATTTTACTCCTGTTAATTTAGATAACCAAAAATCTTCCTATAGTCCTGTAGGTAACGGAGGACGTCCAGGACCGGCTCGAGCTAATTATTCAAGTTTCTTGCCCGATGTATATGCCGGCGCACCAAATCGTGTTGAGCGTTATATGCAGTACGATACTATGGACATGGACTCGGAAGTCAATGCTGCCCTAGATATCTTAACCGAATTCTGCACACAGAAAGACAAAGAAAATAGCACAGCGTTCCATTTATTTTTCAGAGGACAACCAACATCCACTGAAACTAAACTTCTAAAAGAAAGTCTACAGAAGTGGAGTAAACAACAGCAGTTCGAAACTAGAATATTCCGCATAGTTAGAAATGCATTCAAGTATGGCGATTGTTTCTTTGTCAAAGATCCGCAGACTATGAAGTGGTTGTTCGTAGATGCTTCAAAAGTGACTAAAATTATCGTTAATGAATCGGAAGGTAAGGTTCCTGAGCAGTATGTGATCAAAGATATCAACTTTAATTTCAAAGACCTTATAGCCACAACACCTCATAACACCACAAACACTGCACCTAGCGGAACTAGCTCATATACCACAGGCGGTGGATTTGGTCGCGGTATGGTCGGTGATGCTGCACGACCACCAGGAACGAGATTCCAAAACGGCACTAACGAAATAGCCGTAGATGCAAAAAATATCGTGCATATCAGTCTTTCAGAGGGCCTAGACAACAACTATCCTTTTGGTAATTCGTTGCTAGAATCAGTGTTCAAGGTCTACAAGCAGAAAGAACTACTTGAAGATGCTATCATTATCTATCGTATTCAACGTGCTCCAGAACGTAGGATTTTCTATGTTGACGTAGGTAACATGCCTGCGCACATGGCCATGGCATTTGTCGAGCGTGTTAAAAATGAAATCCATCAACGTAGAATTCCTAGCTCGACCGGCGGCGGCCAAAACATGGTTGATGCTAGTTATAATCCATTAAGCGTTTCAGAAGATTACTTCTTTCCGCAGACAGCAGAAGGCCGTGGCAGTAAAGTAGAAACCTTACCCGGAGGTACGAATCTTGGAGAAATTACAGATCTTCGTTATTTTACTAACAAATTGTTTAGGGCTTTGCGCATACCTGCTTCATATCTTCCTACAGCCATAGATGAACAGGCTAATACTGTATCAGATGGCAAAGTAGGTACTGCCTACATACAAGAGTTACGTTTTAACAAGTACTGTGAGCGACTACAGTCGATGATCGTAGAAACTTTTGATCAAGAATTTAAACTTTGGTTGAACAACAACGGTATTAATATAGATTTTAGTTTGTTTGAATTAAAGTTTAATCCTCCACAGAATTTTGCAGCATACAGACAATCAGAACTAGATACAGCTAGGGCAGCTACCTTTGCACAACTGCAAGAAATCGCACACCTCAGCAAACGATTCGCTCTAAAACGATTCCTAGGTCTAACTGAAGAAGAAATCAAAGAAAACGAACGCCTCTGGAGAGAAGAGAACGGTTCAAATCTTAAGCCTTCTTTAGATGCAGCTAGCCAAATGAGAAGTATTGGCGTAAGTCCTGCAGGACTAGGTGCAGAAGCTGCTACACAAACCGCCGAAGCACCAGTAGAAGCGCCAGAAGCAGGCGCAGAAGCAGGCGCCGAGGCAGCTCCGGCTCAAGAACCCGCACAATAATAAATACACTATGCTTCTACTTGAATTCCTTTATTTCAATGACAACAACAATGATTTTGCTGTGGATCGTCGCTACGACAACAGCAAGGACAAATCTGTGATTGAAAAAAGCGATACAAGAAAGATTCGTCTAACACTTAGACAAATAAATCAACTGAGAATGCAAAGCGAAGCCCACGAATACGAGCGAGATTCAGAGCTGGAATTTGTTAAACAAATGTACGGAACTCCAGTTGAAGCACAGCAAACAGCCGAATAACACCGCATTCGTACTAGGTAACGGCACTAGTAGACTACAGTTAAATCACAAAAATCTCCTAGACAAAGGTACTGTCTATGCATGTAATGCCATGTATAGAGAGTTTGAGCCCCACTATTTGATAGCTGTAGACGTGAAAATGGTCAACGAAATCATAGCCAGCGGCTATCATAAACGTTGTTCAGTTTGGACAAATCCTAACAAAGGTGTGTCTACCAAGCACCATGTAAACTTCTTTAATCCACATAAAGGATGGAGTTCGGGTCCTACCGCTCTTTCCTTGGCTTGCGACCACGGGCACCGCGAAATTTATATATTTGGCTTTGATTATGCAGGGATCAACGGCAGATTTAACAATGTATACGCCAATACTTTTAACTATAAAAAAAGCACAGATCCTGCAACATTTCACGGAAACTGGCTGACACAAACAGAAAGAACCATACGAGATCATAAGAATATTAATTTTGTACGGGTCATACAGGGAGATGCATTTATTCCTGATCAGCTAGGACCTCATCATAGAAATCTCAAACACATGAACTATGAAGATTTTGAAAAAATTTATCCGGGTTGTATTTACAAAACGGAAAATCTTCAAAAAAGTACCATTTAACACCTTTTTAATAAAAGTGTAGTAAATAACTCACAGCCTAACCATCTTGAAGGAGAATACAACATGGCAGATAAATCATTACTTGAGCAAATGCTCGAGAACCTGGTTAACGATAATCAGGCCAAAGCAGAAGAATTATTCCACGAATATGTAGTTGCAAAATCACGCGAAATCTACGAAGGTTTGATCGAAGCAGAAATGTCCGACGAAGAGGACGAAGAAGTTGATGAAGCAGCTGAAGACGAAGAAGCTGAAGACGAAAAAGTCGACGAAGCATCTGAAAGCGAAGACGACGAAGATATGGAAGAAGGTTTCGATGATATCGCTATTGAAGCCGATGATGAAATGGGCGGCGACCCAACCGATGATCTAGAAAGTGAACTAGACATGGGAGACGAAGAAGAAGGCGAAGAAGGTGAAAAGTCTGAAGAAGAACTTTTCCAAGACTTAGACGCTATCGTTGACGAACTACAAGCTAAGTTTGATGAACTCAAAGGCGGCGACATGGGCGACGACATGGGCGGCGAAGAAGAAATGAAAGACGACATGGACTTAGAAACAGTTCGTGAATACGTAGAAAAAGTTGCAGGCGGTCATGGCGCCGAAAAGAAAGGCGCAGGCGAAGGTTCTCTAGTAGGAACTGGCGCACAAGGTGACAAACCAAGCCTAAATGCTAAGAGCATCGTAGCTGGTAAGAACGACATGGGCGGTACCGCAGCAAACATTCTAGGCAGCAAAGAAGAAGCAGGTGTTCTAGCTAACCAAGGACAATTAAAAGGTTCTGGATTGCTAAAAGGAACCCCAAAAGAAGATAACGCAGGTAATATCAATGTTCCAGGCGGCAAAGCAGGCAGTGCTTTCTCTAAGAAAGAGCCAGGCCATGGCGCTGAAAAGAAAGGCGAAGCCGAAGGCAAGTTTTCTGGAGCAGGCGGTAGTGCAGGCAAGACCGATACCGCAAGTCTTTTCCGTGGTCGTAGATAATAGGACTTAATGGTGAAAAACTACCTATCAGAACATTTGAGTTTCGACCAGGCCAAGATTGTATTAGAGAGCGAAGGTGAAGGCGATAAAAAATCGCTGCATCTGAACGGTATCTGCATCCAAGGAGATATCCGTAATCAGAACCAGCGTGTTTATTCTTCTCAAGAAATTGGCAGGGCTGTCAAAACGCTCAATGAACAGATCGCTGGCGGATACTCCGTTCTAGGAGAAGTTGATCACCCGCAGGATTTAAAAATCAATCTTGATCGTGTTTCACACATGATTACCAAGATGTGGATGGATGGTCCTAACGGCTACGGAAAACTTAAAATCCTCCCGACACCTATGGGCAAGTTAATTGAAACTATGCTCACGTCGGGAGTTAAGTTGGGTGTAAGTAGTAGAGGTTCCGGTGAAGTGGATTCAGGTGGCAATGTTCAAGGTTTTGAAATTATCACAGTTGACATTGTAGCGCAACCTTCCGCCCCGGGAGCATACCCAACCCCAGTTTATGAACACCTTATGAATAACACAGGTGGATATCAGGCATTTAAAATAGCACAAGAAGTTCAAGGCGATCCAAAGGCTCAGAAATACTTAGCAGAGAATCTGGTGAAAATCATCAGAGGGCTCAAATAACCAAGTAGGAGAATCACATGCTAGATATCGTAAAACAACTGTTTGAGAACAATGTGATTTCCGAAGAAATTAAATCGGAAATTGAATCCGCTTGGCAAGCTAGAATCCAAGAAAATCGTGACCAAGTTACGGCTCAGTTACGTGAAGAATTTGCGCAGAAATACGAACATGACAAGTCAGCTATGATTGACGCTGTAGAAGGAATGCTTGCAGACCGTCTACAGGCAGAACTATCAGAACTAGCTGAAGATCGTCAGAGTCTTATTGATGCAAGAGCTCGTTATGCAGAAAAGATATCTCAAGATTCTAAGGTATTAGAATCTTTTGTTATGAAAAATCTACATAAAGAACTCAGCGAACTTCACGATGATCGTAAGTCAGTGGCCAGCAATGTTACAAAATTAGAATCTTTCATCGTAGATTCTCTAGCGAAGGAAATCGCAGAGTTCCACGCAGACAAGAAAGACCTAGCCGAAACCAAAGTTCGTTTGGTTCGCGAAAGCAAGGCTAAGTTTGAAGAAATCAAGAAAGATTTTATCTCCCGTTCAGCAAAAATCATTGAAGAAACAGTGTCTAAGGGCCTGAAGTCTGAAATGACACAGCTACGCGAGGACATTGATGCTGCTCGCAAAAATGATTTTGGTCGTAGGATTTTTGAAAGCTTCGCCAGCGAATATGCTGCAAGTCATCTCAATGAAAAATCTGAAACAGCTAAACTGTTAAAAGCAGTAGCTGCCAAAGAAGCAGAATTAGAAGAAGCAGCCAAAGTTGTTGCAGAAACACAAAAATTAGTTGAAAGTCGTGAACAAGAATTACGCATTGCCAAAGATACAGCCGCTCGCAAGGAAGTTATGAGCGAATTGCTAGGGCCACTATCCGGCGACAAGCGTACAGTAATGAAAGAATTACTAGAATCCGTTCAAACTGACAAACTACGCGGCGCTTTCGACAAGTACTTACCAGCCGTCATGGATGGTGGAGCACCGGCAAAGAAAGCACTCACAGAGGCAAAAGAAATCACAGGCGATAAGCAGGCACAACCTATCAGCGAAGAAAAAACCGCTGAAATATTTGACATCCGCAGGCTTGCGGGACTAAAAGTTTAAGGAGAACTATAATGTCACAACTACTCGAGTCACGCTGGTCGGAGACTAAAGAGGCACTATTAGAAGGCCTACAAGGTAACAAGCGTACAGTTATGGCAACAACTCTAGAAAATACTCGCAAGTATTTGGCAGAGTCTGCCACTGCTGGTGCTACTTCCGCCGGTAACGTTGCAACCCTAAATCGTGTGATCCTACCTGTGATCAGACGTGTAATGCCAACAGTCATTGCTAATGAACTAGTTGGTGTACAACCAATGACAGGCCCAGTTGGCCAAATTCACACTCTACGTGTTCGCTATTCAGATGCTTTCACAGGCTCTGCAGGCGGATCCGCTAGTGCAGGTGAAGAGGCACTAAGCCCATTCAAGATCGCTGAAGGCTATTCTGGTAACGCTAATGGTAAAGCTGATGCGACAGCTGCCAAAGAAGGTGTTGCTGGTAACAGACTAAGCATTCAAATCTTGAAGCAAACAGTTGAAGCTAAGACACGTAAGTTGTCAGCTCGCTGGACATTTGAAGCTGCTCAAGATGCACAAGCCCAACAAGGCATTGACATCGAAGCAGAAATCATGGCTGCTCTAGCACAAGAGATCACTGCTGAAATCGACCAAGAAGTTCTACGTAGCCTAGCTACCCTAGCTTCTGGTGCAGGTAACACAGTGGCTTTTGACCAAGCAGCAGTTAGCGGTACAGCTACATTCGTTGGTGACGAGCATGCAGCTCTAGCAGTTGCTATCAACCGCGTTGCTAACACAATCGCTCAGCGTACACGCCGTGGTGCTGGTAATTGGGCAGTTGTTAGCCCAACAGCATTGACAATTCTTCAGAGTGCTACAACTTCTGCGTTCGCAAGAACAACAGAAGGCACATTCGAAGCACCTACAAACACCAAGTTTGTTGGTACATTGAACAGCGCGATGAAGATCTATGTCAACACCTACGCTGATGATGACACAGTTCTAGTTGGCTACAAAGGTTCTAGCGAATCTGATGCAGCAGCATTCTACTGCCCATACATTCCATTGATGAGCAGCGGTGTTGTTCTAGATCCTAGCACATTTGAGCCAGTAGTTAGCTTTATGACACGTTACGGATATGTTGAGTTGACAAACACAGCATCATCTCTAGGTAACGCAGCTGACTACCTAGGTCGTGTGACAATCGCTAACGCATCATTCACCTAATCAAAGGTACACACTTTTCAAGTGTTTCAAAAAGGCTCTTCGGAGCCTTTTTGTTTGGCTTAAATATCGGTATGCAGATCGAAACGCATAACGATTTTTCTAAACTAAGAGAACAATTTAATATTTGGCGCCGCCGATTTCCAATGTTCACACACGATGTAAAACAAATAGAAAACATCGTTGAAAATCATATCACTAACTACAGTAAGCATCTAGTAGAGTATAGGCGTACACATCATACCATTCATCTAGAACGAGCACAATCGGAAATAGACGAAATTAATAGAGTGCTGGCTACAGTAAGTAAATTGGAACTGATGGCTATGCTCAGCCGCTGATAAATAAAGTATCTAGATGATTGCGCAGTTTTGCCACTGAGCGAGACCTAGAACGTCACTCTAAAGGAGAAAACAAATGGCAAATAAGTTAAGTAAGAGATATTTTGGAATCACAGGCGGATCCCCAGCAAAGATTCCTATCAGATTTAAAACCGGTGGTACAGTCTATGAGGGTTACATTGTTAATCAAGTAAGTGCTCGTAGATTTAAATGTGCCGACGATGGCACAAACGTCGCCGACGGAAGCCTAGTAGTTGGTAGTCAATATGTGATCGAATCTGTAGGCGACTCAGATTTTACCGCAGCAGGCGCACTACACAATGCTGTCAATGGTAGAGTATTCACAGCTACCGCAGTTGGCGGATCAGGCACAGGTGTTGTTAACACTGTAGTAACTGCTAAGTTAGTACAAGGCACAAACTCCGATCCTGCAAACAACGGTGAAGCTACACTAGTAGGAATTAATTCTACTGGTAATCCTGTAACTTTAAGAAAGATTAATTTTAGAACAGCCACTGATTTTAACGGAAATCGTTACAAGTGGTCATTGAGCGACGACTCATCTCAAACTTTGTTAATTTTAACAGCTATCTAATCTAGGAAGTAGGCATGGGACAGTTTTTCCAAGTTAACGGCGATTACAACATCAAAACCAGCGAAGGTGCTGATATTAAATTAGACACCGGACCTGGTGTTGGTAGAACAATCGTTACTGGAAATCTAGTAGTAGAAGGCGATACTACTATTATCTCTGCCGAAAATCTAGCGATTAAAGATAACATCATTATTGTTAATGATGGTGAAACTGGAGCCGGGGTAACTCTTCGTTATTCCGGCATCCAAGTTGATCGAGGTACTGAAGAAGATGTTCTGCTTGTTTGGGACGAAGACGATGATACTTGGAATTTCAAACAAGGCGCAGGTTATAATAGCAGTAGATTAAGAGTCAAAGAAATCCTGACCAATGCAGACACAGACGCAGGCGACCTAACACTAATCGGCACAGGCACAGGTGTAGTCAAAGTCGCAGGCACACTAAATTATGAATTGAATGTCACTGATGACGATGATATACCTAACAAAAGATATGTTGACACAGCGATTCAGACTAATCCAACATTCCAGATCGTCCGAGATAATACCAGAGTAGCAGCCTTTGATTCAAACAATCCTGCCACTGGATTATTTCCTATCGGACCATATGCTGTTCAACCACTAGAAAGCCAAGTAGCTGTAGTAGTTGAAAATAATATCGTCACAGAATTTTTTAGCAACAGGGTGCAGTTTGGTGGATTGACTCTGTACACAGAAGATCCAACACCTTTTAATCCGTTGATTCCGGATGCTGCGGTAATACAAACAAGAAATACCAACGCTAACATTAAATTTGAAACTAACGGCACGGGCAAGGTAGAAATTACCTATGCTCTACAAATGAACAATCTAGGAACTACACCTGCATCAGTCAGTGGAGGCAGTCTACTGTATGGAAATACCGCAGGAGTAGGAACTACTGGTCTTTATTTTGTTAACACAACTAAAACAGATGAACTTATTAGCAAAAGCAAGGCTTTGGTTTTTAGTATGATATTTTAAGAGAAAAACATGATATACAGCACAAGATTAACTACCACAGGTGATACATTAGTGTATACTAGTACAACTACAGGAGCAGCCATTGGTCCTGGCGTAACTGGTCAAACCAATGCTGTAACATCGATTATAGTCTGTAATACAGGAACTCCAAACCTAACAGACGAAACTGTAAACTCTGCGAACTTGACACTTAATCTAGTGGTCAGCGGAGGAGTTAGTACAGATACAAATACCATAGTAAAAAATCTTACGGTACCCGCAGGTGAAACGGTATTTTTCAGCGACGAAAGAATCGTTCTTAGCTCCGGAGATCAGATCCGTGCTACAGCCAGCGCAGCTAATCTATTGAGCATCACAGTGAGTTCGTTACCAGTATGAGATTCTTAAAGCAAAAAACTATCAGCAAATATAGTCCCAGCGACAATACGCTGTTTACTAATCATTATGGTAGGGCAGTAATGGACCTAACAGGCGGACTAAGATTGCCTAAAGGTACTACTGCAGAACGCCCGCAGCTCAGCGGCGTAAGAAATCCCAACGGCGCTAACGGTTTTATTCGATACAATACTACAACGAATTCTATCGAAGCATATATCGATGGAGTTTGGGAAGTGGTAAGAGCACCGGGCGCAACTACAATAACAAAACAAACACTTACCGGTGCAGACGGCATAGAAACAACATTTGGTCCCCTAAGCCAAATACCTAGTTCAGAAAACAATATTTTGGTATTTGTAGAAAACGTTTTTCAAATATCAGATACTAACTTTAACCTTGTTGACAATTATCTAGGATCAGGAAATACCTATATAGTTTTTACAAGTCCGGTGCCGTTAGCTAAAGATATTACTATCTATTACGGATTTGCCAACTAAGGAGATAGTATGCCAGCAGCGCCAGGACCATCGACTCCGCCAGGATATTCTATAGGTAGAATCAGTGGACCTATGCTGACTCAGAATCTTCTGAGGAACGGGGTAGATCTTACATTTAGAAATGCTGCGCTCGACGACGATCTATTATATCTCGATGTAACTAATAGACGCATCGGAATTAACGCTAATCCCCCAAATTTTACTCTAGATATCACAGGTGATGGAAAAATTACCGGAGACTTGTTAGCTTCGGGAACTTTGGCTACATTCGACAACATAAGATTTAATTCAAATGGATCTATAACTTCAACCGTAGGTCCTATTAACATCGTGCCCGTAGGAGTAGATGCTTATGTTGAACTTGGTCGTGCAGAAACTCCTTCTATCAACATAGACGGCAATAGGATTTCTGGTGCTGTGCTTAATGAAGATATAGTGCTTAATGCCAGCGGCACTGGACGAGTTGTGTTTCAAAGAGATACAGCTATCCTAGGCAACCTAGCAGTTACTGGAAATATACAGTCTACAGAAACTGTGCAGTTAAATGGGCAGCTTATAATCGGAGATAGTCCTATAGATACTGTGACCATTGCTCCAGATTTTACACAAAGTATAGTTCCTGGATCGGACGATCAGTATGACATCGGATCTCCTAGCCACAGATGGAATGATACTTATATCGTTGACTTGAACGGATCTCAAAATCCCACTATCACTAATTTAATCGTAGGCGATCAAGCAAACTATAGCGCAAACAGGATAGAAGCCCTGCAGAGCAATGATGATCTGTATCTGCTACCAGATACTGGTACAGTCATTATAGAAAATATTTCTATCAATCAAGGCACTATAACGAATCTACTAAATTCTCCCGTGACTATCTCGCATACCGGTACGGGCTATCTAGTGATCAACGATACCGGCGCCATGCGTATTCCTGTGGGAAATAATTCTCAAAGACTGGGCGTTGAAGTAGGTGAAACACGTTGGAACAACGAACTAGGTTATCTAGAATGTTTTGACGGTACAATCTGGCAAGTGGCTACTGGCGGTGGTACTGTGGTAACTCCTGCGGTTATGGAAGAACTTGGCCACGTTTACACCCTCATCTTTGGTTAATTCCCCAATCTGACTAAATACTACTAATCGCAGCAAATGACCAATTTCTGCGTGATTAAACTGTGGTAAACCAGCAAAGAGCCGTCGAAGCGGCTGCGGAGAAATCCAAAATTGGTTAACCGTGAAACACGGGGTATTTAGGAGAGCGCATGGCTATTGGTCGAATTTCCGGTCCGCTCTTAAAGGCCAATCTCATCAGAGATGGTGTGGACCTAGCCTTTGAGACCGACCTTCTCTATCTGGACGTTACGAATTCGCGCATTGGAGTGAAAACTTCTTCTCCTCAATACACATTAGATGTTGCTGGATCCACAAGAGTCACAGACCTTGAAGTTACCAATCAATTTGACATAGGTAATCTTACTATAACCGGCAATACAATTTCCAGCGATCTTCCCTCAATAACATTTACTGCTTCCGGCGGCGAGGCTACGATCTATCATTCTAGACTGATCGTAAACGATATAGAAATTTCAGGAAACACGATCGCTACTATAGTTTCTAATTCTAATCTAGAACTTAGACCTAATGGTACAGGTATTGTGGATATACAAGCACCTACTGATATTACAGGAAATCTAAGTGTAACAGGCAATATCAATGCCACGGGTAATATTACCATAGGCGGAAATTTGATCATAGGCGATAGTATCGCCGACACCGTTACTATCAATGCTAGCCTAAACAGTAACCTTATTCCTGAAACAGACAATACCTACGATATAGGTAGCCCTAGTAACAGATGGAGAAATATTTATTCTACTAATCTGTTCGCTACTAACCTAAGTCTTACAGAATTTAACATCGGTAATCTACAACTCATAGATAACCGCATTAACACTACTACTGGACAGGATCTAATTTTAGAAGGCAATGGTGCAGGATCTGTGAGATTAGGAAATTTTGCGATTAGAAACAATCTGATCACAAACACAGTCAGCGGATCTATTACACAGCTTGACCAATCTGGTACAGGCTACTTTGTTATCTCCGGTACTAACGCTTTTGTTCCTCCAAAAGGTACAGCAGGGGACAGACCTACTGCTTATGCAGTAGAAGGTATGACCAGATACAATACAGATTCAAAAGCCTTAGAAATTTGGGACGGCACTGCTTGGGCTAGTCCGGCCGGTACGATTGGTGCGGTATCAGAAACCGCCGCCACAGACATCGCAATACGATTTGCATTAACACTAGGATAAAAAATGCCTACAACATTCAAACACGCAGTTAATAAAAATATAGGAACAACACCGGTAGATGTAGTACAGACACCTGTAGGATTTAGATCAACAGTAATTGGCTGTAACATTGCTAATGTCACTGATTATGATACAGTAAATGTAGATGTTTATGTAATCAGCGAAGATAGCGAACAGGCATATTATGTCAAAGGATTAACAGTAGCTCCTAATTCTGCGGTAAAAATCATCACCAACGGCGAAAAATTAATCCTGCCAGAAACTTCAGGCCTAAGAATAGTCAGCGATACCGCAGACAGCATCGATGTGGTTGTAAGTTACGTAGAAATAAGCTAAGGAGTTACAAATGAATAATAATTATGTACTAGGCAATGATCCGTACACAAGATTAGGAGATACTCCTAGATTTTTCTATGGTCTAAGAAAAAATGAAAACGGAAGTTTATTTTTACAAAGAAATGATCAATTAAAAAGCAACGATGCTATTGAACTAAATCGTCCAGGGGATGAAGCGGGTAATTATAATGATCTCGAAACTGGAGTTGATTTCTATGAAGGAATTGATGTAAATCATAATACTGTATTCGAAAACTTAAAATATCAACAATATCGTTGGGACGACAGAGCTATATTTTACTATATAGATAACGAAGGACAATTAGTAGCTAGAATAAACAACGGATACACTTACGATTCTGGAGCATCAGAGGATTAATAAATGGCAGATTTTAAATTAAGTAGATTCAAACATACATGGAAAGGCGAGTGGACAGCCTACGGACGTTATAACCCAGACGATGTTATCAGCTTCGGAGGTAAGGTCTACAACTGTCTAGCAACACACGTTGCTAATCCTGATTTTTATTATGATCTAGAATTTTATAATTCAGATATTCCTCCCGCCTTAGAACCAAAGTGGGAGTTAATGGCAGACGGAACTAGCTGGTTAGGCGAATGGACCGCAGAAACTTATTATAAAATCGGTGATATCGTAAAACTTGGCGGTGTAATATATGTATGTACCAATGATCATACATCTGCTGAAGACGAAACCGGATTTCCAGATCAGTCCGTTAATTGGACGGTTTTATTAAATTCTCAAGAGTGGAAAATAAATTGGCAGACAGAAACCTATTATAAAATCGGCGATGTTGTAAGATACGGCGGAAAGATCTATAGATGTAATACCAGCCATGAATCTGCAGGAGATATTTCTCAGGGACTAGAATCAAACATAGGATTTTGGAACGAGGTATCAATAGCAGAAGATTGGAAAGGTAACTGGACTACAAATTTTAGATATAAAGCAAATGATCTAGTAAAATACGGCGGCTATGTATACAACTGTGATATAGCCCATACTTCTACAAGTGTAGTCGAACTGGGATTACCTGCAGATCAGGCCAAGTGGTCAGTGGTCAACGAAGGAATTGACTACAAAGGAAACTGGACTACATTAACTATCTATAAAATAGGTGACATTGTAAAATATGGATCTTATCTTTATAAGAACAATACTTTTCATATTTCTGGATCGGTTATATCTACCATATACTTTGACATGTATATTCCCGGACAAGAATATGATGTGGTCTGGAATTCTACGACATTATATCAGCCAGGAGATGTTGTTTCTTACGGCGGTAATTTATATTATAACACATTCTTACATTCAAATCTAACTCCCAGCACTTCGACTTCAACTTGGCAATTATTGTTTCAAGGTTCCAAGATACAAGGATCCTGGAATTCATTTACTAATTACGAACTGGGCGATGTAGTAAGACGAGGCGGTAATCTTTATGCTTGTATTTTAGACAACATAGCCCAAGATCCAGATTTTTTTGATGACGGTAGTACTACTAATTCCACATATTGGGATCTTATAATTCCCGGAATTAATTGGAGAGGAGTATGGACCGAAGGTGTTACCTATATGGCCGGAGATACGGTCGTATGGGTTTCTAGTTCTTATCGATGCAAAGATAAACACATTTCCGATCCAGGAAATCGTCCTGATGACGACGGCGAAATGGGTTCTACACTAGAAGGAAGATACTGGGCAAAAATTACCGACGGCAACAGGATCAATAGATTAAAAAATATTGGTGATATTAGAACCTACGGAGCCACAGAAGATGGTAGCACTATTGGGTATAAAGCATTGCCTGTTGGTTCGCAAGGAAAAGTCCTCACAGCAGTCAGTAACGAAAACAGTTGGCAATTATTACAAAATACAGAAAAGGTTTATTTTGTTGCAAACTTTGGTGAAGATATACCTAGCGCAGGTACATCTCCCGAAAATCCGTGGAAAACAATACGTTATGCCTGTGAACAAGTGACAGGGTATGCTACTATATTTGTAAGAACAGGCGATTATGAAGAAGTACTGCCTATTCGTATACCTGCTTTTGTTGCCATAGTAGGTGACGAACTCAGATCAACAACAGTTAAACCAGTCAATACTTTATTTGATGAATCGTATATCACATTAATACTCGCGGCTGCTAATAGATTAGAATCTCTATTATCTAGAGTAGTTCGAGAACTAACAGTCGGACAAGAAATTTTAGGATTTCCGAATGTTGATCTGTACGGTGATATAGCACAAGACTTCAGCGGCACATCGGCTACGATATCCGAAGTTAACACTCTAGGAACTCTGTTAGAAATTTTTAGAAATAGAGTAGATAATTTCTTAAACGTTGCTATCACAGGCACTAATACAGTTACAACGAATCTAGATAAACTAGCTGCCTATGATCAGATTGAAAATAATCACGAATTTATATTAAACGAAACATTACTATATTTAGAAGCTAATTATTTAGATTCAACACAGACTGCTTTGCCCGCTAGACTAGAGCAGGATATATCTACAATACTTAATTCTATCGCATATGATCTAATCTATCCCGGTAATTACAAGACCATAGAAACATCGACTTTCTTTATTAACGGATCAACATATTCAAGAAACAAAGAAAGCAATATGTTTTTAATGAGAGACGGATCTGGTTTAAGAAATCTAACCCTTATGGGATTAGAAGGCACACTTGGTTCGGCAAATATCTATGGAACACAACGACCTTCAGCCGGAGCATTCGTTAGTCTTGATCCAGGATACGGTCCAGCAGATACAACTGCATGGGTAGGTACTAAATCGCCGTACGTACAAAACGTTACTAACTTTGGTACGGGATGTATCGGATTCAAGATCGACGGTGATATTCATAGTGGCGGAAATCAAACTATGGTTTCTAACGACTTTACCCAGGTTATCAGCGATGGTATTGGAGTATGGGCTAACGGTACCGGAAAAACAGAATGTGTTTCTGTGTTTACATATTATAACCATATTGGTTATTTGGCCACTAATGGCGGAAAAATTCGTGGAACTAACGGAAACTGTTCCTACGGTGACTTCGGAGCGGTATCTGAAGGATACAATATCTCCGAATCACCTATAACAGCAAAAATAACAAACAGATACTACGAAGCAGATGTCTATCAAGCTCTCGTAGATAATACAACAGGAATTCAAAAATTATTTTTCTCCAATGCAGGAACATCCTACACTACCGGAACTATGTCTATAGTAGGTTCTGGCCTAGGTGCTGCGTTGGTCATGGACGAATTTAGAGATGGTTCGGTATACGAAGTTAGGATCGCGAATCCTGGAGATAGTTCTGCAGAAGGCGGATCTGGATATACATTTGTTACCAATGCTGCCCAAGGCGGCGATACATTTAATATTCAACTCGCAGGTTCAGACGAAAACATAGCTACACAATATCGTGGTCTCAGACTTGTTGTTGGCAGAGGAACCGGAACCGGACAATATGGTTATATTGCAGACTACGATGCGACCGGAAAATATGCCTACATAGGTAAAGAGTCAAAACCAGCAGTGACTGTGACCGCTACTACATCTTCCGGAATGTTACTAACAGTTTCTAGTACAAGTCACTTGTCTATTAACGATCCTATTATATTTTCCGGAACAAAATTTGGTAATATACAAGATTTCACAGTCTATTATGTAAGAACTATTCCTAACTCGACGCAGATCACAATAAGTGCTAGTTCAGGACCAGGCGCTGTGTTTAATTTAATCAACGGTACAGGCACCATGACACTTCATTGTGCTGGCTGGGAACATCTAATAGATGGGACTAGTATATTAGCATCTCTAGATACTTCTACCAATTATTATATCGAACCAAGAATAACATTCAGCAGTCCTGGATTTACTTCGACATCGAGATCGTTGCCTGCTAGTCGACAATGGTCTAGTATCGGCGGAAATTCTAGTAAGTTCGTAGCTGTGGCATTAGATACCAATGCTTTTGCATATTCAGCAGACGGTATTAATTGGACAGGCGGAACATTACCGGCGCTGGCTTTATGGACCAAAGTAAAATATGTAGGAAGCCTATGGATGGCGTTAGCCACAGGCGGGCAAGCAGCTAGATCCACAGATGGTGTATCATGGTCATCTATGACCATGAGTAGTACAGCAGAGTGGAGAGATGTTACCTACGGCAACGGAAAATATGTAGCCGTAGCAGCTGGAGGTACAAAAGCCGCATATTCGACCGACGGTGTTACTTGGACCGCCGCAACTTTACCAGAAGGTGCAGACTGGAATGCTATTGAATACGGTAAGGGTAAATATATAGCGACTGCATTAAGTGATTCTTCTATATCCGGCGCTGCCACTGCTTATAGTTCCGACGGTGTTACTTGGACATTAGGCACATTAACACAGGGTAGTTACTCGTTAGCCTATGGCAATGGACGATTTGTCGCTCTGTCTGGAGGATATGCTGGTGCTACAGAAGTTTCTATCAGCTTTGACGGTATAACCTGGACAGAATCAGTTATACAATCCGAAGACTGGAGAAGTATTGTATATGCACAAGGAACTTTTGTAGCTGTAGCTACAGGTTCAGCTACATGTGCAGTGTCAAAAGACGGTAAAGTATGGACCTATCAAACCCTAGCATCGAGCGGTCCGTGGTGCGGAATAGCATTTTCTAATGCCGCTAAACCTGGAAAATTTTTAACCATCGGCGGACTAACATCTAATTCTACCCAGGCGATGGAAATCAATACTGGAAGAACTGCTGAAGCCAGAGCAGTTGTTGTTTCAGGAAGAATATCAAGCATAAATCTATGGGAGCCTGGTAGCGGTTACGTTTCGGCTCCTGCAATGACTATTACAGATCCAAACAATTCTAGCGAAGTCTTTACGCAGATCAGAATAGGCAACGGAGTGATAGCCAATCCGACTATTTCCGATGCAGGTGCAGGGTATGAAACTTCAAGTACTAGAATAACAATATCTGGAGACGGTTTTAAAGATCAATATCATATCGGATCTGATATAGTAGTAACCAATTTAACTAGGATTCCGGGCCCCGGTGATAACCTCAATATTTCGGGAATCAATGATTATACCTATAAATTATTAACTGCTACGATTCTGGGCGGTACAACAGGGAATTTCACAGCTAGAATTACAATAGCCAAAGATTTAGGAAGAGAAGAAAGCCCAGAACATGCCACAGATGTGACAATTAGACAGTTATATTCTCAGGTTAGAATCACCGGACATGATTTCTTGGATATTGGTCTAGGAAATCAAGTTGAAACTAACTATCCGGATACTTTAAATCCAAATGGAACGGTAGTGGCACCTGAAAATGAAATCAAGGAAAGCAATGGCGGTCGTGTGTTCTACACAAGTACCGACCAAGATGGTAACTTTAGAGTTGGGGAATTATTTGCAGTAGAACAGGCGACAGGAACTGTCACTTTAAATGCTCAATTTTTCGCACTAGAAGGCCTAGAAGAAATTAGATTGGGCGGATTTACTGTAGGCGGCTCGGGTGTTGTTATCCGTGAATTCTCAACTGATAACACATTTACCGCGGATTCAAATAACATCGTACCCACACAGAGAGCGATTAAAGCATATCTAACAGCTAGGGTATCTGGAGGTGGTGCTGATGCTATTACAGGACAATTAACTGCAGGTACTGTACAGATTGGTCCAGATTCTCTAGGAACGACCACGGGCGACGAATTGATTTTTACCGCTAAAGTTAATTTTAGAGGCGGTATTGATGGTTCGTTAGTAGCATTAAATTATTTTACATCGTCTGGAGCATAATAGATGTCGAATAGTTTTTTGAATAAATATGAATTAATGCATGTATATGGAGCTATAAATGGCTGAATTTAAATTAGGTAGAATAAAATTTGTATGGAAAAATGATTGGGTTACAGGTACCACTTATTACAAAGATGATATCGTAGCCTATGGCGGTAAAACATATCTTTGTGTAGTGGGACATACCGCTGCCGCAGATTTTTATACTGACCTAGATAATGTTCCTTCTAAATGGAATCAGTTCAGTGACGGATTAGATTGGAAAGGCAATTGGACATCAACCACACTATACAAAGAAAACGATATCGTAAAATATGGCGGTTATGTTTATATTTGTAATAATGGACACACTAGCTCATCTACTCTAGAAGCTAACCAGGCGAACTGGGATCTACTTGCCGAAGGTTTTGACTGGAAAGGATCTTGGGCAAACGCAACTACATATAAGGTAAATGACCTAGTCAAGTATGGCGGTTTGGTCTATATCTGCAACACAGCACATACATCAGCGGCCACAGTTGCCCTAGGATTAGAAGCCGACCAATCTAAATGGGATGTATTTAGTAGAGGTGTAGATTGGAAAGGATCTTGGTCTATATCTACTAGATATAAAGTAGGCGATTTAGTCAAAAATGGCGGAAACACCTACGTATGTAATCAAGGACATACTTCTGCTGCTACAGAAGCTCTGGGATTAGAAGCAGATCAATCTAAATGGGATTATTTTAATCAAGGTATCGATTATAAAGGAACTTGGTCAGTAACTTCGCGTTATAAACATAACGATGTAGTAAAATACGGTGGCGGCACTTGGATTTGTATTACACCACATACTTCTACATCTAGCTTTGTTACAGACAATGCATACTGGAATCAGTTTGTTGAAGGTATAGAATTTGAAGGCGACTGGCTTTCAGGCACAACATATCAACCGGGCGATATCGTTCGATACGGTGGTAACAGTTACATTGCTAAAAATACTCATGTTGCGGGATCGACTCCGCCTGCAACTCCGTTTGATTGGGATTTATTTTCCACAGGATTTAGATTACAGGGCGATTGGAGCTCATTAACTACTTACAAAGTTGGAGAGGTAGTTAGAAATCACGGCTTCACATATGTGGCCACAGCTGATAGTACAAATCAAAGACCTCCAAATGCTTCATATTGGAGCAAATTAAATGAAGGTATTGATTGGGAAGGCGACTGGGTTTCGTCACATGTTTATGTGTTAGGCGATGCTGTCAAGTTCGGAGCCAATTCTTATATCTGTGTTCAGGCTCATACATCAACAACAGGATCTGATAGACCGGATAACGATATCACAGGTACATACTGGAACTTGCTGACCGCAGGTAATGAAGAAAGTGTACTAACTACCATCGGTGATCTAGTTTATTATAGCGGAAGCGGCCCTACACGTTTGCCTATCGGTGACGAGGGTCAGGTTCTTACAGTAGAATCTGGTTTACCAACTTGGAAATTTTTTGGTAAGGTAAAAAATGTTTGGTATGTCGCACCGCACGGCATTGACGAACCAGCACCTACATACGGATCAACCGTAGACAAGCCGTGGGCTAGTGTACGCTATGCCTGCGAACAAATAGAACATGGTACAGAATATCCACAGGCAGCATATCTATTAAGACAAAATAGAACATTTATTCAGCGAGAAATCACTAAATGGGTAGAGTATCAGATCGCAGGCGGCTCTGGAATCTGGTCTGGATTTGTCAATGACAGTGCTGCTCTGTGCGAAAGAGATATGGGATTAATCGTAGATGCAATAGTTTACGATCTTACACATACCGGAAATGTAAAATCTAGAACAGCAGCACTGTCGTATTTTGACGAAGCAGGTGCATTAGAAACATTTATTTCCGACGAAGAAGAACAACTTGTTGCAGCTATCAATTACGGTGTGAGTTTAATTGGCAGCGTGTTGAGCAATACCGCTCCTGCAGCAAATTATCAAGCATTACAAGGTGTTGCAGTCGGAGATAGAATCAAGCAAATTATTGATTCGAACTACACAGCCGAAACAGGTTCACTTGATATCTGCGAAGATCTAGCAGCTATTATTACTAATGCAGTCACAGCAGGCAGTATCACAGGCATGCCTAAGGAAGATCTGCCTAACTATACAATTAATGTTAAAACTGGTCAATATTACGAAGTTTTACCAATTAGGGTTCCTTCCGGAACAGCAGTTGTCGGTGATGAATTACGTTCTTCAAGAATTAGTCCTGCAGGAAAGTTAGTTGAAGACAATGATAAGGCTAAATCTGTAGCGGTCCTAACCCATCTAAAATCTATTACCGATGAAATAGTAACTAATACCGCAGTCACTCCAACAACAGGCAATACAGCTACACAAGATACGACCAGTCAGAACGAGGGTAATGTTGGAAGCTCTACAGCAGTAACCAGTATTGTAAACAATGTTACAGAAATCAAAGATATCCTAACCAACGGATTAGGATCTGTAGATGCATTTGTAATTCCAAATCCTACTAACTGGGGTTCTTCATTAACTGATACTGCATACGCATCTACAGGCAATGCTACAGGTGCAACATCTACCTATGACAATGCTAGAGCACAGATTCTTGCCAACACTAACTTTATCAAAGCTGAAATCACAGCATGGATCGCAGTACAGGTAGCAGGTAACATAGCACCGTTTACCACATCGTTTACCTACGATGCAGCGGCCTGCGCTAGAGATGTTGGATATGTTTTAGATGCTATTCGTTATGATTTAACCTACGGTGGCAATACACAAACAAGAATCGCCGCTGATGCATATTATAGCTACGGTGTAGCCACGTTTGGCAACGGCGAAAAAGAAGAAACACTGGCCGCATATGCAAGACTTAAAACAGTAGTTGGTCAGGTCATTACAGAAGCTTCGGTAACAGTTTCTGCAGGTAATGCAGAAACACAAGATGTCAGCGGTACAGCAGGTAATACTTCAGCTAAAAACTTTGCTGAAGAGCGTGTTCAGGAAATTATCAACACAATCACTGCCGACGGTACCTTACCAACATCGATATCACCTGCCACATCCTGGGTAGCCACTGCTTTAGTAACAGCTAGAACAGCAGTAAACACTGCTAGAGCAGAAATTCAAACAGATGCTGTACAATATATTAAGAGAGAGTATCCAACGCTTGACTTTAATACCACTACCTGTTCTCGAGATGTTGGATATATCGTAGATGCTCTGGGCTACGATCTAATGTTTGGTTCTAATTTTGCATCTATCAAAGCAGGAATGGCCTACAGAAGAGGGACTTCATCTGCACTAGAAGTTGTAAGCAATCAACTAGCCGCAACACAGGCAATTTTAGATTTTATATCAGCTAAGGCTAAACGAATTGCAGCCAGCGGTGCAAGTGTATTGTCTGGACTATTATGGGATGATATTATTTCTTATGTGAATACAGGAACAAGACCAATCATCACTGGTCGTGTTACACCCACAACTGATCTAGATCAAATCAATGGCGGTAAGATTTTAGAGCTGAATTCAAATTTTTTAGCAGCTGAAGCAACAGCCTATGCCAGTGAAACATTTAAAGCAACAGTAACATCTGCAGACGCTGGTACAGACACATTTACCTGTGGATCACAAACATGGATGGTTGCAGGCGACACTGTTAAATTTAGCGGTACAACTTTTGGTGGTGTTAATACAACAACTACCTACTACATACTAGCTAGCGGATTAACCGCAACAACATTTAAAGTCAGTCTAACACTAGGTGGCACAGCCGTTGATTTATCTGCAGCTTCGGGATCAATGACCGTTACATGGAATTACGATACAGCAAGATGTCAAAATGATGTAAGAAATTATGTCAAGGCTATCTCTTCCGATCTGATGTATACAGGAAACTATTATTCTGTATATGCTGCTCGTTTCTATAGAAGTGCCCTAACTGGTTCTAAACTTGAAGATATGTTCTATGTACGCAATGGTTGCGGTATAAGAAATCATACACTGTTAGGACTAGATGGTACATCAGACGGAAATACAGCCGGTGCAGGTGATGCAGATGGATTAACCGTGGTCAACGAGTTTGGTACAAAGCGTCCGTTGGCCGGCGCTTATGTCAGTCTCGATCCAGGATACGGTCCTAACGACTCGAATGTTTGGGTAACAAGTCGTTCGACTTATGTACAAAACGTAACAACATTCGGAACCGGCTGTACTGGACAGAAAATTGACGGAAGCCTGCACAATGGCGGAGTTGATTCAATCGTTTCCAATGACTTTACACAGGTATTGAGCAACGGTATTGGTGCATGGATTACTAATCTAGGCCGTGCAGAACTTGTTTCTGTGTTCACATATTATAATCACATCGGTTATCTAGCTGAAAACGGCGGTAAGATTCGTGCTACCAACGGTAACAACTCTTACGGTGACTTTGGTTCCGTATCTGAAGGTATAGATATCAACGAAGTTCCGATCACAGGTCAACTCAATAATCGTGCAGAAGAAGCAGATGTTAGAAATGTTATAACAGACGGCGATGATATCTTAATCTACGAATTCGGTAATGCAGGTTCGGATTATTCTTCAGCAACATTTACAACATCGGGTGCAGGCGCAGGTGTAGCAACAGTGGCTAATGAATTTAGAGATGGTGCTGTATTCCAAGTACGCTTGACAGATCCGGGCGATAGTTCGGGTACTGGCGGTACAGGATATATCACCGCCACCAATCTAGCACAGTCGGGTAACACAACACAGATCACATTGGCTGCGGCTGATACTGCTACTAGTGCTGCATATGTGGGAATGAGCATCTATCTAACCTCAGGAACAGGCGCAGGACAGTACGGTTATATTAACACATATAATTCGGGTTCTAAGATCGCAACTGTTTATAAAGAATCAACAGGAACTGCTGGCTGGGATCATGTGGTTCCGGGAACTGCTATCGAAGCAGCGTTAGATGTGACCACATCTTATACGATCACTCCGAGACTATCGTTTACTGATGTTCCTTATACTAAGACTATCTCAAATATTACAGCAGCGAATAATTGGACTGATGTAGCATACGGCGACGGTTATGCAAGTTACACAGGATTATCTGCAACTGGAGGTTCTGGAAGTCTAGCAGCATTTAACGTTGTTAGAAGAAAAGGCAGTTACACAGTGTCAATCAGTACTCCGGGTGTTTTATACACAGCAGGTAATACCTTAACTATTGCAGGTACTTCTCTAGGAGGTACAAGTCCTGCTAATGATTTGACCATAACTGTAGATACTATTAATTCTCCTAGCGGATCTATAGCATCAGTGACTCCATCCGGAACAGCCGTGACACCTAAATATGTAGCCGTTGCTAGCGGAACCACTGCCGCGGCTTATAGTTTAGATGGAATAACTTGGACAGCAATGACTATGCCAACCGCAACAAGTTCGGGTGGCGGCGAAGATAATAACCAATGGAGTGCTATTGCCTACGGGATGTCAAGTAACGTTAGCTACTATGTGGCTGTGGCCAGAGCAACTTCTACTGCTGCTTATTCAACTGACGGCATTAATTGGACCGCAGCCAATCTAGGAGAAGTGGCAGATTGGTGCGATATAGCATATGGTAATGGTTCTTTTGTAGCTATTGCAGAAAGTGATTCTTCATCCACATATAGAGCAGTATCAACTAACGGAGGATCAACCTGGAGCACTACAACACTAGCATCCGGAGCTAAAGCCATAGCCTATGGCGGAACTAGATTCGTAGTTGTAGAAGGAAACTTCTCAAACAGTTTTGCTTACTCTACCAGTGGAGTAGCATGGACTGTAGGAACATTGCCTAGCAATGATGATTCGAGCGAAAGCAATTGGGTAGACATAACCTATGGAAATGGTAGATTCGTAGCCATAGCAGATAGTTCATCAATGGCTGCATATTCCTTAGACGGAATTTCCTGGACTAAGAGCAATTTGCCAGCTAACTATGAGTGGAGTTCGATCGGCTACGGACAGGGTTTATTCTATGTTACTAGCCTAGGCGATGCAGCAGCTAGTTCTACAGATGGCCTAGTATGGACACTACGCGATGCATCGACAGCGTCGTTGAATGTAACTGCAACGGCCAAAGACACAATTTCTGGTACTTATGCAGAAACATCTACTCTAACTTCAGGAACTTGGACCAGTGTTTTATATGACGGTACTAGATTCTTAGCAGTGGGCTACGACGGATCTTCGGGTCTATATGCAACAAGTACCAACGGAACTTCTTGGACTAACGGAACCTTGCCAACAGTGAGCGGCAGCTTTGAATATACCGCTGTAGCCTATAATGGTAGTAACCAATATGTAGCAATAATAGGCGGTAGTGGCGGAACAAGAAACATTGCATACTCAGCAGACGGTGCAACCTGGACAGGCCAAACATTAGCGTTAACAGCTAATGCATACTGGAAAGACATGGTATACGGTGCAGGTAGATATATTGCAATCAGAGGAGATTCCTCAGCAATTAACTACTCGACTAACGGTACATCATGGACCAACGCAGCAGTTACATCCGGATCATCAGAGATGAGTGCCATATCATACGGTCAGATCAGTGGTGTTGATTATTTCGTGACCGTAGCAGGATATTCAACAGGTAGCCAAGTATCATCATATTCTACTAACGGTGGAGTAACATGGACATCTGGTAATACACTACCTAGTTCAGATTTCTGGGCCGACGTTACATTCGGCGACGGAAAATTCGTAGCAGTCGCAGGCGGAACAACCAACACTACTACAAAAGCTGCTTATTCTACTAACGGAACAACCTGGACAGCCGCTACCCTTCCGGGAGCAGCAGCTCGTTGGAACAAAGTAGTCTACGGCGGTGGTGGTTATACAGCATTTGCCTATAATAGTGATAGAACAGCTTATTCTGCAGACGGTATTACATGGGTAGAAGGACCTGCTCAGGCCGCGACTAGAAACTGGGCTGAAGCTGCCTACGGCGGAACTAAACTGATATCCATAGCCACAGGAACCACTATAGGTTCGTATGCTGATTTTGTATTGAATACAAATTACCTAACAACATCCAGCACAACTAATTTGAAATTAAATGACAGAGTTAGGTTTACCGGTGCAACTATTGGCGGAATAGTTCCTGAGGTTTATTACTATGTGACCAGTATTGCTAGCTCAACACAATTCACAATCTCTTCTACCAAGGGAGGTTCTAACTTTGTATTGACCACAGCCAGCGGCACTGCTCCGTTCTTAGCCAGCAGAGATTTCATAGCATCGGCACTGGGAAATTATCAAGGAACTCCAAGATGGGTCGTACTTGGTGCTAACAGTCCTAGCGTACAAAACATACGCCAAGGTACTAAAACTAGAGCTAGAGCATATGTTTCAGATAACAAGATCTCTGAAATATGGATACAAGAACCGGGATCAGGATACGTATCTGCTCCGACTATGACTATTACAGATCCTAACAACACCGGAGCAGATGCTACCACTGAAGTACGCTTAGGTAACGGTGCTATAGCTCAGCCAATGTTTACCAATAGAGGAACCAGCTATACCGCAGCCGCAGCAGAAATCACAGGTGACGGTTATGCTGACAACTATCAAACAAGTGCGTTTGTGGCATTTAAGAATCTCAGCGGAATACCCAAAGCCGGTTCAAACGTACAACTTGCGGGCATCGACGATGTTTGGTATAGACTAGTTAATGTAACTAATCTATTACCTAATGCCGACGGAACTTATAATGCTACTCTGCAAATAAGTCCAGCTATAGGTGCAGCCGAAGCTCCAAATCACGAAGCAGCAACTACTATCCGTAGACGTTATTCTCAGGTTCGTTTAACAGGACACGATCTATTAGATATCGGTACTGGTGATTTTATTAATTCAAATTACCCCGGATTACCTTTGTCTGATCCTATTCCTGCTCAAGAGTACAAGCAGAGCAACGGTGGTCGTGTGTTCTACACATCAACTGACCAAGACGGTAACTTCCGAGTTGGCGGATTGTTCAACGTTGAACAAAGTACTGGTGTTGCAACATTGAATGCTGATGCGTTTAACATCGCAGGATTGAACGAACTATCGCTAGGTTCTGTTGCATTGGGTGGTTCAGGAGCTACAATTTCTGAATTCTCGACAGATCCGTTCTTTACACAAGATTCGGACACAGTAGTACCGACACAGCGAGCTATTAAAGCGTACATTACTAGCCAAATTGGTGGCGGTGGATCTAGCTTGAACGTAAATACCCTCACTGCAGGCGTTGTTTACATCGCAGGACAGACAATAGCCACAACTACAAATGTACAGATTAACATAAATACAAAGGTAAACTTCAAAGGCGGAATTGCTGGCGATGCACTTGTATTGAACTACTTTTTACTAAACAATTAACGGAGAAATAATAAATGGCAACAGGAATCTTAGGTCAAGCAGCTTTATCAGCAGCTACGAACACGACCGTTTATACCGTTCCGGCAACAACTTTCACAGTCATGTCAGTATCTGTTTGTAACAGAGGATCTACAGTAGCTAGTGTGAGAATAGCCTTAGCAGCAGCCGCATCGCCAACCAACGCAGAATACATTGAATATGATGCACAGATTGGTCCAAATGGTGTCCTAGAAAGAACAGGCATCATGATGAACGCAGGAAAACTTTTAGTTGTCTATGCTAATACCGCTAACATCAGCGTTACTGCATTCGGCATAGAAACTTCAACAGTATAATAGGGGAGTAAATTAACATGGGAAGACAGGTAACATCGTTTGGTACCGACTCAGTCGTAAATAGGACATTAACTTCAGCAACAACACTTTCGTCAAATGAAAGAATTTTTGCTGATGCAACCTCAGGTGCCTTTACACTTACGCTACCAGCAAGTCCAACTACAGGCGACACTATACAAATCATAGACGTAGCAGGTATTTTTTCCACTAACAATGTAACCATTGGTAGAAACGGAAAAAAGATTCAAAACTTATCAGAGGATTTAGTTTTAAATCTTAATAATGCTGCGGTCACGATGATTTTCAGTGGCGACACCTATGGTTGGGTGTTTATTGGACCTTAATAGGAATTGAAATATGGCAAAACTTTCTGATCTTCTTTCCACAAGGGAGGTCATAGCGTTCCAAGAAAACTTACCGAAAGGTAAGGTTTATTCTGTATCGGGTGTATCAGCGATGTATGCCTGTATCAGAACGGAATTCCAATGGTGTTGGAACTCGCCGGGCTGCGGAACTGCTACGATCGAAATGTGGGGTGCCGGAGGGACAGCGGCATGTAACTGCTGCTGTGCGGTTGGTATGCCGGGCAATAGTGGGGGATATACCAAAAAAACTATCGCAGTTTGGCCCTGCTCTGTAATATTTGGCCGACCAGGAGTTCCTTGTAATGGTCCTGGTACAGCGTTTTCTAACCCTTGCTTATCGGAAGGTTCTTGTCTAGTCTGGGAACGAGCTAGAGATTTATGCGGTAATACATCGGGATGTATGTGTGCCCAGGGCGGTCTAGGTGGCAGAACCTGCTGCTGGGGATCATCATATGATAGTCCCTACTGTTGTTTTGCTGCTATGGGATATTGCAACACTTTGATCTGTAACGGCTGCGGTATTATATGTAATGTACGTTCAGGCGATTGGTGGGCCTGCGGTTGGGGTGGCGATATTAACAAGTGTGGTGTCTATGGTAAAGTTGAATTCCGCGGATGTCAGCCAATGTGTACATGCCAGTTTATTCAATATGTTGCTCACCCTCCAGGACAGTTCTCTGAAGACGGCGGCTGGGTAGCGTTCCCGATCGAAAATGATCACGGCGGTAATCAATGGGCAGGTGCTGGTATGGCATCAGTTGGATACTTAATTAACGCACACTCTAAATCTCCAACAGGCGGTATGCCGTGGTATAACTGTTGGAACGGTAATAGATTCTGTACATGTTATGAACATCATTCATGTATGAACTACATGCCGTATGGCTGGGGTGCTACCCAAGCGACTCCATGTCCAGGTGTTAGAGATTCCGGACGTCGAGGCGGCCAGGGTGCTATCAGAGTCACTTATCGTGGTACCAATGTCAACGAAGAAATGTCGCATGTAAGATACGGAGAATTTTAAAATGGCATTGTTAACACAACTTTTAGGAAATCGAGAACTAGGCTGGGAAGACCAACTAGAAAAAGGTCGTATCTGGGTCTATGGTGACGGCAATGAATATACTCCGTTGTGTAACGGTTTTTGCTGGAAACCACCAGGATGCGGTAAGGTTATTATTGAAATGTGGGGTCCTGGCGGATCTTCCGGCCGCGGTTGCTGCTGCGGGTCTAGTTTGCCTAGTAATCCCGGAGCATATACTAGAAAATGCATCTGTGTGTGCCCGTCAAACTATATCTGTGGTTCTATAGGTAGAGCCTGCGGAGATACTCCTGCATACAGTAGAGGCGATCCAGAGCCTGTACAGCTATGCTGGTTTGGCTGCGCACCTAACGCCCTTTTCTGGGGCGGTGCAAACTCAAGAGTTTCTCAGAGCACATGGAAAGGAAACAATCCATGGGGCTGGGGCAACGGAGAAACCACAGCAAATATACAGAACTGCCATGCAGACGGTAAGTATTGGGCTCCAAGAGGTTCTAATGCCACAATGTGTGGTGCAGGATCTTGCTGTGTGTGCTGTGATGCAGGTGCTAGTCGAGGATGTATGTGTGTACAAGGCGGTAAATCCGGTTGGTTTATGTGCGTTGACGGTAACAGAAATCACTTCCACTGCTGGGGTAACGTAAAACACTGTCAGCGTAGATTTAAAACTCAAGAAAGCTGTAGCTGGTGGAGTTGCACCATGGTCTGCAATATCTGTTCAGATCAAAGTAACCAATATAATGCTACTGGATTTAGATGCGGATTTGGTGGCGACATGAACTGCTGCGGTACCTTATCCTGTTCACGTTTCTTAGATTGTGTACAAAATAATCCGGGATGTATATATCAATACAATCAATCAACACCTCCTATGATGTATTCAACAGAGGGCGGCGTATTCAGCTATCAGCACGAACATGATAGTCCGTCCGGTGCTACTTCGGGCGGTGCTGTTACAGCGATGTTAGCCGGAGTACAAACACTTTCTAGACAACCAAGTCACATGCCAACACACTGGTGCTGGAACGGTGCTAGAGCCTGCGGATGTTACGAAATGTGGGGTTGTGTACCATTCAGTCCTCCGGGCATGGGCGGATACCCTACGCATGTCTGCGGCGACGTGCGAGATCATGGCGGCCGAGGTGGCATGGGTATGGTAAGAATCAGATATGTACCAACAGATGGAGGCAATACGTACTAATATGGCTACCTTAAGAACATTAGTTGAAAACAAATTAAATCAGATCGACACTGACGAAACAGATCTAGAAAAAGGGCAGGTATGGACTTTTGCACCTGCCGGATCTGCTGGTATTAACTTCCATCCTAGTAACATATTTTGTTGGACAGCCCCTGGTACAGGTCGAGTGATTATCGATATCTGGGGTGCTGGCGGTTCAAGTCCAAGTATCCGTTGCTGCGGAGTGGGTCTTCCAGGAAACCCAGGAGCATGGTCTAGAAAATGTATTTGTGTAACCAACGGATGCATGATCTGCGGACAAATAGGTATTAGCTGCGGTAATCCAGAAACATTCTGTTTTAAAGGCTGTTCCGAACCGACGCAGGTATGCTGGGCCGGTAGAAATCAATACACAGGTGATGCCGTAAACGGATGTATGTGTGCCCAGGGCGGTCGTGGAGGTACAGCGTATTGTGCTCCGGGATCAGCAGCAGTATTCTGCTGTTTCCAAAGCGGTAACTTCTGTGTAACTAATTATTCAAACGGTACCTGTGGTATCGTATGTAACTATGGCCCAGGAACAGGATCATGCTGTGCAGAATCTTGGGGCGGTGATATTAACAAGCGCGGCGGATTCAGCTGTGCTACATTCTGGACCTGTTATAGTAATTGTCCATGCTCTACTCAAGCACACGTGGCTATTCCTCCGGGACTATTTTCATGTGATGGCGCTGTTGTGACGCATGGATTTGAGACAGATAGTGATTATTCACAATGGAACGGATCTGGTTATCATCAGTTCACATTTATGCTAAATGCATTGAACAGAAGCCCACAACGCGGTCACCCACTTACCCATTGCTGGGTATCAACTAAAGCCTGTGGATGTTATCAGATGCAGGCATGTGTACCGTTCTTCCCAACAGGCACAGGCGGAACTATGCCAACACCATGCGGTGACCACTGCAACTTTGGTTGGAGAGGCGGCTATGGCGCAGTAAGAATTAATTTTATACCGAGGTAAAAAATGAGAAAAACATTTATACATACATTGCCAGACGAGCCATATAAGCAAAGTTCTCGTCTTAACAAAACAGTCCAATGTGAATACAATGGTCCAAGATATCACGTAGTAAGGATGCTAGAAAAAGATGGAACAGTCCTGAATGTAGAAAGATCGGGCGATGATAGAGAAGCCTTAGAAGCCACTATCGTTGATGACGGTCCTATATTTGACTTTTTTATTCTTGACTCAGATACACATCCATGGGAAGCAGCATACCTAACACATGCGTATTCACACGGTGAAGTTCAAGATTACGAAGAAACTCTTCCTACAGGCCAGAAGTATCTTTATCAATTGTTAGACGGTCATGGAATTATTGAGCAATTCCATGCTGTGAACACCATGAAATACGATAAGGGTTCAAATTTATTTGTAAAACCACCTTTTACAACACATCCGATCACTAAATCGGAATTCTGGGAAGGTGTCGATAATCAAATTAAAGAAATTGGCAAAATGATCGAACGAGGAACATCTCAGTATTCGGATCAGCAACTAGCAAATCTACAATCGTATAAAGCTAGCCTAGAATCAATCAAAGCTAATTTATCCGGTGTAGACCATTGGAAGATTCCATTTCCTACATATCCAGACCTAAGCTGATATTTTTTAAACCAAGAAAGGCCTTGTACCTATATCCGTGAGGATATATAATCAGTACAAGGCCTTTCTTATTGGAGTTTAAATGACAAGATCTAAAGCGTTTTTTATAAACGGCGGTGCTGGCAGAATGATTTGTTCAATTCCTGCTTTTGAAAAATACGAAGAAGAATCTGGAGATAAAGATTTTATCATAGTCTGCGAAGGCGGAACAGATGTATATAAAGGGCATCCTAAATTAGATCATAGAGTCTATGATATCTGGCACAAAAATTTGTTCCAAGATAAGTTAAAGGATATGGACGTAATTACCTTAGAGCCGTATAGGATCTGGGAATATTACAATCAAAAATGTTCGATAGCACAGGCATTTGACATCCAAATGAACGACAAGGGCATTAGAAGCCTACCAAAGCCTACTGTGTATCTGTCCAAAGACGAATTACTCCATGGTAGACAAGTTGTCGGAGAAGTGAAAAACAAGCTGAAAAAAGACAAACTGGCAGTTTTTCAACCTTTCGGTAGAGGAATTGAATATATCGACGAAACTTTGATCGACAAAACAGGTCGTAGTTTTGAGTTAAAAGATGTTAAACAGATTATCAAAAAATTACAAGATCACGGTTATGCTATAGTAATGATGTCTGAATTTAAGGTTGATCTAACTGATGCTAAACTTAAAGACGAAGTAGCCGTACCTGAAAATGTTAATGTAAGAGTCTGGGCAGCGATAATAAAATATTCAGATCATTTCCTAGGATGTGATAGTCTAGGTCAACATCTAGCTTATTCAGTCGGAACTCAAGCAACTGTGGTAACAGGAGCTACCTATCCCATTAATGTCAGTTATCCAGACACAGAAGGTGTTGATGTGTTAGATATGGGAGAAGTGGATCGAGAGTACAGCCCTATCAGAATTACTATGGACGAAAGAATTGACAGAAAAAATGAAAAAATCATGACTATGAGCGAGGAAATAACGACTCATATTGTTAACTATGTTTTAGGAAAAAAAGAATGACACTGAAATCTATTAAAAAAGAAAAAAAATCTGTGTGGATAGCCGGTATCGCCCGTGGACATAATGCAGGTGTGTGTCTACTCAAAGACGGAGAAATCGTTTTTAGTATCGAAGAAGAAAGACTGACTCGACAGAAATATGATGGCGGTCCGCTAGCCAGCATGGTTAAGATTTTAGAGTACACAGATAAATTAGATTATTTGGTCGTAGCCCACACACAGCCCTTACACGAAACAGCCGGAAAGATTGACTATACCGGTGACGATATGTATACTGGTATGGCTCGTAAGCTAGGATTGATCGAACGGAAGGTGCCTAATCTGCATAAGCATCCTCAGGTCATCGACATGAGTTATATGCATCATAAACTACATACTGCCTGTGCATTTTATCGTAGTGGCTTTGAAGAAGCAGTTTCGTTGATCGTAGACGGCGCCGGCACATTTTTCCCGATGGAATATAACGGAAACCAACTTTGGTTTTGGGAAACAGAATCCATAGTTGACTGTAAGTACCCAGCAGATTTTAAAACCTTATACAAACATTACGGAACCAAAGATCCAATCGGATCTGCTTTCATACCTAAATTTGATTCTAGCGCGATCGGTGAATCTGGTGAAACACATGAAGCATGGTTAACTGATCGCTCTGGTATTGTTAAGGTCTATGAAGGAGTTACAGAATACTGCGGCTTTTCGGCGATCGAAGCAGGAAAAACCATGGGCCTATTCCCCTACGGAAAACCCAATGAAAAAATTCCTCCTTTGTTTGATTCGTCAGGCAAGACGCCACTATCGAACAGAAACTTAATAGTTCCTAAGTACCCAATGAGCAGTGTCATTAATATGAACTTGTTTGATGCTCTAGAACAAGAACCAGAAAATGCCGAAGATGATCTTACACTTCTGGAAAGTCGTAGAGATTTAGCCTATGCTGTTCAGACACAAACGCAAGAACAGGTAGTTCGTTTGATCAAATATGCTGTGGAGAAAAGTGGTAAGAACAAAGTAACGATCAGTGGAGGATACGGATTAAACTGTGTGGCAAATTATCACTATCTAGAACAATTAAAAGACAGCGGCATTGAAATATATGTAGAACCCATTTCAAATGATGCAGGAACCGCCATGGGAGCAGCACTGATGTTCTGGCACGGAATGTACAACGATTCTACTATTCGCAGCTACGGTACACTTTATCTAGGTCCCGAATATCATTACACATCCGATGAGATCGCGGAAAAAGTAGCTAAAGTAAACGCAGCCACGGTGTCCGATGCGACTCATAAAGATATTGTCAAACTCCTACGTGAAAAAAATATTGTTACTATTTTTCAGGGACGATCTGAAAATGGACCTAGGGCACTAGGTAACCGTTCGGTATTATTTGATCCGACTTTCCCTGATGGCAAGGACTTTGTCAACGAAGTTAAACGTCGCGAATATTTCCGTCCATTTGCCGGTAGTATTTTACAGGACGATGTACACGAGTGGTTCGACCTACGTGGTATGAAAGACAGCCCGTTTATGATGTATGCTGTAAATTGTCGACCCGGCATCGAAGAAAAGATTCCTTCAATTATCCACGAAGATCATACCTGCAGAATACAGACTGTTACGCAGGAACAGAATAAGCATTACTATGATCTGATTAAAGCATTTAAAGATGAAACAGGAGTTCCTATCCTGTTCAATACCAGCTTTAATCTGGGAGGCGAACCTCTAGTAGAAACTCTAGATGATGCTATCTGGACCCTACAAAATTCAGATATTGAATATTTGTACCTGCCAGAATACGGAAAACTAATTCACGTACCCAATAATTAAAAAAGCCCGAAAGGGCTTTTTTAATTTCTGATAAATACTACTATGATCAATTTCGCTAAATTCTTCTTTCAGGGTGTTAAGAACACGCTAAGAGTTCAAAACGGTGTTAACTTTGCCTATAAAGGACCGTGGATACCAGTATTCCAGGATACTGTCGTAGATGAATGGTACGTGGGCGATTTTATGGCTGCAGAATATACTATTGCCGTTGACGTTGGAAATACCAAAAAAGAGATTATCAAGGCTATGGTAGTTGCAGGGCCTGCCCAGGCCAACGTTACGATCTATGGACGAATTAGTTTAAATGAAAGATTAGTAGATCTAACAGTTAGTGTAAATGATTCAAAACTACAATTGATCGCTAATCCTGCAAGTAGCCCTAGCGACAGCACCTACGACGATTCCATGCTTTTAACGGGATCTAAGCTGATCTTTAGTGCCACGTATTATCACACTTTGAACGATCTCGTAAGTTACTAAAAATCAAGCCCGCATAAATACATAGTCTTTGTAGAAGGTGTAGGCGGAGTAATAGCGGAGATCTAAATGTCAATTAACTACATACCCTTAGAATCAAAAAGCGGCTTTAAAAGTCCGGGATTCTCTGTCAACGAAGTCGGAGACCTAGTAGTAGACGGTGCTGTGCTGTTTAACAGCCAGCTCAATGTCGCTCCAGATTTTACTGTTAACGGAATATTGATTATCGATGCTACAGATTCTATAGTGGCACTTGGTGATGGTATCAAACACAGCAGCCTTACTAAACTAGGCACACTAGAAAATCTTCAAATCGATGGCGATTTTACAGTGGCCCAGGGATCTACTCCATATGTAAGTATAGTCAACGGACATGTTGAAATTAATTCTGTAGCCGGAGTTGGATCTATAGATAACATGGACATAGGACTAAAAGATCCCAGAGATGCTAATTTCAAATCAGTGAATATAGGTCCAGGCGATAGTACCGGAGAACTCACTGTACAGGGAAATGCAAGTATAACTATAGATCTTACAGTTACGGGAGACATTTCTGCATCAGACATTTCTGCAGCGGACATTTCTGCAGGAGATATCGTGATCGCAAATGCTCCTACAGCGATCAATCATGCTACAAGAAAAGATTACGTAGACTCTAGAGCTACAGCATTTGCAGTGGCGTTTGGAGCATAAGGATAGATAAATGGCAAAGAAACAGTTAAAAAAATATGTATTTGAACCGGGCATTAGTAAAGATAGCAATCTGTATCCCAATGCAGTGACCCTACTCAGTGCTAATAAGGCGTTTTTACAAGCACAAGTAGTTGCCTTTATTAACAATCAAATCACTAATGAAGTAGCACCATACGTAGGTTACACATATGCATCTCAAAAGTGTACCAGAGACGTAGGTTATTATATCGATGCTATTTTACACGATCTTAGATACGGCGGCAATGTAAAGTGTAGACAGACTGCAGATTATTTCTGGATTGACGGAGAACCCCAGATTCGAGGAGACGTCAGCCCCGAAACTACAGGTATCGCTTATCTTAGAGATCTTGTTAACAATTTTATTTTTACCAATACCACAGTTACACCTTCTTATGGAAATGTAGTTTCTCAGGTCAAGATCACTGGCCAGAATGCAGAAACTGGAGCGTCATCGAGAAACACAACATTGTGGAATATTTTTAGCTCTGTGATTACCAACGGTCTATCAGCTATGCCAGCCAAGGTGACTGGTGTAAGTTCATTTAGAATAATCGGTAAGTATGACCCCAGCGAATTATTGCTAATCACCGATACCAGCAACGGAAATATTTTATATAATTTTGCAGATTCAAATAACTCAGTAACCTGTGAATACAAGCAAGGACGCAGCAGTGGTAATGGAGAATTATTATCTGATGTTGATTTTCCACGTTGGTGGCATACTTCAGATTCGATCACTACAATCTATCTATCTGAAGATACTTCAGCATTAAGTTCAGCAGCAGATATACAGATATTTGTTGAAGACTCCGTACAAACCATTCGCCCTTGGGAATTTGGCACAGATGCGATTGAACGTATGCGTGTTGCCGCACCCCAGGCCATGTTGGACGCTGACTTCGAGTACGGACTACAACCTACTAAGTGGCAGGCTCTGGGATTGATTCGTATGTACCCTTCGGTCTATGAAATTCCAGGAACCGACTTGAGTATTTCGGCGATTACTACAGATGCTTCCTCAAATACAGGATTTTTTGGATCTTCGTTGATCACTGTCACTACCACCGGTACACACGGATTTAGCGTAGGTCAACCTATTACAGTAAAAGGACTTCAGTCAACAGTCAGCGGATTTGCTAGAGCAGAAGGTTCTTTCTTAATTTACAGTATACCAAATGCTGTGTCTTTTACCTACTATGCATCTGCTAAAGTCGGCACATCTAACGGAGAAAGTCTTTTCACCAGCTTTGCACAAATTAGGCAAGCTGGATTCTATACCGGTGCTTCAGTAGGCACGCCTACGTTTTCTTTATTCAGCAACGGAACTAGTCTAACAGTAACATCAAAATTTACAACATCTTCCGGATCAACTACGATCGCATTCGATGGCACTGCACCTACATCTGGATCTCCTATCACAGGATCACCGGTATTTGCTCAAGGTACAGCTATTTCGGGAGTTATCGGTACCTCGACGATTAATACAAACATAAAAAATTCTACCTCGCCCACAGATACTAGTATTAGCGTAGTTGATGCGACTGGTATACAGCAGCAAATGGCTGTGTCATCTGGCAGTGGTTCGGCGTTATTTGTTACTTCATTATCGGGAACTACTCTTAATTTAACAGGTGCAATAGGATCTACTCTTATTGGTGCCGATGCAACTAACACAGGAATCACAGGCACTAACATTTCTCCTATAGGTGTAGGAGCTACATTTTCTGTGTCAAGAAATGCAGGTGTGTATACTGTTTCTGATTCAGAAGATTCAACATTAAACGGACAAAATTACGCTATTGGAGATAGATTACTGATAGCTGGTACAGATCTAGGAGGAGTGTCTCCTACCAACGACATCGTTGTTACTATTAGCAACATCGATTCTGGTGGTGCCATTACAAGTTTTAATTTTACAGGAACTGCCGTTAGCGGCGGCGCTTCTTACACAGGGGTCGCTCAAAGTTCTACTACTAGTACGCTAGGTTCCGGTGCTGCGATCAATGTAACTAGAGTAGGCGGCACTGGAGTTTATTCATCTATCACCGTTTCGAACGGAGGATCTAATTTTGCTCCTGGCGATACAGTAACATTCGCAGGTACTGATCTCGGGGGAGTAAGTCCGGACAATGATATAGTAATACAAGTTGACGGAGTTACATCGGGTGTAATCGTTGATTATCAGATTTTAGGTAGTCCTATAGGTGCCACTGGAAATGCTACTTATTCTCCAGTCATTCCTACAAATATTGCCAACGTGGGAGTAGGCGCTGTTTTCTCAGTGATTAGAGCCGCAGGTGCTTACACAGCTATCGCTACAACTGCTGGATCCGGTTATGAAGCAGGAAATAGCATTAGGATATTAGGAACTGATCTCGACGGAGCAAGTCCCCTAAACGATTGTATATTAACAGTGTTGAGTGTTGGTGGAGGATCGATGTCTGTAACCGCCACTGGCACACCGTATGATGGCGATAGTATTTCTGTATACCCAACGCTGACAATCAGTGAAGCCATTACCGGAAGTTTAGGCGCAGACACATTATTAAATGTAGGCGCTATTCCAACTATACAGGTTGATTTTCCTAGCAATCATGGTCTATTGCCCGGTACGACTATTTTAACGCAGATCACTTCGAACCCAGCACCAGATTTTGCATCAACTTCTAGGACACTATCGGCCAATTTAACATGGAGAGGTGTTGCATTTTCTGGAGGAACATTTGTAGCGATAGCGACAGGAACTAACGTTACAACTAGGTCTATCGACGGACAAACCTGGACAGCAGGGGGTAATTTACCTTCTTCTACAACATGGGTATCGGTAGCGGCCGGCACAATAGGTGCTACTACTTATTTTGTTGCAGTGGCCAGTGGTGGCACCGCAGCAGCATACTCTACTGATGGCGGCCAAAATTGGACAGCATCCACATTACCGTCGTCGTCGACATGGGCTAGCGTTGCTTACTATAATAGTACTTTTGTAGCAGTGGCCAGCGGTGGCACCGCAGCAGCATACTCTACTAACGGCACTACCTGGACTGCCGCAACATTGCCGGCATCGGCAACATGGTCAGATGTCGAGGGCGGATTTATTGGTACGTCTGTATATTTCGTTGCAATCGCATCAGGCGGCACTGCCGCAGCATACTCAGCTGACAACGGTGCAACCTGGACCAGCACCGGAGCTCTACCAGCATCTACTACATGGTCGAGTCTTACATTTGGTAATAATCGATTCGTAGCAGTAGCTCGTGCAAGCACCAATGCTGCTATATCAACAAACGGTATCACATGGACCAGTGTTACATTGCCTTCCTCAGCTAACTGGAACAGTATTGCCTATGGTAATGATAATTTTGTTGTAGTAGCAGATGGAGGAACCAGCGCCCTATATTCATTTACTGGAGAAAGCGGTTCATGGACAGCCGGTACATTAGCATCGTCTTCAACCTGGGAAGAAATAGCCTACGGTAATTATTCTGGACTAGGAATTTTTGCTGTAGTAGGTAATAGTGCCACAGGAGCCAGTGTTTCTTTAACTTCAGCAAATCATCAACTGGCCACTGGACCTCACGTGATATCACAAGTACCTAGTGCATCATCGATACGATATTATTCTAGAACCACTGGAACAGTCAATGTAACAAATCAAAGTCTTACTGGGGTTATCTATGCTAGACCCGATGCATTTTTTACTCACAGACCATTTGATGGAGGAGTACAATTAGGAACAGGCAATCCTAGCCACGGCGCACAGGCTGTACGTCAAAGTAAAAAATATGTTCGTTATCAATCTGGTAAGGGTATTATGTATACTACAGGCGGATTGTTTGCTCCTAGCTACGGCCTAGCATCGGCAACCGCTTCGGCAGTGACAGTCAACAGTCTTATTACATTTACCACAGATGATACAGACCACGGACTACAAGCAGGCGCTGAAATAGAAATCATAGGTATGACATCCTTTGAATATAATGGAGATTATACAGTAGAAAGTATTGTAGATGCTAGACGGTTCCAAGTAAGATCTCAAGTAGTTTTGAGTAGCACCACCGGAACTTTAGGACCTGATGCTAAGGTAGTATTGAAACACTGGCACGGATCTTCCGTGAAAATAGGCGCCTTTGATGAACAGAACGGTCTGTTCTATCAATACGATGGCCAAGAAATGAGTCTGGTCAAACGCTCTAGCACTAATCAATTAACTGGAACAGTGTCTATCACTACCGAAAGTAATCTAGTTACCGGAACAGGAACTCGTTTTCAGGATCAGTTAAAGGTAGGAGACAAGATAGTAGTCCGAGGCATGAGCCACATAGTGACCGGTATTACTAGTCAAACTTCTTTAACAATGGCACCTGATTGGAGAGGCGCTAACTCAATCATTGGAGCTAGGATGGCTATCACAGAAGATCTATATATTCCTCAAAGTGAATGGAATTTAGATCCTATAGATGGCACTGGACCTAGTGGATATAACGTATTACCTTGGCGCATGCAGATGTTAGGCATGCAATATTCATGGTATGCTGCTGGTTTTATTGAATGGATGTTGCGTGGCGCAGATGGTAAATTCGTGTTCTTGCATAGGCTAAGGAATTCAAACGTAAACACAGAAGCATACATGCGTACAGCTAACTTGCCTGTGCGTTACGAAGTTGAAAACCGTAGTGCTGTAAGTAAATTGTCGGCAGCAGTTAATTCTACACAAAATACTCTGCCACTTACAGATGCATCTAGATTCCCGTCAAATGGTATTGTTTACATCGATAATGAAATGATCAGCTACAGCGGTAAAAGTGGTAATACTTTGACTAACTGTACTAGATCTGCTGCTATGAATGCATTTACTGCGGGTCAAAATAGAACAGTTACAGGTGGCGCAGCTTCTGCACACGAAGTTAACGCCGGTGTACAACTTGTAAGCTGTACCGCTACTCCTACGATCAGCCACTGGGGTTCTGCGTTACTCACTGACGGCATGTTTGACAATGATCGTGGATATATCTTCAGCTATGCTGCTACCGGTTTAAGTATTTCTTTGGCTAAACAGACAGCATTCATGATACGATTGGCACCTAGTGTTTCAAATGCTCTCGTCGGCGACCTTGGAGAAAGAGACTTGCTTAACAGGGCGCAGTTATTATTGAACGAAATCGCAGTCACCGCAGACACAGGTACCGGCGCGATCGTTATTGAAGGTATCCTTAATCCAAAAAATTACCCTACTAATCCAACTAATATTTCTTGGGGTGGTTTGTCAAATGCAGCAGCAGGAGGCCAGCCTTCATTCGCACAAATCGCATTAGGAGGATCTATAAATTGGGGAGGAGTCCCAGCAAGCACTTCCACAGCCACCGTCCAGGGTGCATTAACTACAACTATCACTGCGAGAGCGTTCTCAACAGTTACAAATACAATTTCAGCAGTGTCTAATCCTTCTGGTTTGAGTGGATATTCCAATGCTGTAAGTGCAAGCAGAACAGATTTTGTAATAACAAATTCTTCTTACGACACGCTGCTGTCAACTACTGCATTACGGGTAGGTGACGTGCTATCTATGTCAAGCGCGACCACACTAAGCAGTGTTAATGTCAGCGGTAGTACAGGTCAATTTACATGTAATAGTACTCTATTAGCAGTAGGAATGACCGTTACGCTTACTGGAGGAAAATCTACAGGTAGTGGTAGCATTTTTGGTTACAGTAGCCCAACAACTTACAGAATTTCGGCTACAAACGGTTCAACAACATTTACGCTCACTACATTAGCAGGCGGTACTATTTTTACACAGAACGGAAGTGCTGATGGAACATTCACCTTGAATAACTTTATAGGATCTGGTAGATCAATTACTTCGATCACTAGAAGTTATCTTGGTAGTAGCTTTACTAGAATAGTAATGAATCAAGTAGGCAATAACACTTCTGTAGCTGCATCCAATGTAAGTATAGTAGTAACTAACAGTATCAGCACAAGCTATGCTAATGCTATCAGTACAGCTAGAAACGATTTCTTGGTTACTAACACCGACTGGAATAATGCTTTTGCAGCAGTTGGCGACAGTTTATCGCTGGCAAGTTTTATTGTAGCCGGACAAACTATCACCGGGTTTACAACTAGTTACGCAACAGTATCAGGTGTTGCCTACACTAGGATAGTGATGAGTACTAATGGAAATAACGTTTCTTCGAGTGGTGCTAATCAAACCGTAACTATCCAAGCAGGTAGTACCGCAGCATCTTACTCTAACACAAACTATCTGTTTTTTACATCAGCATCGTGGAATGCATCCGGAGCAAGTGTGGGTACTCGAATAGCCACTAGTTATACCCAGTTCCCTGCGGGAACATCGGTCGCAGCGGTTACTTCTAGAAGACTAGGATCTACTACTATACAGCGTGTAACGTTCACACAATCTTCAAATACTGCTATTACCGCTGCAGGAACAGTGACTTTCCAATTTGGTGATCCGCAATATGCGCTACCGGGAGAGCAGGTTTTCTCATTCGTTGCTAATCCAGGAAACACTACAAGTTTGAGCTTAACTGAACTCAAAGAACTAACAACCACTGCCATTGGCGGTCGAGGTGCTTTCCCGAACGGACCAGACGTCTTGGCTATTAATGTTTATAAGGTTACAGGAACTGCAACTCCTGGATCGCTCATTCTTCGCTGGGGTGAGGCGCAGGCTTAACGATAAACTTAGAACGTTTCCACATATCGATCTTAGAGTCCATGGACTTTTTGATCGATATGATGTTAGCTCGAATATCTGTTATTTCGGTAGGAATACGACCACTAACCAAAAGTTGTTGATGATTTTTATCAATATGTCCGACCTGCTCTTTGAGACGTCCTAGTAAATTTAATAGCTCTGCTTTTAACGATTGGTCGGTAATAGCAGAAATTTCATTGACATATCTGTTGTAATCTTCTATATATTTTGGATTGGTTGTTAAGGATGGAATCATTTTTCTAGCACCATAATAGTTTCTAATTTCGCTCTTATCAGTTGATTATTTAATGTGGTTTTCAAACCACTGTGCAGATTTCTAGGAAGATAATCTAAGTCTGCCCAACATATAGTTTTATCGGTCGCGGCAAAAAACTCTGTTTCAACTAAACAGACATAGGTACCGTATTCAAACCCGCGATCTTCGCTGAGATACAGTTCTATAGGCAATAACTTACCTACAGAGTATTTAGAGAGTAAAGATTGTGCATCTTCTAGCAGTGAACTGGACCTAGCGAATGTAGGCACAGTCCATTTTTCATCTTCCAAAATTAGGAAAATCCTACTGCTATTTTTAGCTAAGAAAAGTAATCCGGCACGCTGTTGCATACCTTTACTTATTGCGGATCGAGGTCTAGTCTCCAATAACCTGAAGCGTATTCGCCTTCGAAGCTCTTATACCACTGTCCTTCGTTGCTCCAGCGATACTGTAGGCCAGTCTTGAGATTTTGGAATATCAACGTTATGGATTCAAAGTTTTCGCTGTCTGAAGGTATCACTGTGTTTTCACCGTCGGCGATATTGTTTTTTACCCTGTAGGCAACTCCGTCATAGATAATGATCTGGCCACTAGTATACTTTGTGGTGTTTGAAAACGGATACACACTCATGGACCAAACTGCTAATAGATCGATCCAAGCAGAGCCGTTCCACTCAATGATCGTATTAGCACGTATTACCGGATCCGAACCGTTGGTATTTTTCCAAGCATCTGGGCCGTCATAATTCCAGTTAGGATCGATATCCACAGGTCCGCCTACATTTTCGCTGTTGTTGACATCATCTAATACTAGGTATCTAGTACCTGCTGTGATAGGTTGATCAGTCAATTCTTTATTTGGTCTCTTAGGATTAAATTTATAAGGATCAACTATAGCATCAACTGTGGTTCTTCCCGACGGATATATCGAACTATACAACACAGTATTCGATGGTATGTCAGTGATACTGACCAACAAGTAAGTTGGATCTAATTCGTGTACTGTAAAAGTTCCACCTATTTCAGTACCGTCGACCTGTAGGAAGAAAATTTTACTGATTCCTGCTATGTATCCGCCGTAGTTATCTAGTACGACATTCCAATCTACACGTTCGCCGGCTTTAACAGGGATATCAAGCCCTAGTGCGGATAATACTTCTCCCGGCGAAACGATACTGACATCATAGTCTGATGGTTCGCTGTTGGCGCTCTTTAATAACAATACCCTCCAATTGCCCTGTACGAATCTCTGTTGAGAATTGCTGTTATCACCGTCATAGATTAGATCATCAAGACCGAGAACGTCGCCTGTGTCTGAAAACACATTCATAACAAGATTACGAACAACGCCCAACTTCTTGACCTTGGCAGGAGGACTGATATAGATAGGCATTTCAAATTCTAAAGAACAGATGTCTATGTCTGACTCAGCACCCACCGGAATGGTTCTAGAACTGAAATTAGTACTGACGAGATTCAGCACACTAAGACTAGTCCAGTCGATATAATTATCTGTGGTCTGTATTTCTAGGCTAGGATTAAACAACATCAGTATCTGTTCAACTATCTGCAACTTCTGATCTGTGTTAGACGTCCAGATATCAGCTTTCATTTTCAGCTTGAACGGAGTGGGCATCAACCGTTCGATGGTATAGCCGCCACCTTGTACATTTTGATATTGGATTTCACCGTCTACAGAATTCCATGCTCGTTCGCGTATATTCAGCTTACTGACAAAACTAGCGTCCGCTAGCCTGGTGTTATCCATTTCTAATCCGGAGATATAGCAAGCTATCCTAGGTACAGTGGGCATCTTGTTCTCGGAATTTTCCTTGATAATAGCAGCGACCTGCCTGGTAAGATCTCCGTAGAGTACAGGAATGTGTCTTAGGGTATCATCGCCGGTCTTGTATTTGAAACCTATGAACACACGCATGAATTGTGTGACATAGCGTCTTATCTGCCCATCGTAAAAGAAATCCATTATTCGTCTGCCTTAGGTCTAAGAGCTTTTGACAAGCTCTGTTTTTCTTTGATCTGTTTACCATTTATGGTATTGACCTTGTCATTGTTTATGAAAGATGTTTTTTGTGTTAACCTTACATCGCGATCAAGGAATACATCGTTGGGTGAACCTCCTGCGACTACATCTTCATTGCCCATGTTGCTCATAGTCATTCTTGTTACATCCTCTACTTTTACCCAACGTCTTCCGTTGTATCTAAATAATCTCTTTGGTAGATAGTCTGTTCTTAGATGATATTGACCGTCGGAGGGCAATAGCGGAAAACTTATACCAGCAGTGAAAGGTGCTCCGTTGGGAGGAATACCGTCTCCGTCGCCGATCATAGGTCCGTTGTATTCTGGACTTCTAAATATCGTAGACGATGTTGGTCCCACATATACAGGATTGCCATTTTCGTCAGACAAAGGAACGCCATTCTCGTCGGTAGCTCGGGTCTGTACACTAGCATCTAGTTGAGTAGAATCTACAGTGACTAGCTCAGCACGACCTCGCTCGTCTGTCTGTAACATATAGTGCTTGGTAGTATCATAACCACTTCTAGGAGCATCTGTTTCTGCTTGATCAAGAACCGCAGCAGTGATCTGCATTTCTTTTTCGTAGGTACTCATGATGTCTCTGAGAGTGGTTGTACCATCTTCTCCCGATTCATCAGCAAGTCCGTCGAGTATATCTTTGAATTCTTGACTATCTACCAGCGGTTTACATTTGGCACGATATAGATGTGGATACCATGTTACAGAAAAACCTTCTGCAGCACGAGTGACTTCTTCGATTACATAGAATCGTTTGAGAGCAAACTGTAGATCGTTGAGTGCATATTCATCTTTGAGATGCGGTAGCTCGATAACATCTCCTGAAATGATCTTTCGTCCAAGTTTTTCCACAGTATCGTTAATATGGAATGTGATAAAAATCGTATCGTTTTGTAGGAATAAACCAAACTGACTTAGATTAAAATCCGTATCTTGTATATTATACACACCACGAAGCACATAGACATCGGGATCATATTTTCGATCCCTGTTTTCTAGAAACAACAGATCTTGGATCTGTGTGACAGCAGTGTCTGTATAACTAGGAGTAGTTGGAGAGTTTTCTAGACTAGCTCCAGGTCCTAAATATTTGTGCAGTAGGCAATCAGTACCGCCCACTTGGAACATTTCCCAGGCAGTTTTATCGATGAACTTGTAGTCGTTGCCCTTTTCCGGGCGATAAAGCGAAAGTCTTGGCATAGTCATATATTTACCGCAGCAATAAATAGTAGTATGAGTACTAATGATCAAGCCAGACAATCAGTCTACGATTACTGCAAAACCATGCTGGGCGACGGCATGATTGATGTAGAATTGGATCCTATCCATTATCAAACAGCCCTAGATAGATCTTTGGGTGTTTTCCGCCAACGCAGCGATAATGCTGTAGAGGAAAGCTACTGCTTTTTGATGTTGGAACAGGACAAAAATGAATATATTCTGCCCAAGGAAATCCAGCAGGTTCGACAGATCTTCCGTAGAAGCATAGGTTCTAGAACAGGTAACGGTACAGGTGGTACGGTGTTCGAACCCTTTAACCTAGCCTATACAAATACCTACTTGCTATCATCAACTAACATGGGCGGTTTGCTAACCTACGAACTATTCAGTCAATATCAGGAACTTGTGGGCAAGATGTTTGGTAGCTTTATCAATTTTACCTGGCAATCACAGAGCCGAAAACTCATGATACAACAGCGTCCTAGAGGCGAAGAAGAAGTTTTGTTATGGGTTTACAACACTAGGCCTGATTTTGCTATCATAGAAGACACCTATGCAGGACAGTGGATCAAAGATTACACGCTGGCCAACTGCAAGATGATGCTAGGTCAAGCTCGAGAAAAATTCGCACAGATCGCAGGTCCGGGCGGTGGCTCTAGTCTAAACGGTGCTGCTATGAAATCTGAAGCTACTGCTGACATAGAACGTCTAACCAAAGAATTGGAAACCCTAGTGTCCGGCGGGTCTGGATATACATTCGTCATCGGTTGACATAGTTTTAATATCAATGTTATAATGTCTGTAATTGGAGGACATTATGATCATAGGAATATGCGGATTTATTGGCAGCGGCAAAGATACTGTCGCTGACTATCTAGTTAACTTTCACGAATTTAGACGCGAGTCATTTGCCAGCACTCTCAAAGATGCTGTAAGCGCGGTGTTTGGATGGGACCGAACGCTGTTAGAAGGGCGAACCAAGGAAGCCCGAGAGTGGCGAGAGCAAGTGGACCCGTGGTGGGCAGAGCGTCTTGACATGCCTACACTTACTCCTCGCTGGGTCTTACAATATTGGGGCACAGAAGTATGTCGTCGAGCGTTTCACGATGATATCTGGATCGCCAGCCTGGAAAACAAACTCCGTAACTCCAAAGACCATGTCGTGATTTCAGATTGTCGTTTTCCTAACGAAATCCAAAGTATTCGAAATGCTGGGGGTAAAATTATCTGGGTAACTAGGGGAGATCTGCCCGAATGGTATCAATATGCTCTAGCAGCTAATCAGTTAGGCAGTAATCTAGCACTCAACGAACTTAAAATGCGTAAAATCCATGCCAGCGAAACTGCTTGGGTAGGCACTGAGTTTGATCATGTCATAGAAAACGATTCTACTATAGATGCTCTCTATACACAGGTACGATCAATAGTCAGCGGTCAGGTCGCCCTGTCTCCAAGTGATACCTTCTTTGCCTAGGATCTGTGCGCAGTTACAGCATACGGTTTTGAGATTAGCAGGTCTACAGTTATTAAGATCTCCGTCAACATGGAAAACTCTAAAGATTTCCTTGTGCGGACTTCGATAACCGCATTTATCGCAGATGCTTTTTATCTTATAGCCGTGTCTTAGCCAACGAGGGATTCCGTGATAAAGGCCGTTGGCCAAACATATTTCGCAGAGCCTACGATAGTAGGCTTTGTCGTTTTTATAATAATTAATGGCCCGGGGTCGTTGTCCGCACTTACAAAGAGGTCTCATAGAAATATTTAAGCCTTTTCTGCCCCTTTTTCTTTTGGTATAACCGCCTGTTTTTGTAAACTACCGCTAAATAATATGAGCAACTATTACCAGGAGAATAAGGTATGGCACTAGTATCCCCAGGCGTACAAGTTACGGTAATCGACGAGAGTTTTTATACACCAGCTGAACCTGGTACTACTCCGCTTATCGTAATAGCTACAGCTGAAAACAAATCTAACGCAGCAGGCACTGGAACTGCTGTTGGAACAACCGCGGCAAATGCCGGCAAAGTATTTAAGGTCACAAGTCAAAGAGAACTTGTTGATACCTATGGAGTACCTTTCTTTGAAAAGACAGCAAGTTCTACTCCAATCCACGGATCAGAAAGAAACGAATATGGTCTATTAGCAGCCTACAGCTTCTTAGGTGTTAGCAATGCTGCATTTATTTTACGTGCAGACGTAAACCTAGACGAATTAGAAGCACAAGCAACTGTCCCGGGAGCAGAACCAATCGACGGAACTTGGTGGGTAGACACACAGGCAACGACCTGGGGTATCCAGGAATGGAACGGTGCTGCTGCTACAACCACAGGCGGCCAAAAATTTGCATTTAAAACTCCTATCGTCTTAACCGACACAGATGTTGCTAAAATTGAAAGTAACGCACCAAAAGGATCTGTAGGAGCTATCGGAGACTACGCAGTAGTACTCGAAACAGTCAAAGGCGAAGATAACTTATCTTCTTTTAGTGCTAGCAAAGAACTAGCCAGGGTTTGGTTCAAGAGTCCAGGCGGTTCATATGCCAGCGGTTCTTTAGTAGATCCAGGACAATGGGTATTAGTAGGTTCCCCAGAATGGAAAGCCAGTTGGCCCGTGCTTACTGGTACTGGAACAGCAACATTACCAGCAGGTAGCTTCACACTAAACGGAACATCTATCACTGTATCCGGCGGAACTTCGTATGCTACGCTCGCTGGCAACATCAACAGCTTATGTGTTAACCAAGGTATCAGTGCAAAAGTTTCTTCCGCAGGATACCTACAGATTTTTGCAGATGGTACAGATTCTGCAACATCAGATTCATCAGCGATAAGCAGAGGTATTGTAACAGTAGGTGGTACTACTGGAGCTGGAACAGTCCTTAACGCTCTAGGTATCAGCACAGGCGATTACTATCCACCTTCACTACAACAAACTCCGCACACACAAGTTCCTACATGGAAATCAAGTGGTGCTACACCTCGCCCAACAGGCTCTGTATGGGTTAAAACCACAGAACCTAATCTAGGGGCTCGTTGGAGAATCAAGCGTTGGAACTCTGCCACTAAGACCTGGCTCGAGATTTCAGCACCAATTTATTCAAGCACTCACTCTGCACTATATTATCTAGATCGTAGTGGTGGTGGCGTTAACCTAGGTTCAAATGCATTATTTGTTCAATCTAATGCCAACGAAGAAGTGGGACAAGAAGAAACTGCTTCATTTAGAGTTTGGAAGAGAAGAGCATCAGGTGCGACAGTGATCACTTCCGCAGCAGTTACATCAAGCACATTCGCAGCAGGTAACTATACATTTACACTTGCTGAATCACTAGCCGGAGAAGCCGATCTAAGTGCATATTCGACAATCGAAATGACCGCAGCAAACGGTAATGCCTTAGCAGGTAATACTGCTGACGCAGAAAAGATTGCCACTGCGATCAATGCTGCTGGTTTCGTACACATTGTCGCTGAAGTTACTTCGGACAATAAAGTACAGATCACACACAAAGCAGGTGGTGATATGAGATTTGTAGACGGTACAGGTACACCGTTGAATAACATTTTCACAGCCTATAGTACCGATACTGGTAGCGGAACTGCTAACTTCTACAGCTTAGAAGCATTAGTAAACAGCGCAGTTGGTTACAGCGCAGCAACCAAGACCAACGAGTATCTAGCTTCAAACTGGGCACCATTGGCCACCGATGAATTGAGATTTGCAGCAGGCGGCGATGCTCCGTTGGCTGAGCCAGAAGATGGACAACTATGGTATAATCCAAACTTTGGCGAAGTTGACATCATGGTACATAACGGAGAGATTTGGGTAGGCTACAAGCACAGCTCATCTCCATATACCAATACAGATGCTAACGGCCCTATCGTAGCAGCCAGCATGCCAACAAAACAAAGTGATGGTACTACTAACCTAGTAACAGGTGATCTATGGATCAGCACAGCTGACATGGAGAACTTCCCAACTATCTACAGATTCAATACAGATGCAGGTGCAACTGTAGCCGAAAGATGGCAGTTGGTTGATAAGACTGATCAGACCACAGAAGAAGGTATCTTATTTGCAGATGCACGTTTTGGTATCAGCGGCGCTTCCGGTAACACAGAAGGATCTATCAAAGAACTATTAAGCATCAACTATGTAGACCCAGACTGTCCAGATCCAGTACTATATCCAAAAGGCATGCTGCTATGGAATCTACGTAGAAGTGGTGGTAATGTCAAGCGTTATTCTAATAACTACATCGACACTGCATCTGATAACGTAAGATATCAAGCAGCTAATAGCGATCTAGGTAACCTACCAACAGCTGGTGACGGCATGAGCGGTTATGCTACTGATCGTTGGACCACAGCATCACCAAACAACGAAGACGGTTCTGGAAGTTTCGGACGCAAGGCTCAACGTGCTCTAGTCATACAGAAACTAAAGAGTGCGATCGATACCAGCGAAGAAGCACGTGACGAAGAACGTCGTAACTTCAACCTAATTGCTTGCCCTGGATATCCAGAAGCTCTAAGTAATCTAATTAACCTAAACATCGATCGCGGTGTAACAGCATTTGTGGTAGGTGACACACCATTACGTTTACCAAGCGGCTCAACAGCATTGTTGGCCTACGGTACCAATGCTAACGGTGCCCTAGACAATGGCGATGCAGGTATTGTTAGCTATGACGAATACTGTGCTGTTTACTATCCAAACGGATTTACCACAGATCTAGGCGGTTCGAATGCTGTAGTTCCAGCAAGCCACATGATGCTACGCACAATCGCTCTAAGCGACCAAGTTAGCTATCCATGGTTTGCACCAGCAGGTACACGTCGTGGTGGTATTACCAATGCAACAGCAGTTGGTTATATTGATGCAGCATCTGGAGAATTCCAGAGTGTTGCACTCAACGAAGGACAACGCGATACACTTTATGATCTAAAGATTAATCCTATTCCGTTCTTTGTGGGAGTTGGATTAGTAGCATACGGTCAAAAAACTCGTGCTAGAAATGCTTCTGCACTAGACAGAATCAACGTAGCACGTTTAGTAGTATATCTACGCAGTCAACTAAACAAACTAGCTCGTCCTTATATCTTTGAACCAAATGATAAGATTACCAGAGACGAAATCAAGGGTGCTGTAGAAAGCCTATTACTAGAGTTGGTAGGTCTAAGAGCTCTATACGACTTTGCTGTAGTATGTGACGAAAGTAACAATACTCCTAGCAGAATTGATCGTAACGAACTTTATGTAGACATTGCTATCGAGCCAACAAAAGCAGTTGAATTTATCTACATACCATTGCGTATCAAGAACACAGGAGAGATTTAAAAATGGCACTAACTTCATTAAATAGGATTTCAGTTCCGCCAAGCAACGGTACCAGCGGTACCGCACTGCTAATGCCTAAACTTAAATATCGCTTTAGAGTGATATTATTAGGTTTTGGAGTTGAGGCCAGCACTGAACTAACAAAACAGGTTGCAGATGTCAAAAGACCAGTAGTTACTTTTGAAGAAATGGCCATCGATATCTACAACTCAAAGGTCAAGCTCGCAGGTAAGCCTAGCTGGGAAGATGTTACAATTAACCTACGCGATGATGCCAACGGTCAGATCCAGAAACTAGTAGGTCAACAGATCCAGAAGCAATTCGACTTCATGGAACAGGCATCTGCTCGTTCAGGTATTGACTATAAGTTCCAAACTAACATCGAAGTCTTAGACGGCGGCAACGGTGCTCTAGAGCCAGCTGTGTTAGAAAAATGGGAATTGTACGGTTGTTTCTTATCCAGCGCAGACTACGGTGATGCAAACTATGCGACCAACGAGCCAATGACCGTTGCTCTAACTATCAAGTATGACAATGCTGTTCAGTTCGCAGGTGCTAGTGGTTCTGGTATTGAGCGTGGTATTGGAGCTCTGGTAGGAAGAACTATCGGTGAAACAGTAACTGGCCGTAGCGTCTAAACTGTAAACGATCCAAAAGAACCCAGATAAATTCTGGGTTTTTTTGTGGCATAAATATTAATATGGCAAATGCATTTACCAGATTTTTAAACGGCGGAACCAACGGCGGCAGTGGCGTTAGCGGATTCTTAGGCGGTGTTGTTCAAGGACTGACTAATCCCAAAGGCGTGGTAGCTGATTGGCGACATGCTTCTCGACTTTTTATTCCTAATTACTATAGACTTGCACCTAGAACCAAATACATGTTCTATGTGCGATTCGAAATAGAAAAATCTGTTCTGGACTCCACTACTTTCGGTAACAAACACGCAGACGAAATTGGCTATCTTATCAAGAGCACAGATCTGCCAAAATACAAATTTGAAACCGTAACCAAAAACCAATACAATCGCAAACATGTAATTTATAAGAATTTTGCCTATGAACCCTTAAGCATGGTATTCCGAGATGACAGCCAAGGAATCATGAATGCCATGTGGGCTATCTATATGGGAACCTATGTACAGGATCGACATAATCCCAATACAGCGTTCAGTAAAACTAATCTACGTTCAGAAGGCGATCCTAGAACGGCCTTTAGATATGGCCTAGATAAACAAGGCAAGTCCGACGATTTTTTCAAGTCGATCAGCATCTATACGATGAGCCGTAGGAGATTCCTGGGCTATACATTAGTCAATCCAAAAATTACCAGCTGGCAACATGGCGGTGTAGATTATACAGCGGGCGAATTCAACGAGATGACCATGAACGTAGAATACGAATCAGTGGTTTATTCATCGGGCGAAGTTGGTGTCGATAGTCCTAAAGGATTCGCTACCTTATACTATGATCGTGTGCCAAGTCCTTTAACAGTAGCAGGCGGCGGCGTTAGCAATCTTTTTGGTCAAGGCGGAGTACTTGATGGTATCGAAAGTATCTTCGGTGATGTCGCCGGCGGCTCAGCATTTGGTAGTCCAGGTGGCTTCTTAAGCACCGCTATCAAAGCCGTTAACACAGCTAAAAATATCGGTAACCTCAGTAGCGCCAGCATCAAGGGAGAAGTGGTCAATATTCTCAGCAACCCTACCACTGTCACAGGCATAGTGAACACAGTGGGCGGAGTAGTTGGCGCAGCCTTTCCGAAAAATTCTGGTACGAATACAACCACACCCGCCGTACAAAAAAATCTAACAGGAAACTAACATGGCGAATAATCTACCTGCAGTCGCGGTACAGGACAGCGGATCTGCTACCAAATTATTTTTCGATACCTACGGAAAATCTCCTTTAGAATTCGCTGCCAACGAAGTAACCGCAGCCATAGGATTCTTTGAGGCTAGAGGATTTGATCAAGATGCTGCCAGCTCAGTGGCTTCTGTGCTACTCAAGCAAGCCAAACTAGACGGTGTTCCTGTATTCAAAATATTAGACACATTAAAAGGTTTCGATAGTGTGCAGATCAGTGCCTTGGTAGGAGAAATTCTCAACAACAATCGTGGCGTTGGTAGTACTCTGGGATTTCGAGTATCTAACGTCGACAAGCAAAATCAAACAAGGAACATAGCTGCCTAATGCCTAGATTTGCCCAGGGAAGATTTGAAATGAAGAACCCTGACAAATACGTAGGGAAGAAAACACCATTGGCTCGTAGTTCTTGGGAATTCGTATTCATGCGTATGTTAGATGAGCATCCTGGGGTACAGAATTGGGCCAGCGAAAGCATACAGATACCCTATAGAGATCCACTTACAGGCAAGTATACCATATACGTTCCTGATTTTTTTATCGTCTACAAAGACAAGAACGGCAGTAAACATGCAGAAGTAGTAGAAGTAAAACCTCAAAGCCAGACCCTAAGAGAGCACGTGGGCAAGAGCGCATACAATCAAGAACAATATATTAAAAATCTCGCCAAGTGGGAAGCTGCTACTGCATGGTGTAAGCAGCAGAATATACGCTTTAGAGTGATCAACGAAGGCGATATTTTCCATCAAGGCTCAAAACGCAGATAAGTACAGTATGACTAAAAAGCTAGAAGAATTATTTAATTTAGAAGATTCTAAACCCGATGCTGTTCAGGTAGAAGAAGTTAAGATCAAAGAGCACGAAGAAGTAAAAAGCCTTGATCAAAGCTATGCGGCTGTAGCTAAGATCACCCAAGATCTGCCTGCGATAAAAGAGCTAGATACGCTAGACGAACAAGAGCTAGATGCACTTTCTAAGAAAGCAGAAGATGCCTACGACGATCTAATGGATCTTGGCATGAATGTTGAAGTTCGTTATGCAGGTAGGATATTTGAAGTAGCGGGTACAATGATGAAAAACGCCATTGATGCCAAAGCTGCCAAAATTGATAGAAAACTCAAGGCTGTGGATCTACAGCTGAAAAAATACAAGATAGACAAAGACAACAACGAAGACTCAAACGATAATATCATAAACGGGCAAGGTTATGTGATCAGCGATCGTAACGAGCTGCTTAAAAAATTAAGCAAAAAGGAATAAATACTACTATGAAAACTTTTAAACAATACCTTGCTGAAAGCCAGAAAACCTACAGCTTTAAAATCAAAGTTGCGGGCGAATTACCTGAATCTTTCACTGACAGCCTAAAGTCTAGCCTAGAACGTTGCAAAGTATCAAAACTAAGCAAAATTAATTCTACACCTATACAGGCTCAACCCATGGATTTTCCTAGTCTTAAAAACTGTGAAGTACACATGTTTGAAGTAGTCTGCGAATATCCGATCACTGTGCCCGAATTAGCCAACGACATGAAATCAGTTGGTATTGACGAAAGCTGTTTTAAGATCCGCGGCAGCAACGAGCCCGATCTAGAAGAAGATACTGTACAAGATGCTAATGTCAAGCACAAAGATTATTTCGGTGATGATTTTAACAAGGGATTTTTAAAAGATTTAGACAAGGCCGCCAAGCAAAGAAAGAAAGACGGTGTGCAGACAGAATACAAGCTGCCTAAGGCCAAAACAGATAAAGCAGGTGCTAAAAGCGCCTTAGGGAGTTAATTAAATGGATTTTCAACAATTATTAGCAAAGATGCAGCAGCTGGATCAACCAGTAGGAGAAGAATGCGGCATGCCTCCTCCAAGCATGAGTCCGATGGCAGCGCAACCTCCTATGGATCAACCTCCTCCTGCACATCCTAGCCTAAGCATTAATCTAAATGCTCAAGGTATGGATCATATCGAACAGATAATGAAACTAGTGGCCAAGGTCAACCCTGATATGAATAAGCCTGATCTACCGCCTTTGCCTACTATGGGTGCAGAGCCTAGCATTATGAGCATCAAACCTAGCATGCCACCATTGAAGATGTTACCGGATCTAAGCGATGAGCCACATGACGAGCCGGATGGCGATGAAGGTCCAGAAATCAAAGGCCTAGATCGTGACGGCGATGGCGATCATGACATGGGAGACCATGACATGGAAAAGAAAAAAGACAAAGACGAAGCATTTGGAAACACACCCGCTGACGGTGCTGAGCCAGAACTCAAAGGTTTAGATGCAGCTATTCCAGACGGTAACGATCTAAATAAACCTAAGAAGAGTTACAGTGATAAGCCTTATAGAGGTGACAATCCAATGGCTACAGAATCTACTAGTCTTCGAGCACAGATTCGTGCAGATCTAATGAGAAGATTAACCGAAGCTAAAGGAGCGAAATAATGGGAGCTTTTACCAGAGTAAATGGTCTACGCAACACTGTCGGTACCTTGTACATGGACAACTGCAATATGTTTGTTATCCAAGTGCAGAACGCAGCTAACTCTAACAGAGATCTACGTGCAGAAGATGATGCAGTAGACGAAGCAGTAGAATACATTGTCAAAGAATTAAATCCATTGGCATTTTTTGTAGTCGATGCTGGAACTGGTCTTATCTATGTGGTAATGGATAAAAATATTAGTAGTGCCAGCGAATTACAGACAAGAATCCGTAACATGGGCACAGCAGTGGGTGTGAACAGTATCGATGTTACAGGTACAGACGTAACTCTAGCTACATCGTTAACATTGTCATAATCGAGTAAAATACCAAATAGGGCCGTAAGGCCCTATTTTTTTCATTAAATATAGTTATGGCAAAATCATTAGATGGCGTCCTGATCAAAAAGGCGCATAAAAAAGATCGATACACACTTGAAGAAATCGAGCATTTGGAAAAATGTTTGGACCCTGTTGACGGTCCTCTTTATTTCTGTAAGAACTTTTTAAAAATACAACACCCTACACGTGGCGCTATTAAATTTGAACCCTACGAATATCAAGAAAGATTATTACAGGCCTATCACGACAATAAACAGACCATTGCCATGTTACCTCGCCAGATGGGCAAAACTACCTGTGCCACAGGCTATCTATTGTGGTATACCATGTTTGTTCCAGAAGCACAGGTATTGATCGCTGCTCACAAATACGAAGGTGCACAGGATATCATGAACCGTTATCGTTATGGTTATGAAAATTTACCAGACTTTATTCGTGCAGGTGTACACAGCTATAACAGAAATACCATTGAATACGATAATGGGTCTCGTATACAGGCTACTACAACCACAGAAAACACCGGTCGTGGTAAATCTCTTTCTTTAATCTACTGCGACGAGTTTGCGTTTGTGCAACCCCCAGAGAAAGCCAAAGAGTTCTGGACTGCCCTATCGCCTACACTGTCCACAGGTGGTAAGTGTATTATCACATCCACACCAAACTCGGACGAAGATCAATTCGCTATGATCTGGACTGAGGCTAACAACAAGTTTGACGAGTACGGTAACGAACAATCTCTTGGTGTTAATGGGTTCTTCCCCTATTTCGCACACTGGAATGAACATCCGGACCGAGATGAAAATTGGGCCAAGGTCGAACGTGCTAAGATCGGTGACGAAAGATTCCGTAGAGAATTTGACTGTGAATTCTTGATCTTTGATGAAACCCTAATCAATGCAGTAAAACTTGCCGACATGAAGGGCATTGACCCGATCATGACCATGGGTCAAACACGTTGGTATAAAGACATCGATCCGAGAGCTACATATCTAGTAGCTCTAGATCCTAGTCTAGGCACAGGCGGAGATTACGCAGCGATTCAAGTATTTGAAATGCCCACTATGGAACAGGTCGCAGAGTGGAGGCACAATCTAACTCCAGTACAGACACAAACCAAACATCTCAGAGACATCTGTAATTACATTAAAACCACAGGCGAAGAAAAAGGTGGTCACCCGCAGATCTATTATTCTGTGGAAAACAATACAGTAGGTGAAAGTGCATTGATCTGCATACAGAACCTAGGAGAAGAAAATATTCCTGGTCTTTTCTTATCAGAGCCTATACGTAAAGGGCATGTGCGTAGATTCCGCAAAGGATTTAACACCACACACAAGTCTAAGATTTTAGCCTGTAGTCAACTCAAACACTTACTTGAAACTAAAAAAATGTCCATTTACAGTAAACCTCTAGTATCTGAGCTCAAGACCTTTGTGGCTACAGGTGTGGGTTTTAATGCTAAAAAGGGCGAACACGACGATCTAGTTGCCGCAGTCCTGCTGATCATGCGCATGGCCAACATTCTCAGCGACTGGGATCCTAAGATCTATGAAAAAATGACGGATAAACTCACGGAAGATCAGCTGCCCATGCCCATATTCGTCAGCAGCGGTTTTTGAATAAATACAACTATGGACGCAACAAACAACATTGCCACAGATTTATTTTATAAAGTTAGAAGCAGATTTCAGGGCCTAAAACTAGGCGACGCGATGGGTCAAATCACCATCAATCCTGAAGAGGCTCGCTTCTTTGACTTTGACTATATGGAAGGCGAGACCCCTATAGGGCACGTCAGCATCAGTCTTGCAGAACCAAATTCTATGAAAGTTTACTTCAGTACAGGCATTACTGAAAGCATGGATGGAAATCAAAAGACAAATTGGTACGGATTTTTAAAAGAGCTACGTCAGTTTGCCAAGAGAAGATTGATGAGTTTCGACACGAGAGACATCGCAAAAGATAATTTAGACAAGAGAGACTACGCTTTTTTGAGCCAACATAATCAACCTCAGAAACCGCAGGCTAATACTCTAGTAAAACCAGTTGGAGAAAATAAAATGAACGTCAGCGAAAGCACGATGTATGGTAGCAGCACTATGAGCTATCAAAAATTGATGGACACAAGATTGATTATCAAACACAGCAAGGCTCTCACAGACGACAGCCAACCTGGTGCCAGAACTAGAAATATTTCTGCGCTGTTCGTGGAAAATCAAGACGGTGAAAGATTTAAGTATCCTTTCATTCATCTAGCAGGTGCTCGTGCCATGCAGCGACATGTGGCCAACGGCGGTGTTCCTTATGACGAAATTGGCAAGAGCATCATCCGTATGAGCGAAGAGATCGCTGCACTAAAGAGCTTCGGTAATTATGTAGTTCGTAATGATTTGATGAACACAGAAAACAATAACATAGTCGAAAGAAGTTCACACTATCTAGACAGCCTAAGAGAACAAATCAAGGCATTGGCTAAACAAGGTCACTATGAAGCATACAAAGAAAATTTCCAGGCAGAAGAACAAACAGAAGTTCCTGATGAAATAGTAAATCAGTATACAGAACAATTTACAGTAAAGAATTTTAAAGAAGATATCAAATCAGTTTTTCCAGTTCTATTCCGTTTAATGCAGGAAGACAATACCATAGGCTATGACGACATAGTCGCGATGACCACTAACGAAGATGTCAACGATGAGATTGAAATAGACGAATCTGACGATCCTTTTGAAAAATTTGAATCTTGGATCATGCGTCTAGGAGAAGAATCGGCTATCGCCAGCGATGACAGCGAAGAGCAAGCACAGGCAGTTAAAAAATTACAAGAATTAGTCGGACAACATTTTCCTGCTGGTGTAGACGGTACCAACGCTATCGAAAGTCTCAAAGGCATCATTGACGATCCTGCATTGTTCAAACAGATCAAAGAGCAAAGCAAGGAAGATCCTGATAGCTGTGTAAGAGGTCTTGTCAAAGACTGGTTAGAAAATAATGCTCCGGAAGTTGTAGATCAATTAGACTTTGGTGACTTTGTCGAAGAGCCAGCAGATGATGCTGCACAGACAGACGATGCAGCCGTGGCTGATACCGGTGAAGAGCCTGTAGAAGCCAGCGATCCAAAGCATCCAGAATATGACAAGGCAGATGACTACGATCTACCACCTAGCGCCAGAGGTAAAGGCACAGACAAATATCGTTTACCTGATACAAAAAAACATGACGATAGATATAAAAGAGATTTTCAAAAACGTGCAGGAACTTATAAGGGTGAAGGCAGCGAACAATTAGATGTTCAAGAATTAGCCGAATTTATCACATCGTTTTACGATAGAGATTCGAACAGTTTTCCCAAAGGTCCAGAAGGCGTTTGCACAATGGTAGGCAAAAAGTTTGGTGAACAGGCAGAACACGTTGCAAGAAAATTTGTAGAGCGTATGGCACCACAACAGACCACAGAACAAAATCCAGAATTGGCAGAATTGGCTCGTATCAAAGAATTGGCTAAGATCTAAAAAATTTATATTCAAAAGAAAAAGGCACTTTGGTGCCTTTTCTTATATGCATCTAGCCAAATATATCAACTATCCGTGGGGCTAAGGCGTTATATACTTACGCAGAGCAATTTTTCGCTCTCGTTAACTCAAAAGGAGATTTCATATGAAATCAGTACTAGCTCTAGTAGCAACATTGTTCGCAGTATCCGCCTTTGCACAAGCACCTGCAAAGAAAGAAGAAAAGAAAGTAGAAGCCAAGCCTGCAGCCGCAGCCGCAGCCGCAGCACCAGCATCAGCAGCTAAACCCGCTGAAAAGAAAGCTGAGCCTGCAAAAAGCGAAGTCAAAAAAACCGAGCCTACTAAGAAGTAATCCACATCGAGTTATTGTTCTAAGTCTCGACGACTGTGATATCGAACTGGTATTTGACGATGCCGTGCATCGAGGTTATAGTAGACCAGAATTAGAACAATTCGATGAGGAAGACGATCTCCCCGAGTATGTACGATGGAGATTATTCTTAGCTAGACAATTAGCTTTGATAAGATACAGAGAAATCCACGGTTAATCCGTGGATTTTTTTTGGAGAAATATCTGATCATATTTGAAAAGAAAATATTTGCATTTGCTAAATAAAAAGCGCATAATAAGTGTTATGCGATAGGCATACAAAGTCATTTACATAAAGGCATAAGGAGGCTATAAAATGGCAACATTAGCAGAAATTCGTGCGAAACTTCAAGAAGCACAATCAAAGTCCACAGGACAATCCACCGGCGGTGGAGACAACGCAATTTACCCACATTGGAACATGCAGGAAGGCAAAGAAGCCGTGGTACGGTTCTTGCCTGATGGCAACACCAACAACACATTCTTCTGGGTAGAACGAGCAATGATCAAATTGCCGTTCGCAGGTATCAAAGGCGAAACAGATAGCCGTCAGGTACAGGTACAGGTGCCCTGCGTTGAAATGTACAACGATGGTTCGGTCTGTCCAATCCTTTCAGAAGTACGTGGTTGGTTCAAGGACAAGAGCCTTGAAGAAATGGGTCGTAAGTATTGGAAGAAACGTTCATACATCTTCCAAGGTTTCGTTGTTGAAGATCCTCTCAAAGAAGATACGACACCAGATAATCCTATCCGTAGATTTATCATCGGTCCTCAGATCTATCAAATCATCCGTTCAGCACTAATGGATCCAGAGTTGGAAGAGTTGCCAACCGACTACCTCCGTGGTGTTGACTTCCGTATCGCTAAGACATCAAAAGGTGGCTTTGCTGACTATTCTACTTCTAAGTGGAGTCGTCGTGAACGTGCTCTAACTGATCAAGAAAAGGCAGCTATCGAAGCTCATGGTCTTTTTGATCTGTCAGCTTTCTTGCCCAAGAAGCCAACTGATGTTGAACTCAAGGTCATGAAAGAAATGTTTGAAGCTTCTGTTGACGGCGAAGCCTATGACATGGAACGTTGGGGTCAATACTTCAAGCCAGCAGGCATGAGTGCTGCCACAGGTGATCCTGTTGCCAAGACAACAGCTCGTCCTGCTCCAGTAGATGAAGACAGTGATGACGAACCGGCACCAGTGGCCACTGCTCCTAAGGCAGCGCCGTCGGCCGCTCCAGCAGCAGCCGGAGAAAGTGCTAGTCGTGCGCAAGACATTCTTGCCATGATTCGCAATCGTCAAAAGCAATAATTAACACGGCCCGGACCTCTGAGACGTAGTTCTCATCGTCCGGGTTCTTCACTTCAGGAGAATAATAATGGCAAGATCTATAAAAATTAACGAAAACTTTTCATTGAGCTACAATAGCCGCGAAGATCAAAGCGGTGACACTGTCGCAGACATTGATATCAGATTTGACAATCCTAAAGATGATTCTGTAATCATTAATAGATTGAATACATGGCTCAAGGCAATCGGTCGTGATGACATCGTAGTTTCACCAAAGGCAGGAAAGTAATATGGCCAAGGCATTCGATGTAAGTAAATTTAGAAAAAGCCTTACTAAGAACATTGAAGGTCTTAGTATTGGTTTCAACGATCCTACAGATTGGGTCAGCACAGGCAACTATGCCTTGAATTATCTTATCAGCGGAGACTTCCATAAGGGCGTTCCTCTGGGCAAGGTCACTGTGTTTGCAGGTGAATCTGGTGCAGGTAAGTCATATATCTGTTCCGGTAATCTAGTACGTCATGCACAAGAGCAAGGTATTTTTGTTGTGTTAGTTGACAGCGAGAATGCTCTCGACGAAGCATGGCTACATGCTCTAGGTGTAGACACTTCGGAAGAAAAACTTCTCAAGCTCAACATGGCCATGATCGACGATGTGGCCAAGACCATCAATGAATTCATGGGCGAGTATAAGGCCATGCCGGAAGAAGATCGTCCTAAGGTATTGTTTATCATTGACAGCCTAGGCATGCTGCTGACTCCAACAGATGTTAATCAATTCGAAGCAGGCGATCTAAAAGGTGACATGGGTCGTAAGCCCAAGGCATTGACAGCACTAGTTCGTAACTGTGTAAACATGTTCGGTTCAGCCAATGTTGGATTGGTAGCAACTAATCATACATACGCAAGTCAAGACATGTTTGATCCCGATGATAAAATTTCAGGCGGCCAGGGTTTTATCTATGCATCAAGTATCGTTGTTGCTATGAAGAAACTCAAGCTCAAAGAGGACGAGGATGGTAATAAGATTTCGGAAGTCAAAGGTATCCGTGCTGCCTGTAAGATCATGAAGACACGCTATGCCAAGCCTTTTGAATCAGTACAGGTCAAGATTCCATACGAAACAGGTATGAATCCTTATAGCGGTTTGGTCGATCTAGCAGAAGCAAAAAATCTTCTAAAGAAAGACGGCAATAGGTTAGCCTACGTTACCAGTGATGGCGAAATCGTAAAACTATATCGTAAAGAGTGGGAACGTAATGAAGGTGGGTGTTTAGATGTTGTCATGGTAGATTTTTCAAAAGTCGATGAAAAACCTTCAACTGAGATAACTAATACTGTTACACCAACCTTGGAGACCTCTGAATGAAAGAAGATTTAATTGCAGATCTTTGGAGTGTAGTGATTGAACACATTCCAGAAAAATATCGTAAAGATGTTGCTGCTGATTATGTAAACACACTTTTAGACCACGGCATAAAAACTTCTATACTAGAAGGATTGCAGGGAATCGATCCATACCTAGATGACGCACTCGACTATGTGATGGACGGAGACGACGCTGCCGAGGACGACGAAGATTATTACGAAGACGAGGATTGATATCCTGTGAGATGCATAATCATAAGCCAGCCTAAATCAGGAACATATCTATGTTCTAATATCCTTAAAAATCTAAATATT